CGCGAGAGCCGAGCGAATTACTTCCCGAAGCGGTTTGTTGGATAGCTTCAATAGCAAAGTTAGTATGACGACGATAAACTACTTTGAAAAAGGTAATTTGAGGATTACCGGTTAAATAAACATCCTGTGCACCATAAGCTACTAATTGAAGAAGACCACCACCCATTTACGCTATATTCTTTATACTATTAGAGGAGAAAAAAAAAAGAAACTTTATAGCAATTTCAACATATATAAATAAATATATAATATTTTAATTGGAATAAGCAAGGCCACCCATACCAGATAATATACGGAGTACATTATAATTTACGGCATAGACATGTAGATTCTTTGAAGATGCGTTATTAGAAAGGTAGGTATCAACTTGGTTAATCTCTAAATTGAGAACAGCAGTATCAATACGAGACATATTGAGAGTGCCGCTTGGTTGGTGCTCTTCCGGTTTTAGGGCAAATGAATAAACATTGATACCGGGATTAACAGGGATATTTTCGTGATGCTGATAAGGTTGTATTAAATTGAAATAAGAGCCTGGTCTTGCAGCAAAGCGATCATTGCCGTTTAATACAAGTTTGGCAGATTTTATGGGATTAGTTGAGTCAATTGCGCTGGTAGCATTATATAGTACTGCATTATCGGCAGCATAGGTATTAACCTTGGTTGAATAATTAATCCAGTTATTATTTATAACATGTTTATCGGCAGAAGTAGTAGTATGGTCAGAAGAGCATAACCAAACTAATTCTTTGCAAGGGTGATTGAAGGATAATTTCGGTTTAATGGCAGAAACAGTCGATACACTTTCAGTACCAGTGAATTGTAACTGCTCTATTAAATATTCATGGGATAATTGAGCGAATCTTCGGCGTTCGTCAGTATCTAAGAAGATGTAATCTACCCATAATGAAACAGATGAAAGGTCAGTAATTTCATCAGAAGTACCTTTGCAATTCTCTTTTGTTTCAAATAGAATGTTTATTTTAACTTCATGATATTGGAGAGCGATTAAAGGAAGGGCTAAACCTACATTGCGGCAGAACCAGAACTCTAAGGGGATATAGAGATTAGCGCCATTATTAGCATCAGTTCCTATTTTCTTAAGCATATCATTGGCGCCTACCATATTTTTATAGGCATCTTTCTTTGATACGGGAAGCGAGAGTTCATTCCACACATACATCCAGTGAGAATAATGCTTGTCTATCTTTTGACCACCGATTTCAATTTCTACATAGTTTATTAAACGAAGGCCAAAATAAGGACATACTTTTTCTCCTGAATAATAATTAACAACTGCTAAATACATACGGTGTATTAAATCTCCGTTACGAGATATTTGGCAGGTTACACGATTGCCAAAATTGGGAGTTCCGTTAAAAGTTTGTTGGATAGCTTCAATAGCAAAGTTAGTATGACGACGATAAACTACTTTGAAAAAGGTAATTTGCGGATTACCGGTTAAATAAACATCCTGTGCACCATAAGCTACTAATTGAAGAAGACCACCACCCATTTACGCTATATTCTTTATACTATTAGAGGAGAAAAAAAAAAGGAAATTATATAACACGACTCTTTAATTTTTATTATAGTAGATATCTTTATTATATTTTTAATTGGAATAAGCAAGGCCGCCCATACCAGATAATATACGAAGGACGTTGTAATTGACCGCGTATATATTTATGCCTTGATATGAAGCAGTAACAGAGGTTTTAGCAGTAACCATCAATGTTGCTGTGTCAATACGAGACATATTTAGGGTGCCGCTCGGTTGATGATCTTCGGGTTTTAGTGCAAACGAATATACATTGATAGAGTTAGATACGGGAACATTAGTGTGATGTTGGAAGGGTTGAACATAATTGAAATAATCACCTTCTCTTACAGCGAAACGATCATTCCCGTTTAATTGGAGGATTGCGTTGGTGAAAGGATTTACATTTTCTTTTGGTTTCACATCGGATATAACAAGGTAGTTAGATGTAATCTGTCCTCCCTGTATGGCATTGCCACCATCTGCGAGAGTGTATGATGTCTTTAGATCTGCAACATCCTTATTTGTGTAATCATACCATCTGGTTACATTGTTAGTTGGGGTTATTTTTGCGACCCATATGAGTTCTTTACAGGGGTGATTGAAGTTTAGCTTAATTCTGTTGGTACCGGTAACGAGAGGTTCGGTGCCAGTGAATTGTAGCTGTTCTATTAAATATTCGTGCGATAATTGAGCGAATCTTCGGCGTTCATCAGTATCTAAGAATATATAATCGGCCCATAAAGAGATATTTTTAATATCTTCAAAGTCAGTTAGTAGACCATCACCCTTGGATATGCAATTAGGCTTGGTTTCAAAATCTATTTTCACTTTGACTTCGTGATATTGAAGGGCGATTAAAGGAAGCGCAAGACCTACATTGCGGCAAAACCAGAACTCGAAGGGGATATATAGAGTTGTAGAGGGGATATTGTCATTGGCGGGGTTGCCGTTTAATATATCTTTATCAGCGCCGACCATAGTATCATATGCATAACGTTTTCCCATAGGAAGAGATAATTCATTCCAGATGTAAAGCCAGTCCGAGTAATGCTTATCTATTTGTTGGCCACCAATTTCAATAACAACGGATTTTATTAAGCGCAAACCAAGATAGTTTTGATATGTGCTGGTAGTTGCGGATTGGGCAGCTTTCTTTTTAGGAACATCAACTTGTAAATACATGCGGTTTATTAAATCACCGTTGCGCGATATTTGGCAAGTTACGGTATTTCCGTAGCCAGCATTGCCGTTAAAAGTTTGTTGGATAGCTTCAATAGCAAAGTTAGTATGACGACGATAAACTACTTTGAAAAAGGTAATTTGAGGATTACCAGTTAAATAAACATCCTGTGCACCATAAGCTACTAATTGAAGAAGACCACCACCCATTTACGCTATATTCTTTATACTATTAGAGGAGAAAAAAATATAGATTATATGACACAAAAATAATTTTTATTATATAAACCTTAATATTTATAATTCAAATATAATGATGTTTAAAGAGAAGTCATCTAAAAAAAAAATAACAACAGATACAAATGAAACTGTTACTTTGGACGCAATGCATAATAATATGATAAAGGATTTTGAGAAGAGCGATAAGGAAAAGATATACTATCTTGAAAAACTGAGATATTGTGAAGAAAATAAAGTTGAGATATTAAAAAGTATTAATAATACAGCCGATAAAGAACTTAATAGCAGGCTTTGGTTCAGTAATATAGAGTTAAATGAGCAGATAATAAATATTAAAAGTAAATTGAATGAACTCAATAATTTAGACGAAATAGAGTATTACAAAAATACGAGCGATATCCTATTTCAATATTACGATACCGTAAATAAGCAATCAGATATTAATCAGAATATAAACTTTATCAAAGAGGCGTGTAATAAACCGAAGATATATAAGAAGGAATCCAAAAAAAAGCGAAATATGAGCATTAATAATAACACAATTAATGTATTAGAGGCTCTTAATAACATAGATAATAAGAAGCTAATAACAGATAATAAAGGCGTTGATAGCGATATATGCGATAAAATGGAGGCCAATAAAACTAAGGGGGAAATTAATGACAATGATATTAATAAGATATATGACAAGAGTACCTTAGTAGATAAATATATGGCTATAATAAATAATAGATATGTCAGAACAGTTGAGGACGAAAACATAGAAATATGTAAAGTTTGCAAAAATAATATGACTTGTCTCCAACATGATGCTATAATTGTATGTAGTATTTGTGGATATCAAGAGCTTCTTTTAGTTGAGCAAAATAGACCGATATTAAAACAGAATACAAAGGATACATCGCATTTTTGTTATAAAAGGATTAATCATTTTAGGGAGTGGTGCAATCAGGTTCAAGGTAAGGAGAGTACGGATATACCCGATGAAATATTTGAAAGGATTTTGACGGAAATTAAGAAGGAGAAAATAACTGACTTGAAAAAAATAACCTACATAAAAATGAGGGATATTCTTAAAAGATTAAGAATAAACAAGTATTACGAGCATATCAATTATATTATAAATAGAATCAATGGAATACCTACACCGCAATTTAGTCCCGAATTGGAAGATAAGTTGTGTAATATGTTTAGAAGCATCCAAGCTCCTTTTTTGAAACATTGTCCGAAAGATAGAAAGAACTTTTTGTCATATAGCTATGTTCTCTATAAGTTCTTTCAGATACTCGGGCTTAACGAATACCTCAAATATTTTCCATTATTGAAAAGCAGAGAAAAACTCTACGTTCAGGATCAGATATGGAAAAAGATATGTGTTGATTTAAATTATGAAATTATACCATCGTTATAAACTGCTTACCGCAACTGCTATAAATATTTAAAAAGTTTGCATATATTCAAAGTATACAACTATGAGCCGAAGATAGTTTGGCAGACATTTCAGCGATTTAAGTGACTTCTTTAATATCTAAGCGGCTAAGCTAAGCAACCGGATTTCTATAAAAATGAAGAAATAAAAATTGAGTACATCTTTCTGATTTTTTAAAGGTTTCAAAAGTTTTTTAGAAATTACAAAATATTTTAAGAGATGTACTCAATTTTTAAAAAGAAAAAATAGAATAATAACTCTGTCAAGTATCTTATAATAATTGAGAGCAGAACGGATTAAGTAAAAAAATGATTGGGTGTTATAGTATATAGCACTATCTTTCTAATAATTATGAAATATTTGACTAGATATATTATATCATATGAGGACAGTTTTATAGTATTACAGTCTATTATGTTATCTATTATATTGTTGAGAGCTTTTGTAGAGATATTGTTTTATATTCCCTCTACATTTATTATGACTTGAATTGCAATACATGCATTTGCATAAATTAAAATAATTAGAGGGAATATATCTAGGTCTTATAATAACATATAGGCGTTTGATTTTTGTAATCCTATATTGCTCGCCGTTTGAGTTGTTATACTAAATCGATTTGATAATAGTTCTAATATGTATATTGTCAGAGCTATTAGTATCGTTAGAGTAAATAGTTTAGCAGCATTAAACTTATTGTCCTGTATTAGCAATGCTACAAAAGCTATTATTAGAGATTGAATAATTATTTTTAACATTCTGTATAATAGTATGTTGAAATCATCGTATTTTTTTATTGACATTTATTATTATCAAATATTTTATTTACAATTATGAAAATATATATAAGATTATAAATATATATTTATATTATAAGATAGAAGCAGTAGTGTAAAATGACAGCAGTAGAAAATGGTGCAATGGTATCAACAAAAGAGGTAGATTATTTGGATGAGGACAAGCCTATCCGTGGCCAAAACTTTGTACTATTGTCTTTTTTGAGCCCAGAAGATGTTATTGTTAATAAAGAAGCATACATTTTTACCAAGTTTATTGAGAAGTTTTCCGATGATATGAAGAAGCTTCTTGAAGGCATCAAGGAAAAGAATCCTGAACAAAAGGATATGATTGATACGATTGCCGATAACCACTCATATATCTTTGAGCCCAAGGAAATGAATGAACAGCTTGCGTTTTATAAATCAGTTAATAACGACGCTCTTGAAGCTGCTTATCACAAAGATAATAACTTCATTACTTCTATGCGCGGCATTAAAGTTCGTGGTACTTTTGATACTATTGAAGAGGCAAAAGTCCGTAGTGAGTTTTTGAAGAAGATAGATAACAAGTTTAATATCTATATAGCGCAAGTAGGCTGTTGGTGTCCTTGGTCCCCTAACCCAGAGTCTCTTGACAATCAAGAATATTCTGAGACTCAGCTCAACACTCTGATGAAAGAGTATAAGAAGAATATGGACAATCGTGATATTGTCTTTGAAAACAGGAAGCAAACGCTTGCTTCAAATGCTGCACCTGTTGCGCCTGTCGGCGACAATGTAGAGGCAAGCAATGAAAACGATGATGGAGATATTGTGAGATTGGATGAAGTTAAAGAGGAAATTGAAAAGACTGATGTTTGGACTGAAAGAAATGTTTAAAAATAATCTATATTATATTATTAAGAATGAAAGCAATTGCTATATTTTTACTTTTTATAGGAGCTATACTAATAGTTCAAGGCTATTATGATAAAAAACTTACTTGTGGTAAGGAAAAAATAATAGTCAAATATATACCTCGAAGTACATATGAAGAACAAATGAAACCCGAAGAAAGCCTTCAAACATTTTACAGGGGAATGTTTGAAGATATTATATTACCTTAATTATTTTTATCCTCAATATTATTAAATGGATATATTAAGAAATATTGAAAAAAAAATATTAAATATTGCCAATAATAATACTAATAGCACGAGCGAAATAAATAATTTAAAAAAAGATATTAAATTATACTTAGATATTTTTGATAAACGCGAGGAATTAAAAAGAGAGAAGAAAGGCATATATGAAGAGCTATATGATAACAAAAGGAAAGCTTATCATATAAGCTATGAAAACTATCTATCTGATAAAAAAGATTTAATGAATGACATTATAAAAGAAAAGACTAAGGGGGCAATTCGCAAATACTTAGAATGTAAATACGAAGATGAAGAGGCTGCTGTCAATATTCCCGCTATTTACACATACGAAAATATAAGACTACCAAATAATCGTGAAGATTTTGATATGCCATTGGCTCCACCAGCACTGCATGTGCAAACAGCGCAACCCTCTGTTCCTATAAATAACAAAATAGACAATATAATACCTGTCAAGCCTGATAAGCCTAATAAGCCTAATAAGCCTGATAAGCCCATGAAAAAAGTTGTAGCAAAATCAAATGAAAAAGAATGTCCTGATGGTAAGGAGATAAATCCAGTAACAAAAAGATGCGTTAATGTATGTAAGGATGGGCAAATAAGAAACCCTAAAACAGGGAAATGCGTAGCTTCTGCAAAAAAGACTAAGGTTGAACCTAAGAAGGAACCCACAGAAGCTAAAGAGAAGGAATGTCCGGAAGGTAAAGAAATAAACCCTATAACAAAGAGATGTGTCAATGTGTGTAAAGAGGGACAAGTAAGAAATCCAGAGACAGGGAAATGCGTCGGTGCTAAGAAGAAATAATATATAATGCATCGCCCCATCCCTTTTCTGTCATTATTGTGATAACTCTTGTAAAATTATAGCATCTCAGAAAATCATCTATCTCTTTTATACTCGGACAATTTTTATACAATTCTATTTCGTGTATTTTTATATATATGGCTTTTGCATATTTCAAATAATTTGTAGCGCCCCGTAATGCAATTAGCTCGGCTCCTTGAATAGCTATATTCAAAAAGTTATATTCGTCAGACCTAATACCTTTAATAGTAAGAAGGGTATCTATGGTTATACTTTTGGATTTTATACTATTAGCATATGATATATCAGGATAAACTTCGACATGCCTTTTCATATCTAAAATACTTGATGAAGCTGTATCATTCGCCTTGTACAATATAACCTCAACATCATCTTTATCAGTTATTATATAGTTATGGACGGCTATATTATTATTCTTAGCAACTGCTACCATATCATCATTTCCCTCTATCCATATTATATCATCCTTCGCGAAGCCCATTGTTATATATATAGGCAATTCTTCGCATTTATGAGCACCTATATGAATGCATTTGTTTATTTTTATATTATTAGTATTCAATAATTCTAATAAATAGCTCGGATTTAACAACATTATAATATACAAAATATAAAATTATTGCGTAATTATATTCAATATCTAAATATAATATAATATTAGGTTATTAAACTTAGTATAAATGAGTACTAATAATGAACATAATGATATAAATGATCCCGTGGTACAAGATGTTTTAAATGAATTCAGAGATGAATTATTAATATCTAAAAATAATAAAGATATGGGCTTAAATACGCCACCTCTTATAATACAAGATATGTCGGGTGGCAATCAATCCAATCCATCGTATCCTCCACAGCATCAGCAGCATCAACAGCATCAACAGCCTCCTTATCCCCAACATCCCCAACATCCGCCTCATTATCCTCCTAACCTACCTCCTTATTCGCAACATTCACAACCTCCTTATCCTCCGCATTCTCAACAACAGACTCCTTATTCGCCATATGCTCAAATGAATAAAAATGATTATATGCTCTATATTGATATTGAGTTGATTAAGAAGAATCTCATAATAGTTATTATAGTTTTTCTGATATATTTTAGCGGAATAATTAATAACATTTATGATAGGATACCTGAATATTTGCAAGAAAATATATTACCCCTCGATGTCTATATCAAAACCGTATTGCTATTTATTATATTATATATAATATCATATGCCGGATATGTATGATATGTATGTATCATGGCCCTGGATATTTTTTAATATTTATATGAATAATTTACATCTTGTGCTACTGCTGTTGCGGCTGTTGCAGCTGAACCAACCGCCTTTGTAGGAAGCATAAAATATTTATATAAGAAAAATGCACCTATGAAGAAAGTTAAAAATATAGAGAATATGGTAGTTCCAAATATTATAGTATAGCTTGATGAATCATAAATATTTTTATTCATTACAACGATAGATATTATCATAACATTATATAAAACTATTATTAGTGAATAAACTACTATGAATAGATTCAAATTATTATAATATCCCCAAGCTAATGATATAACAATAATTATACTTGTTATAGAATAGCCGAATATTATAAATACTTCCTTTACAATATCATCATTTTCCGCTTGTGAAACAAAAGCCTCTTTCATTTTTATATATCTAATAATTATTAAGATTATTATTACAATTATTAAGAGTTATTAAGCCTTATAAAAGTTTTTAACATCTATATTAGTTCTAAAAGAGTTCTTATCAACATCTATGATTTTTATACAGCTCAGTTTTTTTGCACGAGATAATGCAGTATATGATTGACCGCAAGTAAATATATTTGGTCCCAAATCTAATTCGAGGGCGTCTATTGTCATACCCTGAGATTTATGAATAGAAAGAGCATAGCATATTCTAACAGGCATATGTATTATATAAGAGCTTTTTGCAGAAACCTTGTTATTAAATGTATCGGTGAAATATTTAATAGTATGAATATTGCCATTGATATCGTTAATAATTACATAATCTGCTCCAAGATGTTTAATAACTCCCCTCGTTCCATTTACAAGAGATTCCTCGACACTTATATTTCGAATAATAATAACCTGAGCATTTAATGTAAGTTCAATAGAGAACTTTTCGCCCTCTTTTTCCTTGTCACAACTCGTAATTGCCGGATATATCTTAGATGTGTTTCCAAGTGCTTTTAGTTTCTCTATCTCAATATTATTGATTTTATCTACATTAACATTTATAGGATACAATTTTGTAGGAATAATACCATTCTCAAATACTGTATCTCGCAACCTATCTAAAACCTTAATGATATTATCAGTACATTTGCCTTTTCTGACAATTTTTAAAATCTTTTGAAATAGTTGGTCTTCGTCCTGTCTTATTAACTTTTCAAGCAATATAATCTTTATATTTATTTTATTCCATATATCAGATAAGAAACAATATTTTCCTTTAACGGGTGCCAATTGACAAAAGTCGCCTACTAAAATTAACTGAATATTACCAAAACACACTTCGTTGGACTTTATAATACAAAGGACTTCCGATATTTTTTCAAATAATTCCTTATCAATCATAGATATCTCATCAATAATCAGCACATCAAGCTTCAATATATTCTCATACTTTTTCTTGTTTTTAATAATATTACCAAGAATATCCTTGATACTTCCAGTTCCTAATCCGAGTCCTAAAAAAGAGTGTAATGTCTGTCCACCTATCATAACAGCAGCAGTCCCAGTAGATGCAGTAATAGCAAAGTTCTTATTGGCATTATTCAAATACTCTATGATATATTTAATAGTATAGGATTTCCCTGTTCCCGCCGAACCCGTTAATAAAATATTGTTCCCTTCCATAACACTACTTACGGCATATCGTTGTTCTTCGTTTAAAAGATTCATTATAAAAATAAGATAATATATATCTATATCATTTTTTATTATATATCCTTAATCAAATTAAATGTCCCAATAAAAAGATTTAATTATGGCTTTCACAAGGAATCTAATATTTTTTTAATCCCCTTATTCTTCTTATTATAATTTGATATGAATATATTATTCTTATTTTGTAATCTTTTAATAATATCATTGTGATATCGCTCATCAATTGTCGGCGAAAAGTTATAATACCACTTCTTTAATATCTCAATGTCTATTATTTTATTCGGATTACAATTGTATTCTTTGTACATATATAGAACGGCTCTTGATATAAAACCCCGCGAATCATTATTTGGCACGAATATCTTTTCCTTGTGATTTACATAATTATTACATTCTAATTCAACCCAATGTTTGCTCTTTGTATCATAATCTTCATGAAACTTATAATTGGATCTATTTGCATTTAATGTATTTAGCGTCTTTATGATATTATGCATATCATTTGATTGCTTGACATTCAATAAACATTGCGGATATATGTGCTCAGCCGATAAAAACTGTCTATTATAATTGCTTTTTGCCACTCCACGTGCAATATTTTTAGATATTTTAGAAGAAGTTAATACATTGTCTGCATTATCGGCGATTCCGTTAATAATACACTTTTTAAGGTATTTATTAGTATATATCATAGGCATTTTAGGGTCGTTTAATATTGTATCTTTGATTATATTTGAATACTGCATTTTATGCTGTATTTTATGCTGTATTTTTGTAAAAGTACGCACATAACTCATTTGAAACAATAATAACAAGATTATTAATAGCATATGTAACCTTAATATTAAGAGAGATATTATCAATTTTTTTCTGCATTCGGGTATAATATTTTAAAAAATATATACATATTTTCGTGGATACTATATGTGCTATCTGGCCTGAACATTTTAAGAAGCTTTTTAGATTCAAAATCCCCGTGTATCCAATAATGGACCATGATGGGTTTTGAAGGATATTTGCCGCTTTTGACAGCCACCCAATCATTTGCTGCTGAGGGAATACCATCGAGCTTCAAATCATTAATAGGATATATTAGTTCCCTATCCTCTATTATAAAAACATCTAATTCTTTCTTTTCCTTATCATAATTAATTATGTTAGTTAAAATGTAATATCCACCAAATATATCAAACTTATTAAATATATCTTCGCCATGTCTATTTATATATTCAGGAATATTGCGCAAAAGTTTATGTAAGAAAGCATTGTTTTTGTTTGCAGCAAAGAATGCGTTACATATATATCTATCACTATTATATATCAATTTAGTTTGTTCAGCAGGCTCATAGCTTACATAAAAGGTATCTCTTGTCATATCAATAAGCTCTGTAAAATCTCGCAATACTAATATATCCAAATCAATATATATACCACCGTAATGATATACTAATATTATTCTCGCAATATCCCCGCGCTGTACACCAGTTCGTGCCGAATTATATATTTTATAAAAATCAGGATAGTGCTCATTTATCAATTTTAATATCATATTGTCCGTCCATAAGATTATTTCATATCCAAGCGATTTCAATAATTTTGCGTTCTCCTCTCGTATATAATTAATTATTGGAGGCACCGGATCATCGCTCCAAGTTTGATGTATCGTTTTAGGTATCATTATATATTATATTATAATTAATAGCTTTATATCTCCTATAAAGATATATTCATAATCGCATTATCTAAGATATAATCCCATAAGATTATGAAATTTACCAGTTTAATATTTGAGAAATCAAATGATGGTATATAAATAGACATAAAATTGAAGTTGCCAAAAATATTAAGCGACCACATAAACTTAAATATAATAGTATATAAATACATATTTTTAGTATCATCGCATGATTTATAATACATTAAAGTATCTTTATAAAAATACACAGGCAATACATGAAATACTATATTACATATAATATATTCTGTATGTAATAGACGCTTTTCAGAAATGCCCCTAACAAGTTTATTAAGAATGAAAGGAGAATTATCTATTGTATGAAATAATATCCTACTATCGTATATTATAAATGTGTGAAATAATATAAATATATTTAAAGAATTGTTTGCTATAAACTTGGATATCAACAGATTATTAATATTAAAATAATTAATCAATATATGATTCAAAAATATTAAATATATGTTCCAATTAGTATATTGATTTATTTTTCTCCGCAATACTTCAATAGTAATACTTTCCGTATATTTTTTGCTTATCATCATACATATAACTGTTGTATATAAGAACAACTCAAATTGATTACTATTCTTATTATATACCACCAAATTATTCATCATTATAATATAGATATTATATAATTATCTTATATAATATTTACAGCTCACGCGGGCTATATAATAATTTTATATATTTATATTATTTATATTTATATACATGAATTTTATTTCTATTGGTGGTTGGTGTGGAACAAAAATTGCTCTTACAGATTTAGGTTTATTTAATGAACCATCATTACCATTTGATAGTGTAAGAACTTCTATTGAAGGAATTATAGATTGTATTGAAAATAATTTTACTAATTATTTTCCAAAAGAAATAAAGAAAGATAATAGATTTCCAAATTGGGCTGGTTTTGTCGGCGAGTATGTAGGATTTTATCATTATAATCATAATTTATTAGATAATAATGTTATTGAAAGTTTTGAAAGAAAAATTATTCGGTTTGATGAAAAAATAAAAAAAAATAATTGTGTATTTTTGCGAACAATAGTGAGAGAAAAATACGAGGATGAAATAAAATATTATAAAAAATTACAAGATGTAATTGATAAAAAATATCCCGGAATTTCTTATATTATTTGTTTTATCATACCTAATCAACCAAATACAGAATATTATAAACACTTAGATAACCGAACATTTTTATTTACACTAAATGATAAATCAAATGAAAACGACAATTTAAAAAAAGAATGCAAGCCTATTTTTGATTTTATTATAAATGAAAACTTATTTATTACTATACCAAAATCAAATGATATTAAAATAGATGAGAGTCTATCAACGAGATTATGGTTAGTAGATGGTTATCCGATGGTTAATTTTATTGAAAAATAATCTGTATTTTTACACCCTTGAAGATTTAAAATTTTCTATTTTTAGAAAAACCTGGTTTCTTTTTAAGACATCATAATGGTATCACAAATAGCTCAATAGCCTCTCAATAACCTATCGGTTGCCTCTCAATAGCCTCTCAATAGCCTCTCAATAGCCTCTCAATAGCCTCTCAATAGCCTCTCGGTAGCCTCTCGGTAGCCTCTCAATAGCCTCTCAATAACCTCTCAATAGCCTCTCAATAACCTCTCAATAGCCTCTCGGTAGCCTCTCAATAGCCTCTCAATAGCCTCTCAATAACCTCTCAATAGCCTCTCAATAGCCTCTCAATAACCTCTCAATAGCCTCTCAATAGCCTCTCAATAGCCTCTCGGTAGCCTCTCAATAGCCTCTCGGTAGCCTCTCGGTAGCCTCTCGGTAGCCTCTCGGTAGCCTCTCAATAGCCTCTCGGTAGCCTCTCGGTAGCCTCTCGGTAGCCTCTCGGTAGCCTCTCGGTAGCCTCTCGGTAGCCTCTCAATAATTATTATAAAACTACTTAGATTATCATAGCAGTTATAAAGACACTAGAATATTATTATTTTTCATTTTTAATTTTGAGTACATCTTTCTGTTTTTTCAAAAATTTCAAAAGTTTTTTGGAAATTACAAAATAAATCAAGAGATGTACTCAAATTAAAAATATTGATATTCCAGTGTCAATAACTGCTAAGAATCTTTTAAGTATATTTATAATGGGCATGGGCTATTAATGGGCTTGTAAGCTATTCTCATTATCACTATGATGTCTTAAAAAGACGCTAGATTTTTATAAAAATTGAAAATTAAAATTTGAGTACATCTTTCTGTTTTTTCAAAATTTTCAAAAGTTTTTTAGAAATTACAAAATAAATCAAGAGATGTACTCAATTTTTAAAATCAAAAAATATTGATATTCCAGTGTCTCAATAACTGCTAAGAATCTTCTAAGTATATTTATAATAATTATTGAGAGGCTATTGAGGAGCTATTACAATGTCCTGTATAATCTCTGTATTCCCTCGCGACAGCCTTTTCTATCACCTTCAATAAACCGCGTTGGGGACGGGTTTCCCGGCGGTTTCCCCCAAGCCTTTTCTATCCTTCAATAAACCGCGTTGGGGACGGGTTTCCCGGCGGTTTCCCCATAGGATTATTCTAATGGCGAAGATGTTATTGTCATGCCGCAATATTCCACATTTTTTACTTTAAACTCTTGTTTAGTATATATGCCTATATTTATTGACTCTTCTAATATCCATTTGAAATTATCCCAAAACTCCTCGGTATGCCCTATGCTTTCTGTGGATAAATGTGCGAACTCGTGTAATACGACGAAAAGCATTGTATTTAAATCAACCAATTTATCATTACTTCTAAGACATAGAACAATCTGCTCGCCTTTGTTTATAGAATAGCTCGTATATCCGGGAGTATCAACGCCCTCTTTTAATCGGTCGGGCCTAAAGTTCTTCTTTAATAATCTAACACGCTCATCATTTAGAGAAAATGATTTTTCTAAGTGTTCCATTAATACTACTAACTTTTCTCGTATCTTTGCGATTAAATTGGCAGCTTCGAGGGAATCGTCTTTAATCTGCACGGTGTATTCCTTATCATCTATTTTGCTCTTAACTTTCATTAATCCTATATTAGCATAATAATTGTAAATATAATATATTCCTATTATTGTCACAATTATTATAATTAATCCCTCAGTGTTTATTTCCATACTTCTATTACTTATAATAAATTAAAAATTGATTTCTATTATTTATATTTAAATAATTGTCATTATCTATTTAATATGGATAAACCAAGAAAAGATTACGAACCTCTTAATAAAAGTCCAGTAGAGTTTCAAATAACCGATATATATGTCCCTGAAAATGATAGAAATAAAGAGAAGGATTTTGATGAAACATATTCTATGATTTTGTATGGCGTATGTGATAACGGTGCTACTATCTCAACCGTAGTGAATTGTTTCAAGCCCTTCTTTTATATTAAACCGCCTGAATCATGGGAAACCCTTAGCGACAAGGTGTTTGAGGCTAAGGTATCGACATTCAAAAATACACTATTGAATGATAAATATACTGCACAATTCAAATGTAATAAATACGAAAAAAAAATTATCCCACATAATATGTTATCACATTTCTCAAACATATCCATAGTAGAAAAGAAGGATTTCTGGGGATTCACTAATAACAAGCTATTTCGCTTCATTAAAATCTCCGTTAAATCCTTGAAACTATATAACAATCTCAAGTATTATTTTAAAACCATTGAAAAGCAGGGATTCAAGGCTTACGAGAGCAATATTGACCCTTTCCTTAAATATATTCATATTCAAAATATCAAACCTTGTGGATGGGTAAGAATTGAAAAATACGAAGATGGCGATGATTCGTGCAGATGTAATTATAATATTAGCATAAATAGTAAGGATATTATTCCGCTTGATATCAATAAAATTGCACCTATTCTCATAACATCTTTTGATATTGAATGTTCCAGTAGCCACGGAGATTTTCCTGTTGCCATAAAGAATTATAGTAAAGTAGCACAGGATTTGGCATTGGTCGCAAAAGCTGGATACGAATACACAAGTGATTTTATAATTAGCTGGCTAAAAAACATCTATAAAAAGGATATTATAATTGATGAGGCTATTGACCTAAAAATCAATCGGGTATATGCTAAGAAGAAGCTACATCCTAATTATATTGATAGTATTCCTGGGCTTCTTGCGGATAAAATGGATGATATTATATCAATTCTAGACAAAATATCAGCGTCTGTTGTTAAATCGGTAGACGACGATGATGACGGAGACGCAGAAGAAGATAATGATGTAAATATGACTATTGCTCAATTGAATGAAGAAGAGATGAAGTTGGCAAAAATATTAGATACACTATTAGTTCCTCTTGAAGGAGACAAAATTATTCAAATAGGAACAACGACGCATATATACGGTTCTGATAAGATTGTATATAAAAATATAATTACATTAGATACTTGCGATTTAATTGACGATTGTGATGTTGTCGCATGTAATACAGAAAAAGAATTGCTGATAAAATGGAAAGAACTGATGAATGAATTGAACTCGGATATTGTTACAGGCTATAATATATTCGGTTTTGATATGCCCTATATATGGGATAGAGCAAAAGAATTAGGGATATTGGAAGAATATAGTATAGGCTGGGGGAGATTGATAACCCGTAAAACATCGCTTGTTGAACAAAAATTATCTTCTTCGGCGATGGGAGATAATATCCTAAGATACATTGATATGGATGGTGTAGTATTAATTGATTTGCTCAAAGTGATGCAGAGAGAACAGAAATTGGATAGTTATAAATTGGACAATGTAGCCTCGATATTTCTTGGAGATAATAAGAATGATTTGAAGCCGCAAGAAATATTTGCCAAGTTTAAGGGAGATTCGAAGGACAGATGCGAGATAGCAAGATATTGTATTCAAGATTGCTGTCTCGTAAATCGACTTATTCATAAATTAAAAATTATGGAGAATAATATTGGGATGGGAAATGTATGTCTTGTTCCTCTCAATTTCCTATTCCGTAGAGGACAGGGCATCAAGATTTTCTCTCTAATTGCCAAGCAATGTATGGAAAAAAACTCTCTAATTCCTACAATTAAATCGTATGATAATGATGTTATAGATATGGAAGACGGCTATGAAGGTGCTGTCGTCTTGGACCCGAAAGAAGCAATATATTTAAATGACCCGATTGTGGTATTTGATTACGGCTCTCTATATCCTTCATCTATGATTTCAAATAATCTTTCTCACGATTGCTATTTGATGGACGAAAAATATAGGGTTTCCGACCCAAACATAGAATATAAGAATATATATTATGATATCTACGAAGGCAAAGGAGATAAGAAGAAAAAAGTAGGTGAGAAAGAATGTACCTTCGTACAATACAAGGACGGGCGAAAGGGAATCATAGCAGATATCTTGGATATGCTTTTGATTGAGCGCAAAAATACAAGAAAAAAAATAGAATACAAGACAATCAAAGATGGCAAAAATACATATACGGGATTTTGTACGGACAAAGGCGATGTGTATAATATACTGAATATTGATACAGGGGGAAATTACAATATTCAAAAGGATACTGTCTTATCCATCGAAGATACCTATAATAGTTTTGAGCAGGATGTATTAGATTCGCGACAGATTGCCTACAAAATTACAGCAAACTCGTTGTATGGCCAAATTGGTGCAAGGACATCGTCTATATATTTGAAAGAAATTGCGGCCTGTACTACGGCTACCGGTAGAGAAATGATTATGTTGGCGAAGAAGTTTGTTGAAGATAATTACGGAGCCGATGTTATTTATGGAGATACAGATTCAATTTTCTGCAAGTTTCCTTTGAAGGACGAGGAAGGCAATATAGTATTGGGGAAGGACGCATTGCCCTATGCAATTAAGATGGGAAAAATAGTAGAAAAAGAGATAGCCAAAATAATGCCTAAGCCGCAGAAATTGAATTATGAAAAATCGTTGTATCCCTTTATATTGTTAAGTAAAAAGCGATATGTTGGAAATCTGTATGAAACAGATGTTAATAGCTATAAACAGAAGTCCATGGGTATTGTGTTGAAAAGACGAGATAATGCCCATATTGTGAAGAAAGTATATGGAGGCGTCATTGATATCATTTTGCAAAAACAGGATTTGGCAGCTTCTATTGAGTTTCTCAATGAAGAATTGAAAGACCTCGTGGAAGGCAAAACATCAATTCAGGAACTCGTTATTACTAAGAGCATAAAAGCATCTTACAAAGACCCTTCAAAAATTGCTCACAAGGTTTTGGCGGATAGAATAGGTGCGAGAGACCCAGGAAATCGTCCGTGTGTCAATGAACGCATCCCATTTGTATATATAAAAACAAATAACCCTAATTCTCTTCAAGGAGATAGGATAGAAAACCCAGAATATATAGTGGAGAATAATTTGACACCAGACTATCTCCATTATATTACAAATCAAATTATGAAACCCATTCTGCAATTATATGCACTATGTATTGAACAGTTGCCCGGATATGAGAAGGATGAAGAGTATTGGCAAAAAGTCGATAATGATTTACAAAATAAACCGATGTATCAGGATATGATGCGTCGAAAAAACAGATTAGATAATCTAAAATTATTAGCAGTAAAAGAGCTATTGTTTGACAAATATATCAACATATTGACCGAACCAAAAGAACCTAAAATTAGAAAAGCGACAAAATCTGCAAAGTCTGCAAAGTCTCGCGCAACAAAAGCAGAATCAGGCGAACCTGAAAGCGATAGTGTCGGTAGCAACGGGAACGAGATTATTAAGACAGAGAAGGAGAAAATGAAAAAGACTGATAAAAATATTGAAACAGGGACATTGAAGGTAGATATTAAAATTACTAAAAATATCAAGACAGGCCTTATTGTGTCGTCAGCTTATATTAGTGATGGGACGAGCAAAATATGGCAATACAATAAAGATAACTGTAAGGATAAGAATAGGGAAGCAATTTATATTATAAATAAGGTAATTAATTATGATAAAAATTATAAATATATTATTTCATTGAATAATAACAAGTTTATTATAGAATATAATACAGCTCTCGTGTATTATAAGGAAAAGGAAGCATCTATGGAAACTAATATATTGAGTGATATATTCAATAGCCAAAACATTGGAGAGCTGAAAATTATTAATAATATCAGGATATTTCGCGATATTATTGCCGATTATAAGCTATTCTCGTTTGTCTCCAAATAAATACTTAACAATTGTAGCAGCTTTCTCCTTGCCTATGCCATCTATCTTACACAGCTCCTTAATTTTATTGTCATTGTCAATTAAACTCGTAATTAAATTGGGCATAGTGGGATATATCTTGGCAATATTCTTAGCAATTATATTTGATATATGAGGAATCTGTGATAACTGCATAATGTAGCAGGTATCCTCGTCTATATTATCTATTTTCTTTTTTTTAAGCTTAATATAATCAGTATAACAAGTCTCTCCTGACCCATTTTCTGACCTAGCAGTTACCGAAATAAACTTTTTAGGGTTCTCTATTATTTTTACAGCGATTGACAAGAGAAGTGTTGCAGTTTCACTAATCTTTTTGGTAAATAATACCCTTATATTATCGCGAAACATAGTGTTAATATATGCCCCTTGAATCGCTGATTTATTTGAATATATTTTAGATGATATTACATCATCCTCTTCTATAATATATGATAATTGAATAGTATTATATATAGATAACATACGAGCCTTCTGTTCTCTATATCTTCCGTCATGTATAGAAGAAATCAAATCCTTTACTGTTTTCCTTTCAAATATGTATAGAATATCATTGTATTTAATATGAACGTCCCCTATATCTAAGGGTGCCTTTGTTATATCTATTTTATCCTTGTAAATATCTAAATCTCTGTCAAATATATCATTATACAAGGAGTCCTCGCGAATATCAATAATAATTGTTAGTTTATTATCCATATATGATAATATATAAATATATTTATATATTATAGATGTTTGCCGATGAATAATTCATTAGATAAGCTAATAGGGAATGATGAATTACTAACATACATATGTTTAATACTAGCTATCCTTAATACATTATTAATGTCTATGGTTATTAACGATACCAAAGGCAACTTTAATATCTATATTTTTCTATTATTCGAAGCTCTTTTCTTAATATTTATAGTATATTTTATATTGAAAAAGAAAGATGTATATAGCAAAGATGATGACATAAAATATGACTGGTATTTTTATTTACGCATCAGCATAATAACCCTCGTATTTTTCAATTTTGCCCTATACATATACAACATATCAAACGACTCCTCCACAAACCCCCGAAAAAATGGCGGCGGACCAGTTTTTTCATCACGTAATAGGGTAGCGCCGACAGATATTGCTTTTGAAATAGCGCTGTTGCAAAAAGAATTAAAGCCTCTTGTTAGTCAATTAAATATAGATATTAATAAGTTAAAAAAAGGTGTAATAGATGAAGGTAGTACTGACACACTTAGAAAAAAAATTGATAACATAAATGCCAAAATTAGCAATTTACGAGGAGAAAACACTACAACATCAAGAACAACATCAAGAGCATCAAGAACAACATCAAGAGCATCAAGAGAAGCATCAAGAGCATCAATAGCAGCAGCAAGAGCAACATCAAAAGATACGAATAGAGTGGTTCCGTTTCCTTATCATCCCCTCGATTTAACAACTACTGTTCCAAAAACTAATCTAGAAATTGCTAAAATATTTAGGTCAGAATTAAGCGCAGCAGAGAAAATTGTTAAATGGAAAGAATTAAATCAAAACCAATAAAAAAATAAAAAGTGATAGCATTTATACTATTATATGCAAATTATAATATGGATGCTACGGGAGCCGCGAGAATCTCTTTGAGTAATGAAGAAATTATTATTCTGACAGAGGATTTTGCGAAGGATTATATGAAAAATTATGATGATTCGCATAGTTTTGAGCACGCAATGCGAGTTAAAAATATGGCTACGACTCTTGCAATATCAGAGAATCTAAATGAAGAACAAATATTTATAATTCAATTGGCCGCGCTGACGCACGATATAAATGATAGCAAATATAGCAATAATAATGAGGACACGCAAGAAAATGTATTAAGGGGCTTCTTTAATAATTTAATAGATGACAAAAGTATGTTAGAAAATATTATAGAGGTTGCTTGTAATGTAAGCTTATCTCTTGAATTGGCAAAGCCTTCTTCATATAAATCTATTGAATTGGATTGCGTCAGAGATGCAGATCGCATAGATTCTCTGGGAGCAATAGGAATATCAAGATATTTCACATATGGGATTGTAAATAAACAGAGTAATATAAGCAGTATCATTGATAACATAGAAAATCGCACAAATATCTTGATGAATAACATAAATACTGATATGGGTAAAAAAATAAGCATAGATAAATATAGAATTATTAGAATGTTTATAGAAGATTATCGCAATACTATGCTTTATCAAGAGCTTTCATAGTTCTGTGGACAAACTTATTAATTATTGTGTTCAATATTAGCTTCGCATCATCGCATTTAATCTCATTATTAACTTTGTCAATCAGGTAATCACTCTCGCGCTTTATATTGACCTTTTTGATATATTTCTTTCTATTTTTTTCGGCAACAAGATAGCTCTGAATCTTCCGAACAGCGTCCTTCTTTTCCGTATCAACTGTCAGAATATAACTATTGCAGATAATATTATATATTAGCATTTTCACGGTGATATTATCCAATATCCTATAATTTTTTTTATAACAATAGACGGCATTATCAAATCCGTAATCACCAATTATATCATTAATATCGCGCGCATGCATCGTTTTAATCTCTTCATTTACATAAATTGCAACGATATTCTTCAATTTAAAATAGTCTTCGTGCGATGATTCGTCATTCAGCTTCATTTTTGTAATAATAACCTTAGTAATGTTATTGAGCTTTTTGTGATTTGCAATATTAAGCTTGAGAATGTTTTCGGGATTGACATCAGCATAAAACATAGCGTCTTATAATAATATCAAAGTATTATTATCCAATCAATTTTTATATTCGTATGCGATTAGCCGCGATTAGCCGCGATTAGCCGCGTTCTAGACGCAGTTGTCGTGGTCGCTTGTAAAGGTATTGACATAGATTGAGAAGGGACCTTTATCACATTCTCCGAGGGATTTAAAATTAATATCAGCAGGACAATCTTTTTTGAAGTTTTTGGCAGTTTTTGCCTTGGATTGATAATCAAACAGTTCAAAAGAGTTCAATTGGTTTTTAAAAGTATCACTTATACCATATTGAAAAGTCCAATCGCCCTCGTTGTAAAAGGGCTTCTTATAAATGCAGCTCTTTTTACCAACAGACATTCCAGATAAAAGCCCGTTCTCCCTACCTTTTATATCGTCCAAATTATCAAAATAATATTGATGGCTATTGCACAACTCCATATTAATATTCGCATCAAATAGTAATCTTTGGTTATCAGTATATTTTTTTGATAATAATGACATATTCTCGCAGGATATTTTTGAACTCAATTCTTTCATATTATATTCCTTCGGTGCCTCTTGGACTCCGTCCTTTATAACTTCATAATAATTATTCATAATTCTATTTATATTAAGATAGATAAAATAATAATGCATATAAATAGAAGATTTAATTTTTGATGTTATATTATTTGAATCTTCATAATAAAAAAGAAGTTAATGATAGTATACTTGCAAGAGATAATTTTGTTATATTATATTACTCTGATATGTGCGGTCATTGTAATCAATTAAAACCTACTTGGAATAAACTGTGCAATAGCATAAAAGATAAAAAAGATATAACAGTCGTAAATGTAGAGGCGAATAACTTCGAGCATCTTCCTGAAAAATACAAGAAGAATATTGAAGGATATCCTACGATAATTAAGTATTCGTGTGGCAAAAAAATCGAGTACAATGGAAACAGAGAATTGGCCGATATAAAAAAGTTCATTGTGCCTATCGCCAAGCCTATCGCTAAGCCTATCGCTAAGCCTATCGCTAAGCCTGTCGCTAAGCCTATCGCTAAGCCTATCGCGAGACCCAAAGCAAGGCCTGTAAAAGGCACCAAAAAATAATTTAAGGATAATAGGCAATTATAATATATAATGGATAATTTGAATATTGTAGATGATATTATTAACAATAATAACAACGAACCTACGCCGGAAGAATTGGAAACTTTTAAAAATCTCGTGAATGACTGGTTTAAATATGATGACCAGATTAGAAAACTAAGTATTGCTATGAAAGAGCGCAAGAATTACCAGAGAGTTTTAAATAATAAAATAGAGGAGTTTATGTTTAATTATAAATATAATGACCTTAATACGCAGCACGGGAGGATTAAAACGAATGTTAAAGAATGCAAGGTTCCTATCAAAATGAATGATATTAAAACAAAAATAATTAAATATAATGAGCTTTCTGGCGAGGAATTGCTAAAAAAAATATTTGAAGATGAGCGCGAAACAGTTGTAAAAAAGAATATTAAGAGAATTATCCCCAAAGTATCTCTTACTCTATAATACTTCGTCTTCGTAACTCAAATTATAAGAAGCATTTGCATTTATTTTTATTATGAATAGCACCATCTACTATATCATATTCGCATGATGTTGAATAATATACATTTTTAATATTGTATTTAATAATAGTGCTCTCACAATCCAAGCAAGGTCGTGAATATTTCAAGGGATTATCTAAGCTATTGGGTCCTATTCTTACAACATAGATATCGCATTCATTAAGAATCCCCTTGTACTTTTTGTTAATTTTTGATATTGCAGATATTTCGGCATGCATACTATTTCCCTTTATATAAAAATTGTATCCTGATGAAATTATTATATCTTTATATACTATTATAGCACCGTGTTTGTGTGTATAAACAGGTGATTTTGTAGCAATTTTTGCTGCAATATTCAAATAATATTTTTGTTTATCATTAGATATCTTAATTATATTATCATCTCCCATCTTATACCTAGGTATTCTCTTAAGATGGTTTGCTTGATTCGCTCCACATGTATTCCCTCCTGTTATATTAGAGCCGTTCAGTGCATTTCTATCATCTGGCATTTTTTTACAAATTGATATTGTTAATAATATATTATATTATGATATCTGTTATATCTATTATCAATATCATTTTTTATTATAATTGTTATACCTTTTAGTCTAATTGTTAATAACAAGATTTTCATTATGGTTTAGTTCGTGTTCATAACATAGATTATGTACTTTGAGGGGAGCTATTCTTCCGACACGCTGTGCTCGCCCAATTGCTTGTTGTTTATCTGCGTCCATAGAGTGTAATATTATGACATCAGTCGCGACGCTAATATCAATTCCCGAGCCAGCATATTGTGTAGTTAGCAAAATTACATTAGTATTTCCGTATTTAAAGTTGTTAAGGATATTCATCATCTGATTGGTATTCCCTTTGAGGCATGCATGGGTTATATTGTTAGTCGTAAGTATTTCAGTAATTTTAGAGAATGCAGCATCTACGCGACTGAATACAATGAATTTGCCTGTTATGTTATTCAATATCAATTCAATCAAGGTATCCTCTTTGCTCAATATGCCTTTACCAACAGAATCTTTGTTAGATAATTTTACAACCTCCTCTTTTCTCTCCGGAATAATTGCTGTCAAATTGTCAGTACTAGTTATTTCTTTGCGACAATTAGGACACCTCTTGATATTATCTCCGGTCATTCCGCGGCTATTTAATAAATTAATGATACAACTGCCGCAAAATATATGAGTACAATCCAAAATTATAGGATGTGTTATATTATCCAAACAAATTGCACAAGTTTTACTTTCAATCTCCGATATTCTCTCTGTCAAATCCTTCAGTTTTTCATTCAAATTAATAAGCTCTTGTTCTATCATCTTCAATTTATTGGCCTTTATATCATCGGCTATATCTAGTAGTGTAATGTAATCTTTTTCTTTATATTTGTTCTGAATAGCCTTATTCATGTCCGCACATATTAAATTGGCTATTCCTGTCTCGGTTTCATTCTTACCCCCCAATTCTTTGATAGCCCCTGAAATATCATTTGCATTAATTTTTTCAAGAACATTCTGACTTATGTAATTTTTAATTACCTTCAAATATTTTGACATCTTACATAAATAAAATGTTTCTACAATCGGTGGGATTTTAAAACTCTCTTTTACAAACTCCTTATTGCACTTTACTAGCATAAAGTTCAAATAATCCTCCTTAATAAACTCTTTCATATTATGATGTAATGATATGGATGATGAATAAATGCGGTCGCATATATTTAAATAGGTTCCGCTAATTAACCAAATATATAAATATGACAGTCCCTCAATTTTATTAATAATATCATGACATTCGTCAACTATGACACGCTTCCATTTATAGATATATGAAGAGTGTTTTTGGTCTTTGTATAATGATAAATAATGAGGGTCGTAATATTTGAATAATATAGATAGTGTGGTATTTTTAATAAGAACAACATCATATTGATTGAAATAGTTGATAATTTCATCGCGGTCTCCGTCATATTTTGGCATATGTTTATTTATAAAGTTTAGATTTTCAACAGCAAGATATTTCAAATTGGTATTATCCCGCAATGTTCTTTCCCATTGAACATACACAGGGCCGCGTGGAACTACAATTAATGTAGAATTGATGATTTTATTTAAAGTAGCTATATTTTTATTCGTAGAACTTAATTTAAAATAATTATAAGCCTTGGAACTATGATAACTAATGATTTTTTCATTATTAACCTTTATATTATCAAGATTATTATGAGCCACAATAGACAATGCTATTAGCGTTTTACCATACCCTACAATATCCCCTAAAATACCTATATTCGACTCTATTTCTTCCCCAGTAGTATATCTAATTTTTCTATGATTTTCCATCATAATAGCCTTATATAAGCAAGCTAATTGATGAGGCTTTAGCTGTTTCTTAATTTTTGTAGGCTGAGCACACCTAGGCGACTCATTATCTAATTCAATATTATAAATTACATTATCATAATTATCATTAGACATTATACATATATTATATTATAATATACAAATATATTTTATATACATTTATAATCTCTTCGTAAAATGATATAAGAAATAATATCAAATATTAAATATAATGAACGAAGAAAGCACAAATATATCTACTGAATCTATAGTATCAGTCCCCGAAACCCAAGTATCAGTCCCCGAAACCCAAGTATCAGTCCCCGAAACCCAAGTATCAGTCCCCGAAACCCAAGTATCAGTCTCTGAAAAACAAGAGTCTGTACAGACAACTGGTAATAATGTTGAGCCCGAAAAATTGAAGCGTATTATCTTTGCTTTGCCAGGAGATAATTTTAGTTCAAAGTTTTTAATTTCTTGGACTTCTACAATTAGCAAGGTTATGGATATGCGCAAATACGACATATTGATTTCGCCAGCAACAGGTTCATATGTTTCATTTGTAAGAATGAAAACGTTGGGTTTGGATACACTAAGAGGGGAAGCACAGAAGCCTTTTAATAACGAAGACTTTGATTTGTGGATTACAATTGATAGCGATATTATATTTACACCCGAACAAGTTATTGAATTAATTGAATCAGCCGAACATCATCCTGTTGTCGCTGGTATGTATAGAATGGCAGACTTGACAAATTATGCATTTGTGAAAGACTGGGATATTAATCACTTCAAAGAAAATGGAACATTTAAGTTTAGCACTCCCGAAGAAATTGATGTGTGGAAAAAAGAGACTTCATTTAAATATTATCCTGTTGCTTATACTGGCATGGGATTTATGGCAGTTAAAAAAGAGGTTTTTGATAAAATGCAATATCCATATTTTGATGCTGAATTAAATATAATTATAGCAGATGATGGAAAAGTAATAAAAGATATATGTAGCGAAGATGTAGCATTTTCGAAAAATATTATCAAAGCTGGTTATCAAATTATGATTAATACTGATATACGCGTAGGACACTTAAAACAGTTGGTAATTTAAAATATCATTAAAATTATAGAATATAATGAATATTATTTTTTCATTAATAGAAAATGCTAATAGCTATTATCCGCTTCTAATAATTATATTATATATAATATATTATTTAATATCAAACTCATTCATGTTTTTAATATTAATAATTACAGGAATGTTAATAGGGTTCTATATAATATATATATTCAGACATAATATATTATATTATTATTCGTAATATATCTTTATTCTATAATATTAAATATTTTATTTATAGTATTATTAAATCCTGTATCTTTATTTTTGGTATTATATCTTGTATTTGTTCGCATTTGACCACTGCCTCTTCCACGACCTCTTCCACGCCCCCTTCCTCTATTTCCCCCTATAATTTTGATATCTTCTTTTTTTTCTGACTCTTTTTCATTTTTCTTAATATCTTCATCTTCTATTACAGGCTCATCTATTACAGGCTCTTCTATTACAGGCTCATCTATTACAGGCTCTTCTATTACAGGCTCCTCATTGATAGGCTCCTCTTTTACAGGCTCCTCATTGATAGGCTCATCTTTTACAGGCTCCTCATTGATAGGCTCATCTTTTACAGGCTCCTCATTGATAGGCTCCTCTTTTACAGACTCCTCTATTACAGGCTCTTCTATTACAGGCTCTTCTATTACAGGCTCTTCTATTACAGGCTCCTCTATTACAGGCTCTTCTATTACAGGCTCTTCTATTACAGATTTTTTTGTAACACTACCCCTTACAGTATCTTGCAATTTATTATTTTCTTGGTTCGATTTTTGAGAAAATGAAAATGGCATCATATAAGAATATTCTTGTTCTGCTTGTGGAACAGGTTTAGTTTGCTGAACTTGTTGGGTAGGCTGGAAAGAGAAGAATGAAGATTGAGCAGGTAATTCGGCTGGCGCGGATCTTACAACAGGCTCTTGATATACAGAATTATTATTTAACACATTTATATCTGGTTCTGGTGAAGAAGAATAATAATAGTATATTAATCCACCACATATAATTAAAAATACAAATATTCCAATTCCTATTAATACCCATTTAAATTTCCCCATTATATCTTCGTCGTCGTCATCTTTCTTTTCAGCCGTAGCAGGAGTAGCAGGAGTAGCAGGAGTAGCAGGAGTAGCAGGAGTAGCAGGTGTAGCAGGAGTAGCAGGAGTAGCAGGTGTAGCAGGAGTAGCAGGTGTAGCAGGTGTAGCAGGAGTAGCAGGAGTAGCAGGAGCAGTGAATTTATCTTGTTCTTCTCTTGTTCTTATTGTATCGTTTAGATTTCTTGTCAATTCATTATTATCTATGATAAAATCTTCAAAGCTCTTATTGAGAATATTTCCTAAATTCTTTATTATAGGATTGTTTTCTAATTTAGAATTTAAAATTTCGTCTTTAGTCATACCACTTTGTTTATTAGCACCTTCTAAGACATTTATTAAATCATTTATTAATAATGATGAATTCATAATTTATATTCTTCTATACTAATATATTAAAATAATATGTTTTTCTTCTTAATAGATTAGATATATAATGGAATTATTAAAGCCTATTATTGTCAAAAGGTGGATATCTGAAAATAAGTATATCAAATACATATTTGATAATAATATAGGCAATAAATATAAGTCTGATGATATTGTTATAAATCAATATATATTTCAGGATAATAATATAAAAGACGCTTTAAATAAGATAGCATATCATATATATAATTATGAAAATAATAGTAGAAAACAACAACCGTCGCAGCTAACATTTCCTTATTATTGCTGGGATGAAACTTTAGGTAAACCATTTCTTTTTGATATTAAAGAGATTTATTGGAAGGGTTATGATGTTAATCCCATGAAATCCAAGGATAGGGCCTCAAAGAAACTTGAAGAATCTATAGAGTATATCAATAATGATAATGATGAATTGTTTAATAATGATTTAATCAATATAGTTTTTCGTAATGATTTTGATTATGATAATAAATATTATTTTAATAAAAACGAAGAGGTCAATGTTGAAGCAATAGCTAAACTGATTAAGGAAGAAGATTCCATTGTAAAGCTATATAATATCCCTGTACTGAAAGTTGTAGAACAGAACGAATATTATAACGAGGTTATATTTGAGTATAGAATGGAAAATATAGAGCCGCTAATGGTATTATTTGATACACTTAAAACCGATGAAGAAATCCAGTTGATACAGTTTGCGAATAATAACAATGCAATATATAAATTGTATAAATACCACACATTCGATAAAAAATATTTGGATTACAGATTTAAATCGAGCTCTACCAAAAAAGAAGGCAAGGATATATCTGTTATAAACCTTTATTACAAGAATAAGAATATCAAATTATCAATATTTAAAGACGGGGTTTTCAAATTGGCTTTTAAATATGACATAGATAATGGAGAGAATAAGAGTAATATATTACATATTAAAGATGATATTGTAAGATATTTAAAGAAGTTTAATATAAATATCTTTTTAAAAGAGATAGATATTAACCTCAGAATAAACTATTCAATTGACAATTTAGAATATCAGAAATTAATAAAAAAAATAGGAACATATACCAAAATATTTGAGGATTTTGTGCTTAATAAGAAAAAATCTAAGGGAGTTTTTAAATACAAAAGAATTGCAGGCAATTCCATGAGGTTTGATTTAGATAACTTTATAATTAATAGACATGAAATACAAGATTCTACGATAGAAGAAATCTTGGCTGTGCTAAAAGATATGGGGATAAATACTACTATAAATTATATCAAAGGTGTTATTAATAAAAAAGCCGAAATACAAAATATAAAGCCTAATAATACCGATACCGACGAAAAAGAAGAGACCATTATAATAATCAAGGAATACAATAATAATATAGACTTCTATGTTGATATTAAAAAGACGAGTTCTTTCGTAGAGTTAGATAATTTAAAATATTGGCTCTCGCATATCATTGAAGATATTAGAAACGAAAGGAAACCGGGTCCTGGTCCTAAGAAAAAAATAATTACCAATATTGTTTTACCTGAACCCAAAAAAGCTTCTTCAAAATCATCGTCAAAATCACCTTCGTCCAAAAAATCCTCATCAAAATCAAGTGATAGTTTTAAGTTTGACGAAGAAGAGTTTAACAAAGATAACTTTAATAATAGAAGTTCGGGTGGTGATAAGAATAGCAAGAATGATAATAATTATTTGATAAATAAATTAAATAATGCTGATAAAGAGCTATACAAAGACCGTGGAAAAGGCAAAAATCCTGCAAGAAAATGCCAGAAAGAGTATCAGCCGCTTGTTCTCAAAAAAGAAGAGATTGAAATGTTAAAATCCAAAGGATACGATCCATATGATAAGAAAGTTTTTGATAATTATATTGAATACGGAAGTAGCGAAGATAACAAGAACTTTTATACTTGCCCCCGTGTATGGTGTCCTATAAGTAATATCCCGCTCGACGAAGCCCCCTCTGTACCCGGCGAATCTCTGAAATGCCCAGAAGAAAATGAGAAACCAATTATGATGAATGCAAATATGAAAAATGAAAATAAATCGCGATTTGTTTATTTACTTAAAGGAGATATAGAGATTCCTTGTTGTGGCAAAAGAAATCCTGAAAAAAATGCTAATTTGGTTGATAGCAAAAAGATAGATAAACTACCATCTAAAAAAGCTATTAAAGATTTAGAAAAGAAGAAAAAGGCCGATAATAAGAATAAGAAAAAGAAAGAGATTGAAGAGATTGAACAAGAAAATGATGATATTGTTTATATACCTGAATCCCCTGGTGCACCTAAGACTAATGGAACACGCGATAATGGAAGCGATGAGAACGATAAGAATTATATAATGAATAAAATACCTGTTCCTAAAAATCGCTTTGGCGGAATACAAAAAGAGTTGTATTATATATTATTTGATGATTACAAAGATTATACAAAAAACTGTTTATCTAATAATAATATAAATAAGCACAATTGTGTATTAAGAAAAGGCTTGAATAATACAACTAATATTATCAATTCAATTGCTTATTTATTGGGAATTACAAAAGAAGATTTTATAAAAAATATAGAGGATAAGCTGGATATCTTGAAGTTTTTATCCCTTGAAAATGGAAATGTATTCAAGGATTTTTCTGATATAGAACCGGTTATTCCCGAATTAAACAAGGAGTTATATACAGAGTTCCTCCTTAAATACGCTAATGCCGACAAGACTATTAATATTCCTGATATGAATGATAATCGCGAGAAATCCCTTTATCAAAAGTCCCGATTATTATGTATATATAAATCTTATAAAAAGTTCATTAATTATTTAAAGACAGAAGAAAATCCCTCAGGAAATGTCATTCATTATTTATATACATTAGTCGCAATCATATATAATAAACTAATTGTATTGTGGGATGTTGAGATTGGGCAACCAAATAGTGATGTAAGCATTGTATGTCCTCGCTATTGTGCGATAAATGATCTGCTTTTATATCTCGGGAAAAAAACGAAGGTCATTATGTTAATGACTTCATCCGAAAATAAAGCAAAGGATAACGAGGTTGCCTATTATGAACCTATAATATCAAAATCCCTAAATAAAAAAGAGAGCCTATTTTTTAATCTTGATAATCACAAAAATATAGTTAAAATATTAAATAAATGTTCTGTTAATATCAGCGACGCTAATAAGAACTTCTATACCAATCTAGAAAATATGAAGGCTACAAGGCAGCAAATTATAATAAAAACAGAAGGACAGAAAGACGATGTTGAAAAAAATCAAATATATAGAACATTAATAATCAACAAGGACCTCTCTATCAATAGAATAATATTGAAAAAAGACAATACTGTGTTATGTATTATTAAGTTCGAAAAACTCTCAATAATTATGCTTGATTTAATCATTAAACGCTTGAATATTAAAGATGTTCTATTTAGCGAGGATATTGATGGCGATAACTTCAAGATTTATATAAATAAAGCATTGCATTCTTTTATTGTTAAAAGGTTTGAAAAAATAGGTATAGCAGTTGATATTGGGGAAATAGCTAAGGAAAACGAAAATACAATAAGGAGCAATTTATTATTTAAGGACGAAGCTTATAGCAAGGACCGCGGAATTATCAGCAATATCTTGAATAAATATAATGATACAGGTAAATATTCAAAAGAAGAGAAAAAATGGCAAGATATGAGAAAGCACATCTATGATAAATTGCTTGATGCGAGATTTGATGATAATTATTATAACGAGCTTTCTAAAAAATCCCGTAAAGAAATTATAAAAATCTTGTTGAATAATATCGGCAGCAGCGGTAGCGGTAGCAGCGGCAGTAGCGGAGCCAATAAAAGAAAATTGAGAGGATTACAGATAATACTAGAAGGCATTGATATATATTCGAGGAAAAATATTAAAGATTGGTATTCCAATGATTTGGCTTATTCAAGATATAATTATGTTCATGATATTTCAAATAATATTAAAGAAGATGGTGATGATTTGATATTCACACAGTACTTTGTATCAGATAGAGTGCCTGATAAAATAACTAATAATGGGGATTATTTGCCTAATACAAATACGAACGCCTATGCAAATACGAATATTGGTTTCTATGAGCTTAAAAATAATCTGCAAAAATCGAAGTCTTCTGATAATAGTGATATGCAAAATGGGAAAAAAAATCAATATCAGTATATTCCAGAAAATTGGAAAGGAATTGAAAAAGTTCTTGCGAGAAAATGGACAAAATATAAGAAAAAGATATGGTCTAAGTTGCGCTATATAGATTCTACTTATACTGATACTAATATCTATGAACTATTTAAGTATCTGCTTAAATACGATAATAACCTGATAAATAATATTATAACTTTTGAAGATATCGTGCAATATACTTACAAGGAATACATGGATTTATTATTAAACAATACACCAGACATTGATTTGGATTATAAAAATGAGATAGATATGTTATTTAAGGACCCGCATTTCAAAAATACATATATAACTGCGATGAATATAGTAAATAATACTAATAAGACATTTAAGACGACACGAATATTCTTGGAAGATTACTTTTACAAGAGTTCCCCCGATGAGCGTAAAAATATATTGAATATCATAGAATCTACAAAAGCCATTAAATATTACGGTGATATACTATTAAAACAAATGTCTATTAATTTAAATATCAATATTATGGTTATACATCACCGTGTAGATTATGGCAAGGGTGTTGAAGTATCTAAGAGAGCCGGAAGTAAAGATTTAAAAGTATCTATTAAGTTTTATAATGCCGGTGATAATAATAATCACACTGAGATATTAAAGAGGCCTCTAATTATTTTATATAGAAAAATAGAAAAGACATTCGTAGGCTATTATTTAATAAAACTTATAGATGATAATAAGATTATCTATAACGAATTGAATGAAGCCGATGAAGATATAAAAAATATATTGAAACACCCGAACTCACTTGATAAAAGCAGTTCCCCCATAACTGTGAACATATAAAATCCCTATGAATCTAACCTATCCTACCAATACCTACTACCAAATAAACCATTAAATGTATTTTATTTTTTGTTCTGGCAATTTATAACATTTGCTAATCATACCTTCAATTCCCTTATTGAGATTGAACTCAATCTGCAAATCGTCTTCGTTAAAGTCTTCACGTTCTTCGCCTGTTTCACCAGCGTCGCCTGCGTCGCCTGCGTCTCCCTCATTTATGCTTGTTAGCATATGATTTGTATCTTTGACATCCTTCAATAGCTCTATCATATACTCTTCATCGATCAATATCTTGCTATCTCCGGTACCGCAAGGAGGCTGTTGTCCTAACATAACATTTGCTGATACTCCATTTACCTTGTCATATTCTGCGAAAATACTTGCATTAATAAGCATATCAGTGGTTTCTTCAAAAGAGGATTTGGCAAGTGGTCCAATGTCTCCTCTGTTAATTCCATGTCTGTCAATTGACATCAATTGACCTTTGTATGTCATAGTATCTATGAGTAGCGACATATGCCTGTAATTCATAGAACCCTCATTCGTAACAATTAGCAGCTCTTTGTATAATGCGTATCGTGCCGCTTCAATACCAAGTGTATCATAGATTTCGCGGATATCATTTGAAATAGTGCGAGTACTATCAATATTCGGATTTGACAATAATTCTATCAAGTTTGTTCCGTCAGTATCCAATACCCATTCAAGCATTTCATCAAAATTGTTAGTATCATCATTGTATCTATAATATTTCTTCTTGTCCAGCGATACCTTCTTAATTCCCTTATAACCCTTCAATAATATTTGATGCACAATATTATGCTCAATCGCCTTGATTGTAGCAATCTCATCTCCATCTTTGAGTGCACTATCCGTAAGCTTGATGCGAAATACACATTCCTCTGCATTATCATCGCTATATACACATTCAATATATTTATCATAAGCCGTATTCAGTTTTGTATAAATATCAATCATCTTCAAATTATAAGAGAGCATTTTGAACTTGTCAAATACCAATCTTAGAACCCATGGCGAAGAGCTCTTAGACTTTGCAGCATTTCCGTTCAATTCTTCAAACTCTTTGTATATATTCATAATACCCTTGTCTTCTTCAATATTCGTCTCGTAATATTCGCCATTATCCCAGTATATCTCAGTATATTTTAGAATATCCGACAATTTCGTAATCTCAATAGAGTTTTTAATATTCATTGCGTGATTCTTAGTAATATCAATTCTATCGTCCTTGAAATTGCCTTCTTCGTCCTTCAAAGGATTAATGACACAAGAAATATCGTTCTTCATATATATCGTCAAAGTCGGCGTTTTAGTCTTCTTGGTAGCCGACAAGATTTCTTTGAGACGAGGAACACCCGAAGTAGCCTTTACAGCAGCAGCAGTACCAGAAACATGGAATGAATCAAGCGTCATCTGTGTCCCCAATTCACCAATCGTCTGCGCAGCAATTATTCCCACCATTTCTCCGGGCTGTGCAATGGCCTGGTTGAAATACTCAATGATTTGCGAAATAATCCAATCAAATATTTCAACAGTGAAATGATAATGAAATATAATTTTTTTAGGATTTAGATATTGTCTGAGCAAAATGTGGAGATATCTCATCCCTTGTGAGCGATTTTTAATATACAATTTGTCCACAAGATTATCAATGTTATCCAAGATATAATCAGGTGTTAAATCCGTCTTGATAGCCGCAATGTTAATAGATTTGATTCTATTGTGAGCCGTAGTAACAATACGGCTAAATGGTATAGGATAATTAATGACATTCTTTTTATCGCGATTATATATTTTCTTAATCAAGAAAAGTTTATCATCAATCATCTTATCAAAGTGCTCATTGCACCTGACATATGTATTGGGTGTGATAGTCTTAAAAGCGTCATCTGTAATATGGATATTAATATTGTCGGTGCTTTTAAGATTATATTCAAAGTCCAGTTCAATATTATTTTTATAGATAGTGTCAATTACCTGAACCTCAATTTTACAACCATCCATTCCATCTTCTCCGTAAATATATTGGATGATTGTGCCATCAGCAGTTCTCACAGTATTATCATAATGAATCTTGGAATCTTCCATAGCTTTTACTAATCTCCTTTGAATATATCCGGTCTCTGATGTTTTTACAGCAGTATCAATGAGACCCTCGCGGCCACCCATAGCATGAAAGAATACTTCATGTGGTTTCAAGCCAGATATAAAGCTATTTTTGACAAATCCTCGTGCCTCAGGGCCGTCATCGTATTTTGTAAAATGCGGTAGAGTTCTGTCAGTGAATCCATATGTAATGCGTTTGCCATCGACATTCTGTTGCCCTACACATACAATCATCTGTGAAATGTTAATCTCTTTGCCCTTAGAACCTGATTTAACCATATTAATCATACGGTTTGTTTTTTCGTCAATTTGCGAGAATCCAATTTTTCCTACTTCGCTCGTTGTCTCATTCAAGATACCGATGAGTTCTCTCTCAATATAATCCTCGTTATTCAAGATACCATTGTTATCGTGCGTACCTCTTCTAATTTCGTCAAGCTTATTATAGGCCTTGGTTTGCATTTCCTTAATTTTGTTTTTGAGATGTTCGTCAGTCTTTTTATCTGTTACTAGGTCACTGATACCGACACTAAAACCCGCTGTAAGTAGCCATCTGCACACAAGACGCTGGGTATTATCCAAAAACTTGCGAACTTCAAATGGGCCATAATCGTGATATATGACTGGAACTAATCCTGTTGAAATACCATGAAATACCACTTTGTCTAGATTACCACTCTCCAAAATACTGTCATTTATAATTACTTTCTCGTCCTTCTTATTTTTTCTATTTATGAAGAGGCCGGGTGGTAATATTTGAGAATACGCCTCCTTTCCGTTATAAATATATTTATTTTTAGGTTTAGGCAACCTTCCTTTAAAATAACTATTAACCATTTGAATGTTTGCCATGGTTTTATCGTGAATCTCTGTAAAATCCTTAGTTAGGCGATAAGAACCAACAAGAGTATCTTGGACTACCTCAATGATTGGTTTGCCATCGCGGGGTGCAAGAATCATATACGGGACTGCTGCAATATCCATAAGTTCGTTCATAGTCTGGATACTTTGTGGACAATGCAAGTTCATCTCATCTCCGTCAAAATCTGCATTATATGGCGGAGTATCCAAAACATTTAGACGAAATGTCTGGTAAGGCATAATAACTACCTTATGACACATCATAGACATCTTGTGTAGTGAGGGCTGTCTGTTAAATAGCACATAATCGCCATTAGACAAGTGGCGATGAACTGTGTCGCCGATTTTCAATTCTTTTGCAATTGTTTCCAAATCCTTGGAATATTTAAGATTGATTGTAGTATTTGGTTTTTTAATATACTTGGCACCGGGCCAATGGTCTGAGCCGTTCATAATCAATTTACGCATATGCTCTATGTTATATTTATTGACAATTTCGGGAAATGTAATATTGATAGCGACTTTGATAGGAACACCAAGTTCATCTATGCTGATATAAGGGTCGGGAGTAATTACAGAGCGCGCTGATTGATCTACACGTTTGCCGTTCAAATTACCGCGAATACGTCCTTCCTTCTTCTTCATTCTGTCGGATACCGATTTCAACTTGCGCCCATTTCTTTGTTGCGCAGGGGCCAATCCAGGCATTTGATTATTAATGAAGGTAAATACATGATATTGTAATAGAATAGTATAATACCTAACAGTCTCTTCGGTAGCTCCTTTTTTAATTTTATCTTCAACTTGATTATTCGCCTTGATAATATCGCTCAATTTATGCGTCAAATCATCTTCGCGGCGTTGGCCATTCTCTTCAATAATACTGGGTCTTACAGCGGGCGGAGGAACGGGGAGGACAGAGCATATCATCCATTCTGGCCTATTCCATTTAGGATTGAACCCCATCATTTCCATATCTTTCTCACTAATCCGCTTGAATATTTTGAGAATATCTTCGGCAGTGAACTCTTGGCGAACATTATCTTCAAGCTTCTTATCTTTCCATTCAGCAATGATTTTCATAGAGTTTTCTTTGTTGATTTTTGTAGGACGGATAGCGCCACAACCGACTACTTCATCATCGCCGCATACCTTGAGCTTGGTTGTAGTATTACAGAGCTTGTAATATGCCTCCCATCTTTTCTGGTTATTCTTAATGGACAAGATTTTATTGATATCATTCTTAAAATCTTTGTGAGGAGTATTTGGAGATATGAGACATTTTGAACATTTATAACATACGCAATTTAAAATTTTTCTTACAATATCAAAGAACATAGCGTGAAATACAGGTTTGGCAAGAACAATATGCCCGAAATGTCCTGGACAAAATATGTTTTTCTGTTCACAAGTAATACATGTTCGGTTATGTTCAAGAACTCCCATACGAGAGTCAAATAAACCGCCAATAATAGGTTCACTTCCAGCATATGTATCCGTTTTATTAATTTCAACAACTGACCTTTTAATAATTTCATCCGGACTTAATACACTAAATTGAATACCTTTTACTTCCTGAATTTCAACCTTTTGATCGTTATAAGATAGTTCGGGATAAATTGACATATCTCTTAATATTAGTAGTTAAAATAACTCGTCTTATGTTTAAATAATATAATCAATTTTTACAATTAAATATAGAAAAATTAAATATAAAATGTATTAATTATTATAATTAATCATTCATTTATGCATCAGTAATCCGAAATACTCTCTTAGGCTTCACAGCGCCTCTTGCAGCTCTCGCAGCTCTCGCAGCAGGAGGAGATTTTGGTGAGCTTGCTGGACTTACATCAGTAATCCTAAATACTCTCTTTGGCTTCACGGCGCCTCTCGCAGCTCTCGCAGCCTGAGGAGATTTTGATGGGCTTGACGGGCTTACATCAGTAATCCTAAATACTCTCTTAGGCCTCACTACTCCTCTCGCAGCTCTCGCAGCCTGAGGAGATTTTGGTGGGCTTGACGGGCTTACATCAGTAATCCTAAATACTCTCTTAGGCCTCACTACTCCTCTCGCAGCTCTCGCAGCCTGAGGAGATTTTGGTGGGCTTTTCTGGTTTACATCGGTAATTCTAAATACTCTCTTAGGCCTGACGCCTCTCGCTGCCGGAGGAGATTTTGACAGACTTGTCAGACTTGAAGGACTTGACAGACTTGACACGCTTGGTAGGCTTGACGGACTTACATCAGTTATTCTAAATACTCTAACCTTTCTTACTTTAATTGATACAGCAGCAGGAGGAGATTTTGGAGGACTAGGATTTGTCGGACTAACATCCGTAATCCTAAATACTCTCAATGATTTCTTGTTTAATGGCATTCTTAACTTAATATAAGAATAAATATAAAAATAATCGCTGCTAGCAGGGATCGAACCTGCGACCACTCGATTAACAGTCGAGTGCTCTGACCAACTGAGCTATAGCAGCAGGTATTGCTACCCAACTATATATATAGTTTAATCTTTATATAAGTTTTTAATATTATAATAGATAAATAATGAATGCCGAAAAATATGTAGAAGATAATGAATGTTTAATATGTTGCGATGAAAAAGCTACTGATAATTTGAATTGTTATAAATGTAATAAAATAATATGCATATCTTGTTGTAATAAGTTGGACACAAGGACATCCTTGTTATATCTTGAGAGTAAGCATATATTTATTAAATATTGTTGTCCATTTTGCAGATATTGTAATAACAAACATATCAAGCTATTTAATAAAAATGAAATAGTAGCAATATATACTGAGACACTAACGCAACTATCAATATTACAAAAATACAATGATACATTGGTTAATAATTACAATCAAATATATAATGAAAATAAGAGATTACAAGACGAGATTACTAACAAAAACGCAGAGATTACTCAAATTACCGAGTTATTAAAAGGCAAGGTCAGTGAAGCTGAAGAAGTTGAAGAAGGTGACGAGGTTGATGAAACACGAGGTTGACGAAGCTACGAGATTGACGAGATAGATAAAAATATAGAAGGCTAATAATATCTTGGCAATTTACATTTCATATAACTTAATAATGATATATTGTGATGGACATGAAGAATAAAATGAATAAACATATATTTATGAAACTTTTGAAAAAAAATAGGGTACATTGAGCTACTAAAAATTAAATGAAAATAATAAATAATATTTTGGTGCCTCAATCAGGTCAGAATCTAAGCACACTTATAATAGCGTATGAGAGGCCTTTAATAGGCTGCCGATAGGCTCGTAAGTTATTGCAATATCATTGCGATGCCATAAAAAGAAACCAGATTTTTCTAAAAAATGAAAATAAAAATTGAGTACATCTCTTGATTTATTTTGTAATTTCCAAAAAACATTTGAAACTTTTGAAAAAACAGAAAGATGTACTCAAATTAAAATTGAAAATATAAATATTATAGTGTCTCTATAACTGATGAATCTAAGTATATAATAATTATTGAGATGCCGTTAAGAGTCTGATGTAATGAATATGCATATATAAATATTATTACTATATATAATAAAAGTAAGGTAAATGGATTTGATTACAGGCGAAAAAATACAGTTATTATGTGATGTTTTTATAGGAACTACTGGTGATTTAAACTCAAACCCCAATATAACAATAAATCACCCAAAATCCTATAATATAATGAATATTAATAGTACCTATGATAATCCGCGAATAGTTTATTATAAATCATGCAGTCTTAGAGAATTGAATGCAAAAATACATTATTTCACAAACCCTTTCATTTTAGTATCACACAATAGCGATGAAAATATTGTATATAGTGGTATATTTAAAGAATTACTAGATAATCCAAAAATAATAAAATGGTATTCGCAGAATCTAACATTTAAGAATGATAAGATGAGACTACTGCCAATAGGAATAGCTAACTCTCAGTGGTCTCATGGAACCTTAAAAATAATCCAAGAAGCAATTGAATCTCAAAGATATATTTTTGGAAATAATAAGCCAAATGATGTATATTTCTATTTCAATATAGCTACAAACCCCGACAAAAGAATTGAATGCTATAATAAAATAGCAAAATATATTAAGTTTGGTGAAGAATTAAATGTGGCAGACTATATAAAAGTACTATCTAAATACAAGTTTGCTATATGTCCTGATGGTAATGGAGTAGATACTCATAGATTATGGGAATGCTTTTATCTAAAAGTAATACCTATTGTGTTAGATAGCGATTTTATAAGAATTGTTAAGGATACCTATAATCTACCCATGATTATATTAAAAGATTGGGATGATATCATAAGAACCGAGCTTATATACAGGGATTTTGACAATTCAATATTGGATTTGCAATTTATAAAAAAAGAATTAAGAAGCGAATAAGGAAGCTGAAAATAGGCTCTGATAGATATTAAGTTTCAACCTTCCTCTTAATATTATTCAATACGCTTTGAAAAACTACGTTAAGATATTTTTCTAATTCATCATTGATTATAATAGGAATATTCACTTTCACTGCAACATCTATCCTTGTTTCTCTAACATTTATATAAGTAAGCGAAACCTTCTCTTTTATCTTGACAATTTTTAAGGTACATAGAGCCTTTATGATATATAAATAACCTAATTTAAGATTGGTTATTTTATTCTTCGTTACGATAACCTTGTATTTTTCCCCATCATTAACAATAGTGTGTTTACGACGCATTCTAATATAATTATCATCTTCAACTACAACATCTTTTAGATATTTAGGAAAATCATTTACATATATATAAATACTCTCTATTTTCCTTCTTCTCCCGTTAATAATATCCCAATTATTATTAATATTCCATTCTAAGATTTTATATAAATCAGAATTTATATTAGTAGAATCTTTCATATCTAAGGCAACCCGAGAATCATTTGAATCATTGTCATTGTCATTATCATTGTCATTATCGTCTTCTTCGTCATAATTAGTATTACCATTCTCTTTTTCTGAGACTCCTGTGCAGCTTGAATAATCATCGGGGACTTCATATATTAACTTAAACACCTTGTCTATGGGTTTATTTACGGAAAAATTACTATTATATATAAACATAATAATTATATTATATAACTATATCATTTATATTTTTTATATATATTTCTTTAATTTTGTTATATTTCTCATCAACAATTATTTTTTCATCATATAGCCATTTTTTGGATAATATGTTGTATTTATGATGTTCATTAAATAGGATGTGAATGAATACATATATTACAAATATCATTATAATGCTATTTGTCAAGCTTTTAGTAGACATTAATATAATAGAAAATAATATGATACTCTGAAATATAGAGTTGTTTATTAGCTTCTGTTGTGCTGGTGTCAAATCTATCTTGAGATATCTTCCACCCAATTGAACAATGATTAAAAATAATATAGATAGGGGTTCTAATGTACCCATACCTCCAACTTGCTCCATTATTTCTTTTATAATCCTATTTTTTATGAAGAATATATATATTCTTCGTATGAATACCAATAATATCCTTTATATTTTAACGAATATATACATTAACAGATGTTTTTTTATTATAATTCTTATCAGTATATTCCTTAATCTTGTTCAGTATTATATCATTAATATCCTTGTATCTATTAAATATTAATGATATTGCCTTGCCACCCGGAGATGTTATATGCGTCGAAGAGCCTGTAATAGGCGAAACTTGTTGATTAGATGGAGATGTCTTTGTATCACCATTTTCATTAAAGTTCTCTTTATTATCATTAATACTATAAAATATTTTACCTTCTGTAAATATTATAATATCTAAAATTAACGCAATTATTGACAAAAATAGCAATAATCCAATTGTTAAATCCCATTGTATTACATAAAAGTTGATGAGAAATAATATGATAAATATCCATGGATTATCTATAATATCAAGCATATTATCTGGATATAATGCTGCTGGACGCAATCCAAGTATTACCAAATACGCTATCAAAAAACCTGTGATAAGACCTTTAAAAATATTATATAATATCTCGTTATTATATTCAGAATCTTTCATATGACTTCTTTACAATTATATTATATAAATATTTTGTTTTTTCTTTCCTTTTTGTATAATAGAGAATATAAAATAATAAATATTAAAATGCAATATTCAACAATTCAAGAAGCATATAATATTGATTCTTTAAAACCTACTAAAAAATCTACGAAAACTGCATCGCAATCTTCAAATAATTCTCAACCATATAATATTGAAAATAATTCAGTAGCTTCAAATAAAGAATCTGTAAATTACAATTCAAAAGGCAGTAGCTGTTCGCCTATACAAGCACCAACATATAATATACCAATTTCAGGTGATTGTAAAAAAGAACGAGATGCTGCTATGAAAACATATATAGAAGAAAACTTCAAGGCCGATTCAGCAAATGGTTCGACTAATGGCGCAGGTACATCTCCCATTCCAGGAGTAGGGAATACATTAGAAAATAGAAGTAGTAATAATGGAAATATTTTGACAAATAGACAGGATAATATTATGCCGTTTTATGACGAAGATATGGAACAGTATTTTGATATTAATAATTTAACAGACGAGGTTAATTATAAATCAAATGATGGTACAAAGGTATATAATTATATGCCCAATCACAATAAAAATTCATATACTAATAATAATACTGGCGAATATTCAAATAGCAATAATGCGAGCAAAAACGGCGTCAATCTATTAAATACATCAGAATACAATTTAAGCACAGAAGAGCGCAAGAAGGCACAAGAGGCATTGGAGTATTTAAAGAGCATAGAAGACAAGATAAATAATGATGATAATAGGACTGCAAATGAAACATTAGATAAAATTAGGCGATCTAACGATACTGGACCGGGAGGATTTGGAAAAGCAACCTTTGATAATAAGAAGGATATTGAAAACGATAAAAAGGCAACAGCGGCGACAGCAACAGCTATTCAAATGAATAATGAAAATGAAAATAAACTTATTGAAAGTATCAAAGAAAATAAGAAAACAGAAAATATGTTCAATATGATTATTAATATATTTATATTTGTTTTTATCGGAGCCTTTATTATATTAATATGCGATTATATAACTGAATTGGCTATTCAAATAGGAAGCACAAAAACCTCAAATGTTCTCGAACCCTATATAAAATATAACATATATATGCAACATCATTTTCAACACCTACAAAATATGCAAAATATGCCAATGCCAAATATGCCAATACCAAATATACCAATGCAAAATATGCCAATGCCCCAAAATCAAGGATTTGCCTATAATATGCAAACAATGCAAGGAATGCCTGAAATGCCCTCACCTATGGGAATTGCAAAATAAAAAGAACACTATCGATTCATTATTTTTATATCTATAAAATATTCATATAACCTATTATATAAGATTTATTTATTAAATAATAATTAAATGCCAATAAATATATACGATCTTGTAAAATCAACAACTGTTATAGGAGATGATACTATTAAAAATAAAACATCCGAAAATACAACAGTCGAAAAAAAAGCAGAACCCGAATACAATGGATGGTGGAAAAAATCCAGCAATGGAAAAAAAAGGATTATGTTATGTGGAACATATCCTATTGGGACTAGCAACGGATATTCGAAAGTAGTATATTATATTTCAAAATATTTGGGGAAATACGAAGATATTGAGCTAACCGTTTATGGATTTCAAAATGTAAATAACACAAACGATAAGGATTTGCGCAATGATATTCCTTCATCTGTTAAATTATATGATGTGTTAGCTGCCGAAAATCCCAAGAGAAATGGATTTGGTGAATTAGAGATTGGTGATTTTATCAAGAAGAATCCACAAGATGTTATTATTATTTTTAATGACAATATGATTACTACTGCGCTAACAACAACTATTATAAAAGAATGTGGTGACGAAAAGAAGAATTATAAGCTTATTTCGTATATGGACCAGGTATATCCTTACCAAAAGAAGGATTATATTGACCTACTAAACACATATTATGATGGTATCGTAGCATTTACCCCATATTGGAGAGATATTGCAAGGAAGCTTGGTATTAAAGAGAGCATCCCAATATATGTTTTTCCACATGGGTTTGACTCTACAATGTATTATCCTATTCCAAAAGATATAGCCAGAACATATTTTAAATACAATATTGATGATTTTATGGTTCTTAACTTAAATAGGAATCAACCTCGCAAATGCTGGGACCATACTATGATTGCATGGGTAGAGTTTGTTGAAATGCACTATAATGTAAATGTCCGCGAGACAATCAAAAAAAATAAGAATAACACTAGGCCTATTAAATTAATTATAGGAACGCAAATTAATGCCTTCTGGAATCTATGGGATGTATTAGAGAACGAAGTTAAGTTTAGAGATGTTCCCTTAGATTACGTAAAAAATACTATAATTGAAGTTCCGATGCCTCAACAATTGTCTGATAAGGAAATTAACATATTGTATAATTCATGTGATGTCGGCTGTAATAATTGTAATGGAGGCGGATATGAGCTAACTGTATTTGAATGCCTTGGTTTAGGTATTCCTCAGGTATCCTCTTATGTCGGGGGAATACGCGAATATCTAAGTGAAAATAATTCAATTCCTATTAAATCTACTATATATCAATATCTTGATAACAAATCAAATGGCATAGGTGGTAAGGCTGAAATTACAGACCCTCACGAGTTTGCACTTGGATTCTGGAAATATTTCAATAATCCCGAGTTGGCTCTTAAACACGGCAAAAATGGACGTGAGAATATTTTAAAGAATTATAGGTGGGAATCCTTGGTGGAATACTTTTATTCTAAAATACTAACTAATATATAAAAATTGACTGCGAGTATATATTATATTATCACTCCAACAAGACAAAAAAGAATGGCTCTTTTCATTGACACGGAAACTAACGGTTTGCCCAATATGAAAGATATGGTATGGGGGAACTATCCTGACTTCCACGATTCAAACAAGTATGACAGCGCCAGGATTGTACAGCTGTCCTTCATCGTTACAGATAAACAATATAACAATCTTGATTTGCAGGATTACATCATTAAACGCGAGGGGTTTGATATCAACAACAGCGAGTTTCATTCTATCACAAATGAGGTATCTGACAAAGAAGGTGTTAATTTTGACGAAGCCTTCCTTGCTTTTTACGAAAGCCTCAAAAAAACTGACCACATTATCGCACACAACATTGCATTTGATATCTCTGTTATTAAATCTGAGTTGTATCGCAGAAAGCTTTTCCATATCATTGAAGAGATTGACAAAAAGAAATTGCTTTGTACCATGAGACATACTAGGAATATTATCAAGATTATCAACAAGTTTGGGAAATATAAATATCCTTCGCTAAAAGAGCTGTACCGATATTGCTTTGACAAGGAAATTGAAAATGCCCACAATTCCAAATATGATGTTATCAATCTCTATGACGCAATTAAAAGGCTCTATGATAACAAGAATCTATACTACAATCTGTAATCTGTAATAGCTATCGCAAGTATCTCATATATTATCTATTTTTATATTTTTTTTGTTATTAGTAAGTAAAATAATTATAGTGTTTGCATGATATTTTCAATAAAAATACTTTAATAATATAGAATAATATAGAAATATGATAAATTCTAAATCATTAAATAGAAGGAGAGAAATCCGTAAAAATATTAAGCCATTGCCACTGCGTAAATCATTGAATATATCAAATAGTAAAACAAAAAACAAATCTATTAAGATTAGTCCTTTACAGACATCTTTAAACAATAAAATGGTACTTAAAAAATTACCTGTAAAAATAGAAGATATTAAAAATATATTGAGTATTCCATTTAAAAAAATAGATCATAATAATAGTGTTATTAAATCCTTATTATTTAAAAAATATACAAGTAATTATGATGTGAATATAGAACTGTTAAGAATAAATATAGAAAATGGCAGAGATGGGGAATATAAGGAATATTATAAATATTTGGAAAAAATAAGAACACACCTTGATAATTATGATATTTTTAAAATAGTTAATGAAATTGAAGATTCTAATAGCGCTTCTTTCTATAATGAATTGAAGTCTCTACTACATTCATATGACCCTTTAAATATAAACAAGGAGCAATTAATAAAATTACAAAACTTTTTATTTAGCGAGAAATGTATTAAATTGTATAATAATATAATAATTCATGAATTTAGGAATGCTATTATTCATAATACAGGTGGTAGGGTTACTAAGAATACATTAAAAAATAAATTGAAAGAAAGAGCAATTACTTATTATACAATTCAATTTATATCAAATATTATTAATAATCTTTATTTAAATATTTTAAATGGAAATATTATTGAAAAAATAGAACTAATTAATATATTGGCAAACGACCATAATTTTATATTAATAAATAATCCTCGAAAAGATACAGCATTTGATAATTCAAATCTAAAAAATAGTTCGTCATTAGATTCAAATACATATATAAAGGTTAAGAGAAATAAGGAGAAGGAGCAATTTTTAGCATATTTAAAAAATAATAGGGGTTATATCAATGAAATAAATGATGCCGATTTTATTACACATACCAATTGGGAAGATATGCCTTTGTCAAAATTAAGACGTGTTATTAAAATATCTTATGTAGATAATAATAAGAACTTTTGCTACGCCTTTGATTCAAAAGCCTTATATAAATTATGGAAATATAACTATTATAGCGATAGGGAATTTAAAAACCCTTATTCGCAAAAAGAATTCACAGAAGAAGATATGAATACTATATTAATAAAATTAGGCAAAAGAGATTTTAGATATGATGAAGATGAGTACATATCTGCTATTAATACAAGACACGATGTAAAATTAATTATATCAGCTATTGAAAAAAATGACAAAGTTTATTGGGAAATTAAAATATTGTATTCGCTTGATAAAGGCCTCATAATATACAAGGCAAATAGCGATTCTTTCAAGCTTATAAGAATAACTATTAGCGGCGAAATGCCAAATATTAATAATTTATTAAATAAAATTCATTCGCTGTATGATTCTAATAAAATAATAAGCAAATTGATTCCATTTAGATTCCATCCAGCTTTTGTTAAACACAATTATGCAACAATAGATGACGCAGATACATATGATGATTTTTATGATATGATATTTACAAACTATTAGATAATACACTTCTGTTGACATATGGTGTGATTTTTATAAGATATCTCTAAATATCATTGCCATATATCGGTAAAACTCTAAAACCTGTTTTTAGATTATTAATCTATATATAATATATAAAAATGATATATTGTTGTATAATAAAACCATTAATGTATATTTTACAGCAAAACATTTAAAAAATTTATTATCATTTTATGCAGTTAAAACTTTAAATTTACTTAATAATTTATATTCTTTATTTATTTTAATATAATTAACATTATTAGAATTTTTATAAATAGTTTTTATAAAAGATTTTTTATTAATAATAACATTTACTTTATTTTTAGTTGATTTATATTCTTTATTATTTTTTTGCCCACCTATCTTTGAAAAAAAATCCTTTTTGCGTTGGGGTTGTTGTTGTTGTAGCTGAGTGGATTATATTATAATCAGTATTATCAGTTAAAAACTGTTTAAATAAAGCAGAAATTTTTCCAGCAGAACTAGGTAATAAATTATTTAATATATTATATACTTCATTATCTGCATAATATTCGTCAGCTCGACTACCGTTTGGGCCGTGGTCATAACCTGGAATTTTAATAATTCTTAATTTATTTCTATCAACCGATATTCCATTTATTTCTTTAAAATTTAATAGAGTTTTATTATCTTTATAAAATGTTTCAATAGCATATTCATAATCAACGGGATTACTTATTAAGGCATTTATCATTTTACTATAATCACTATCACTAAAATGACTAACGTGACTAACAGGACTAACAGGACTAACACCACTATGTTTACAAAACTTATTTAAAAGAGCAATTATAATATCTAAGTTTTGTTTAATTTTTTTAATATCAGTGCTATATTGTTCTTTACTAACATAATTATCTAAGTTTACTTTAATTTGTTTAATATCAGTGCTATATTGTTCTTTACTAACATAATTATCCATATACTTATTTGTTTATATCTATCTATATACTATATTTTTATCTATATTCAACGAAATACAATACAAAGAAATTTGTTTATTTTATAGATAATATGGATTTTAATGTCTACTAATGTTTTTATTTTATCAGTTTGAATTTCACAAGGATTTTTATTAGTTAAGTGTTTATCGTAGTGTAATTTTTGAGAAAAAGTGTTAGCACATTTTTATAACTATATTTACCCATTTAGTTATATATTTTATATTTATATTATTTAATAATAAAATTTTCAGCTTGTAAAATCTTCAAGGATGTAAAATATAATTCATAGACACGCAAGAGATATATTACCCAACAATAATGTTATAATATTTATATAACGGTCCTTCTCTACCTTCTTCCTTGTTTATTATAAATAGCAATAGGTCTCTATATATACACAATATATCATCGCCAACCGCTTTGATATATAGGATATATATTAGTACGATTAAAACAGAGAATATAATATCACTATGTTTCATTCCAGGATTATTATTGTATATTAGTATAAATATTGGTATTTTTCCCAAGAAATTAATCACAAAATAATAGAATAAATTACTATTTTTATTATGATAATATAGAGCTATAATAACTGCAACTGCAAAAACAATTATAGATACTCCGAGCAATACAATAGGATTATAAGGAAATATTTTTAATGCATAACCAAATGAATATAATACTATCCAAAATGATAAAAACTTATCTAATGTTATCTTGCCCATCATTTATATTATATAAAAATATAATTATATATAATAACAAATGATATCTAATATATTCATCTTAATACTCGCATCTTGTTATATATTATCGTCAGACTCATTCATTCCCTATAATGCCAATAATTATCTATTGCGTGTTTTAAATATTGGGTCGACAAGATCCGGATTCCAGAGGCATATCAGAGTCCCGAAAGCCCCAATATGCAAGAAAGATATAAATAATTGCAAAATGAGATATATGAATGATATAAGCAGACGCAATATTCTAGAATTATTGCCATATTCTGTTTTTCCTCTTGTAATTCATCCTAAATATGTATTAGGATACAAAAATACGCTTGCAGACATTAAAGATGATATTGTAATAAATAAGGTTGCTGTATTTGGAGCTTCTGGATATACAGGAGGGGATACTGTGCGAACTTTGCTAAATAAAAATATTAATGTCGTAGCTATTACGAGGAGAAATGTTGAAATTGTAGATAGAAATAATGCGAGAAGCAATACGCTTGTAATAGATAATATCAAAGACAAGGATAAAATTAAAAAGGTCGCTGGCGTTGATGTAGTAAATCCACAATCTCTTGTTGGTATATTGGATGGCTGCGATGCTGTAATTTATTGTGCTGCTTCAAGGCCTGCTGTTAAAATTACAGGAACACCAGGAACCGAAGCATATGATAGGATGCTCAATGATACCAGCCAAAATAGCCAAATAGCTGAACCAAGTAGTAACGTAGAAGATATTGGATTGGTTAATGTTGCAAAAGAGGCTATTAAGGCAAATGTTAAACGGTTGATTATAGTTTCTTCAATATGTGCAAAATGTCAACAGGGAAAAGAGAATTATGGAGAAACAATTGACCGGGGTTTTGCGACATGCGATAGCTGTTATAAAAAACAGACGGGGGAAGAAAGAGTTCGTTTATTGTATAAGAATGTCCCTGCAAATATGAGCTATACTATTGTAAGGCCTGGAATGTTATCTCCTGGCGAAAGAAGAGGCCCAAAAGAAGTAGAGTTTAACCAGGGAGTTTCAAAAAGCGGCATTATATCAAGAATTGATTTGGCGGATGTTTTAGTAGCAGCCGCAAAAACCAACAAAGGTGCACAAAAAACATTTGAAGTATATTACAAAGATACAGCACAGCCGGTAGATATGTACAAATCTCTAAAAACGTGTAAGGAGATGGGAAAGAGTGTTAAAGAGTGTTTCTTCGGCGAAGGCTATAATAACACAGAACCATTATCGATTGATAAAATGCTCAATACAACTATTAAAGGTACTATATTTCCATCGGGAAACGAAGTGTCCGGAGATAATTATGAAAAAATGTTAAATAGTCTTACAAAAGATGTATATGAAAGCTATGACATAAATGTCTTAATGTCAAAAGATATCATATAATAATGTATCGCAGTATTGTATTCATATCAATAATATATATAAATATTATAACATATATATATATATATATATAAAATGAATAAGTATATTATTTTGTCGCTATTGTTAATCAACGATTCTCTTTCATTTTCAACAATATCAAATCTAAATAATTTAAGACTTAGAAAGAATGTCGCTGCACTTAGAGATAGACCAAGTGCTTCTAATATACAACGAAGGGAAGTTTTTAGAATTGCAAGAGTTATTACAATTCCATATGTATTCGGTAATTTTATTGATATTGCAAATGCAGCAAAAAAAGAAGATAAAAGCATTGAAACACTAAGAGAAGAAGCTAACAGAATTATTGAGATTATTGAAGTACAAAAAGACACCTTTAATCTACCAGCAATTGCAGAAGCTAACAAAAATATACTGAGAGACAGCAATAGTGCTGCGAATGCTGCGAATGCGGACGTAAACGCAGTTGCAGACAGGGATAACTTTGCTACTATTAAGGAGGCTAAAAATATTAGCGAGAAGGAAGAGATTAGGAATACCTTGAATATTATTCTTAATGACTTTAAAAAAAAAGGCAATGAGAAGCCAGAAGAAGCTCTAAAAACTCTTCAATCTTTTTGCGCTGACTCTAATGTCATTAAATCAAAAGAAGTATCTAAACTAACGCGGCTATTTGCCGATGGAAAATATGGGATTTTTCTGGGTAAGTTTGATAACTACTATATTACAAATTATAACAAAATATATGATACAGATGATGAAAAAACATATTACGAAGTAGATATTAAACTTGAAGCTTCATATAAAACAATGATATACAATAGTATTCAATTTGACGAGATGTATTATCCTGAAAACGCAGGAGACCCTTGCTATATCATTTATAGATGGATATTTGTAAAAACAAATGATAAATACATGATTGATGGCTGCTATCTTCTCCACAAACAATAGCTGACAAAATGACTTTATAAACGAGGCTGTATAGCAGGCTCAATGTTTTTCAGAGGAATATTAACATTAGTTGCAGCATCAGCAGATTCGGTATTTACTCTCTCGTTTTCTAATTGTGTAAAAGTAGTTCCTTTATAACTTCCCAATTTTAATTCGCTCTTTTTTATTTGATTATCTCGCAAATATTTAACAATTACCTTGTCGCCAGGTCGGTATTTCTTCAATATTACATTCAAATCATTAGGTCCGTCTATATCACTGTCGTCAATAGATAATATAATATCCCCTACGCTATCTACTCTCTGTGTTTTATTATTTCTTACAACTCCTCGCAATCCTGCGTCATATGCAGGTGATTTATCGGGAACTTCAAGAATTAGCAAGCCCTTCTCAATTATAGGGATACCGCTTTTTTCAGATTCTAATACAGAAGGATTCCTTTCCATATATGATATTCCCAAAATAGCCTTTTTTACAAAGCCAGTTTCAATAATATCTGTAATAGATTTCAAAGCATTTGCAATAGGTATCGTAAATCCTATGCCAGCAGAAACACCAACGCCAAGAGATGCTGTATTTATCCCCAACAATTCACCTTTGCTATTTAGCAAGGGTCCCCCGCTATTTCCTGGATTTATTGCCGCATCTGTCTGTAAAACATTATATATCTTGCGACCCGTAGGCGCAGTAATCTCCCTGTTAGTAGCCGAAATTATACCAGCAGTGAATGTATGGTCCTGACCAAAAGGATTCCCGACAGCATAAGCATTTTCGCCTACACTCGGTTTAACATTATTATTGTATTTAATAACTTGTAAATCGGTCTTGCTATCCACATCAATTTTGAGAACGGCAATATCAAGGTCTGGATCAATTCCTGTCAATTTAGCTTTGTAATTCTTCTTAACATTATTTTTATCCGTTATAGTTATTATAGCATTATCTACCTTATTTATTACATGAAAGTTAGTTATAATATGACCCTCTTTGTCCCATACAAAGCCTGTTCCAACTCCCTTGGGCAAATCCTCCTTATTCAGATTATATTTATCAGCCATCGCAGTATATTCGGTGCTTATATAGCAAACTGAGGGAATTGAATTATAAAATATATTAGATTGCTTCTTCTCAATATTAGGCAAAACATTATTATACAAATATATAGAATTGATACCCAATAAGTTCGTGCCCAAATACATTAACAATATATTACGTCTATCATAAATCTCACCCGCTCCACCTGTCTTATCAGAAGCCTTTTTACACATTTTGAGAGCCATTGGTTGTCTTAGCATTTTTTTATACGGATATAGGTAAGATTCTCCAAAACTTGAAAATAATAAAAAAACACATATTACAAAGTTCAAGCAATTACTAAACATTCTTTTCTAATATAATTATTATTGCTGTAATATTTATATAATTACAAAGATATTAAGAGATTTGTTTCCAGGTTTCTCCGCAATGTTCGCATACATATAGATATTTCATATTCTTATTGTCATATTTGATATATATTACTTGCTTTTTGTCATCGGGAGCATTGCAATTCTCATTGGGACAATTAATTAAAGGGTCCTTGATTCTTCTAAGAGTAGGATCATAACGCAGATACTTATTGACATGCTGATTATACAATAAGTCATCGCCGCTGTAAAAAGTTTTTGAGATATTAATAGCAGTATTAACAGTCTCTACTTTTTCAAAATCACAGTGCTTGCAAAACTTTACCAACTTTTTTTCCTCATTTGATTTAACATATAACATATTGTCGCATATTTCGCAGAACTCCATTTTATTATAGTAATAAGAAAATTAAATCTTATATAATCAATTTTTATCATATATCATATATCATATATCTGAATATTATATCTCAATTATCATCATCTTCATTATCCAATTTATAGGCGATTCCGCGCCATCCCTTGTTATCATATGGAACGCATAGAAGTTTCTCAAAATACGCCTTCAATTGATTCCTATCAGGACACTTTTTACCCTTTACAACATTAGAAGTGCACCAAATACGGAAATCGTTATATAGTTTAGTAATAGTAACTCTCGGCTCTTTAATCTCCTCGTCAATAATAATCTTCTCATTAATAAATTGTCCAATAACATCATTATTCTGTTTATAACTCTCTGTTGCTATTCTTACCTCAGAAGGCTCTATGATAGAAGATGGGTTAATATGCTTATGTCTCTCAATTAGCATACTTATGAAAACCTCCTTCCACTTATCGAACTTATCAGTCAATTCCAAATCCATATGAAACTCATTTTTACTCGGAACAGGATTTTCACAGAATCTACTAGAGAAATTGCAAACCTTAATACGCCTCCAAGTACCACCATCATCACTAGGAACCTCTGGCAATTCATTACATGTCAAAATCATCTTAAATTGCGGCTTAAACTCATAAGGCTCTTTAAACAATGTTCTTACCAAAATCCTGTCCTGTCCCGAAAGCTCCTTCATAAGACCTATATTAAGTCTTTCATTCTCACTCGGCTCCTGCATAACTGCAAATCGTCGCCCCTTAGTTCTTTCTAATTCACTTTGTGCCGCATTACTTGCAGCGCGTTTTTGCGTTAAAAGAGCTATCGGTAAGATACAATAATATTCACCGATGGCCTTTTGAATTAAATCCAACATTTTTGATTTCCCATTACTGCCCTGTCCAGTAAATATATAAAACCTCTCTTGCGAAATGCTACCATCAAGAATACACGATAGAATATCCATAACATAATTTCTCAGATTTTTATTAGTAAATATCTTCGCAAAGAAATCATTGATATCAGCAATCTCAGGAAGGTCGCTATTATATTTGACATAGCTATTTTTAGTAGACAACAATATATAATCATCGGGCATCCCATCGCGAAATATATGAAGCTTCAAGTCATATACACCATTCTCAAATCCTATCAAATGCGAGCGACTATCTAACAACTCCTCAAACTTATCATCGATAAATAGCGTCCTACATTCTTTCATAATAGAATCTTTGAAACTTGCATTTTTCAATTGTTTAGCGATACTTATACACTTTTTACTCTTCTCCTCATTAATCGTTTTCATAATAGGGTCCTCGCAATGTTCGGCGTAATGTTGACTCCTTTCCATAAACTTCTTACAAATATCAACACTCAATATCTTTCTCAATTCCAGACCTTCGCGTGCCCTTACCCATTTATGTTTTTCTCTATCATATTTATACCAATTATCCTTAGTAATTGCCTTAAACTCGTCTTTAAATATCGCATATACAACGCATGCTATATCAAAGTGCGAACCATCGCTACCCAAAGCATCGTCAATAAGCCTGATGATAGATTTATTTACGACATCATTATACTTTGTCAAATTGTCCTGTTTTGCCCACCATCTCAGCGTTCCGATGCCCATATTATCTTTTCGCATCTTGTCCCACAATTGCTGACATTCGCCCTCAATATATACACTGCTAATTTTGGAGAAATCTACCCAAGTTTCCAAGAGCCTGTAATCTATATTGCGCAATACCCAACCAAGATTAATCCAGTCGGTATAATTATCCGCCCGGCTCGTCGAAAGACATTCATTCACCAGCTTTTTAATAAATATCAATTCATCCTCTGACACATACCTCTTATCATTATTCAATGCCTTGCCCAAAATATTGTTCTGAACCTTGCTTTTCAATTTTTGGTCAAGGGCCGGTAAAATATGCTTGCTATACTGGGTAATTTCCGTAGCAAACTCTTCTTTAATACAATTGATATCATAATTCATTTTTTTTCGCATAGAAAATAGCTTGATGAACTTGATTTCATCGCGAGCATTTAAAGTATATTCTATCTTCTCAGTTTTATCTCCCGCATATTTATATATTGAAGATACACGATAAGTGTCACAATCTGGCTTTTTACTACCATACATTTGCCAACAATTTACATCAATAATTGCCTTATCTACAATAGATTCATAGTCATTGCAAATTGGCAAATCTTTAAAAATAACATCACCAATATCTATAATCTTTCTTCTAATAAAATGCTGAGCATTATTAGCTATAATAATATTTGGAAAGATAATATGAATACCATCTTTCAATTTATTTCTAAACTCAACGGGATTCGGTTTTTCCATAACATAAGCAATTTTATCCTCGTCGGATATATTCAAATATTTATTAATTATGCTAAAATAACTATCAACGATTTTGTATATATTTTCATCTCCATATAATCTTTCATATTTTCTGTTATTATTTAAGGAAGAGTTTGAAGATTGGGAACTGTAAAGTCCCGATTTATCATCAGGAATAGTAAAACGAAAATCAATATCTACGCGTAAGGGACTCGGTTCCAATGGTTTTTCGGTGAAATACAAAGAGACACCATTCGTCAAGGCTAAACTATATAAATTGATGAACTCTTCGTAATTTTCATCAGGTATATTTAAACTAACTTTTGGTGAACCTATACTCGTATTTGTGAATATTTTCACCCCTTTCTCCACACGATATTTATTTATAAAAGAGCGTAAATCTTCGTTTATACCCATACTTATAAATATATTACTTTATATATATATCAATTTTTATTTTTATACATATTTTGACATTTCAATATTTTGATTTTAGAGACCTTCCTATAATATTTTATAGCAATAATATAGATTATAATAGTTTTTATTATGGAAAAAAATGCAGATAAAGTCTTAAAGAATACCAAATATTGTAGTCCCAAAAATATTAACAACCCAACACTATTTAATAAGAAAACGCTAATATTATTAATAGATACTTGGAATGCCAGCAAGGATAGCAAAGGCGGAACAGCAATTGCTGATAAAATAGAATATAAAAAGTCATTTAATGTCGCTAAATTATCTGAGCTATTGAATGCTAAAATAAAACCTATATGTAATGATAATGAATATTGGTGTTGGCCAGGTGCTATAAAAGAAATGACGAAAGATTCGAAGACGAAAGAAATTATAAAAAAAATAGAAGAGAATGAATTGCGCCCAGAGATGCCTATCGAATGGTACAAGAATCCTATTGAATGGCTATCTAATTATGATATAGAGGACGTAATGATACAGTATAATAATGATAAAAAATATAAATATTGTTTTTTAGGAGTTTTTCCAATTGATTTCTCAGAACAAGATAGTTTTGGAAGATGCTTGTACAGCCAAATATGTTCACTTGATATCAATAAGTATATTAATAAAAATATAAGATATCTCGGGCTGATTACAAATCTTGATAAACACGATGAACCCGGGTCTCACTGGACTTCTACATTCATCATATTAGACCCTAAAATAAAATGTTATGGAGCTTACTATTACGACAGTAATGCTATAAATACCCCTTCTTATGTTTCAAAGTTTATTAATAATATAAAAACACAATTGAAAAAAAAGTATCCAAATAATGTGTTTAAAATACATAATAATAATATTAAGCATCAGAGGAAGAATACTGAATGCGGAATGTTCTCTATGGCTTATCAAATAAGGTGGTTAAATGGTTTGTTAAAATATAAGGAGTTGAATTTTAAATCTCCACATGAATATTCAAACTTTGTTGAATATATAATTAAAGATAATAAAATTAAGGACGAATCTATGGAAGAAAGCAGAACATATCTATATCGTCCCAATTTCAAGAAATACATAAAAGATAGAAACATAACCATCTAATATACAACATTATCTATGATATAAACATCTATTTTCTATATTATATTATAATAATGGGGGTAATAGATGATTTTAGACAAGATAAAAACAAAATAGCAATAAATATAGCTACTGAGAAAATGATAATGGATAAATATAATTTAAATATAGATAAATTAGAGTTGAAGGGAATCGTAGAACAAGTTATAATTTCAATATGCAATGATGCAATTTTAATAAAAAGAATTGGCAAATTGATAGAATTAAATACAATAGCCTTAACAAAAATCAAGGATTATATAGAGGCCAATATTATAAATAAAAGTGCGAATACCGCTATAAGTGAAGAATTAAAAACAGCCGACGATGTTCTAGATAGCATTAGTAAATATAATACAGACGAGCTATTATCAAAAGTAATAGAGTTAGAAGAAAAAAGAAAAACTGTAAATACGCTTGCATCTAGTGAAAAAAAAGCAGCAATTGAAAACATAAACTCAAACATTTCCTCTGCTACGGCTTCTGCGACATCGGCAACATCTACGAATGCATCAACATCAGCGGCATCAGCGGCTACTACAACAGCTTCTGCACTATCATTTTTACCAACACAAACATCACAGAAATATTCGCTTGTTAATAATGTTAACGTTGAAAATCTTGAAACAATTGCTTATATTATTGAAAAAATGGAAAGTATTATGAATAGCAAGAAAAATATCAATTATAAAACCCTTATAATTAATAGCTATAATAGAGACTGGACTATATATAATAATAGAAATAATTTATCATTATCTATAAATATTGATTTAACTAAAAATGTCATTGAACCTAAAAAGCTGTTGATGCCCAAATATGTCAAAAGCATAACACCCTATATCACAATGACTATTAATGATGGAAAAAAAACACAAAGATTTCAATTTATTCTGAGCATATCATCTACACCATCATCTGTTTTATCGGCGAGTGGAGAAATTACAAGTATAAGCACAGAGGGAAACTGGGATACATGGATAATAATGAATAATGAATTGGAGACAATAAATAATATTGTACAGCTAAACAATAAAGAATGGCTTATATCGTTTACTGACTTTTTAAATAATGAATTGGATTTAGGTAACGACTGTATAAATATAAATAGAATTACCAAAACATTCAATGATAATCAATATAATATTATAACAGAAAAAACAGATATGTTAGGATACAGTGGTTATCATCTTGATTTAATTAACAAATATGATAATATCTTGTTAAAAACGAGCGATGACAACGATATACTATTAAAGGTTTTAGAAATTGACGACAACAATATAACAGTATTATATAATAAGTCCAATGGTGTCGAATATGTCGGAGGAGATATAACCGATATAACCGAGGCGTATTTGCTCAATTATAAGGCTCAATATAGTATAATATTAGCTTATCATTCGCGCATATATAAATAATTAGTGCGAAAGGCAATTACATTAGTAATACAAGAGTTCCTGAGAATATAAATATAAGCATAGATATTATATCAAGTCTGTATTGTAATTTTATTTTTTCTTCTTTTGTAATGTTATTTTCAAATTCGCCAGATAATATATTATCAAAATTGAATGTATATATATAATTATATATATATGTGTAATCTAAAATATCTCCTAAATTGTTTACAAAGTTATCCGTTTGTATTATTATTATAACAAGAAGGGAAAATATTATAAATAGCATGACATGTAATATAATTCCTGGCGTATTTATGTGCATATTTAAATAATTAAATACAATTCGTAGCTTATATGAATCAAGATTGATAAATACAATAAATAATAATAATATTAAAATGTATAATGTCGCATATATTAATATAGCATACCGTAGGGATTTAATAAGATTATAATCTATTAAAAACTCAAATAATACCATAATAATTGTGCGAATTAAAAACATTAATCCGAGGAAAACAACTTTGTCTTGAAAAGTAATTTTAAGAACTATTTCAGGATCCAAATCATATAATATTAGCTTATTTTTGAGTTTCTCGCCTTCGTTAATATATGTTAGGGGATTCTTGCCCTTTTCATTATTATAATAAGCCTTAACACCATCATTATATTCATTCCATATCTGCTCATATAATGTTTCATTTTCACTATATTTTTTCCCAGAAGCATTATTAGAACCTACTGCGTTATCATCGTCGCTATCAAATAAGGGTTTCAATTCTTCTATAAATGCGAATAAATTATTATTTTTCTGGTCATCATCTCTAATTAATTTATATAAGTTTCCATCCAATAATTTTTTTAATCTACCCTTTTCTTTTTCATCTTCTTTAATTCCTCCTCCATCTGCATCGTAATAAGGCTGATTTTGTTGTTGATTGCTTCTACTTATATTACTAGCTTTTCTATTATCTGCTCCAACAACATCTTTTATATCATTAATTTTTTTACTATTAGAAGAAATATCAATTTTGATATCTCCCAATTCCTTATCTATCCTATATATTTCCTTATTATAAACTTCAATAATATCATTATTATTATTAATCTGCGGATTATCATCTATTATATATTTTAGCTGACCAACCTTTATGATATATTTAACAAAATCATTGTATTCTGTTGCATAAGGCAGATTTATATCTATGCATGCTTTGTATAATTTTTTCAATTCTTCCTTAGTAACTTTTAAAGAAGCCGTTAATTGTTTTTTTCTTTCTTCTAGATCTTTACTTTTCTTCTCATTTTCACTATTTTGATTTTGTAAATCATAAAGCTTTTTCTTCGTCTCTTCGCTTTTCAATTCATTCGCGCCAAAATTAAATTTATGCCTAAAATTTTTAATTAATGAATTAATTTCACTCTCTTGTTCTAATAAAGTTTTTGACAGTGTATCAAACTCTTTTTCTATTTCTTGTATATTATTCTTTTTTTCAGTATCTATTTCCTTATAGTTATTCTTAATCTCCGACAATTTATTAATTTCACTATCATATTTCTTTTTTAAATTTGTAATTCTTAAAATATCATTTCCCATATCTGTATTAGAATTATGTGCAGGACTTTTTGAATGTTCAGTTATTTTTTGTATATTCCTAGTAATTTCTCCAAGAGCCGTCTGATGAGATTCTATAATGCTAGTAAAAACAGCTACTTTTGTAACTTCATCGTTATCTGTTTCTGTACTTGCTGCCGCATCTCCTGTATCATCTTTGCTTTTAATAACTGATTTAATTAATCTTTTTGATTCTTTTTCATCATTTGTAAATTTACCATATTCTTTTGCCAAATTTATATATATATCTGTTAGATTTTTAAAATATTCCTTCCCTGAATTTTCTGACATTTTATCTCCAATACCTTGCTGTTGATTCCCCTGATTTCTAATATTACCAGCATTTTCTTTCTGCCCACCTACTTGTTTGTTCATATCTTCAACAGATGTATTCTTTATAATATTTAAGGATTTTATTATTGCTAAATATCTATAACTGTCTTCAATCATCCTGTCTTTAATTTTTTCTATAAATTTATCAAAAGTATCAAATGTAATAGTTTTTAAATCAATCTTACTGTTTATTTTTTTAGGACTTTTCTGAAAAAACTTTTTGGTAAAATCTGCTACTTTACTTAAAGATTTTGAGTTTTGCAAATTAGTAATATGGTCCTTAAACTTCTTATCATTAATAAACATTTCTAATATATTTTTATCAATTTCTAAATATGTTTGATATCTGCTTTTTGTATCATCAGATACGGAAGATAATAATTTATCGGTTATATTTTTTATTTCAGCCGCAGTTCCACCTTTTGTTTCTTTATTACCACCCTTCTTCAATGTAGTTAAATTATTAAATATTTGAGCCCTTTTATTAATTTCGCATAATATTTTATTAAAAATAGTAGAGCCGTTTTCAGATTCAGATATAGAACATATTTCCTTAGGTGTTTTAGTAGTACCTATAATTTCTTTAATGGATTTTTTAATTATTTTGTTGTTTCTTCCAATTTTAAGCTCATATATTATAGAAAGTTTATCATAAATATTATCTATTAAATCGTATTTTATATCATCATCGCCGCTAATAATATCGTCCTTTAATTTTTCTACCTTTTTAGTAAAATCTTTGTAAAAATCTAAAATTACTAAATTATCTAAGTCACTGTAATTACTTTTCTTAAATATACTATTTAGCTTATTTAAATCGTCATATATTTGCGATTTTTCTTGAAAATCATAATTTGTGTAATTATATTCCAATAATGGTTTAAAATAAACAAAAGTTTCATCATCCTTAGTTATCTGAATAATTGGTATGTAACCGTCGTTTATCGAACTATCTCTATAATTTTTTCTCAATGCTATATCGCTATTAAATATTTTTTCAGGTATCTCAATATCATCACTATCATCGGGCTTTTCATTATATATATTTGAAATATATTTTGTCAATTTCTTAATTGCTATCTCATCATCACCTTCTCCTTGAATAATTGTATATATTATTTTATCTTTCTCAGTAGAGCCATCGCTATATATCGCATCTTCACTTATGTCTACTTTTACCCATCTTCTGTAATTGTATCTGTATTTATTTTTGAATTCAAGCTGAAAGTATTTTATCAAATCTTTAATCAAATCAACTCCAATTTTCGTATTATCCGATAGAGTTATATATTTTGAATTATAATCATTTTTGTTTAAACTATTTAATGCATCAACTCTTTTGTCTGGCATAATTTGATAAACTCTATTATAATTAATAGATATAACTTTTTATTAAAACTTCGTTGCTATTATACTTGTTAGTACCCAAATAAATATAGTAAATAACGATAATGATTTTGACAGCTTCTTTCTCTCTTCATATGATATAATATCCTTGTCCTTATCTTTGTTTTCTTCTTCAATATAGGTGTTTTTCTTTATATTTAAAATTATAGGAACTATTAATAGTACGCATATTATACAAGAATGTACTAATAATCTCGTTATTCCATTTGTTCCCATATAGAAATAATAAAATATAGAGCGAATGCTATTCATAAAATTATCAAAGTTCATATAATCTACCTTCGTCGTATTATCAATATTTACAAATAATACTATAAACCAAAATATAGCAAGATATATAACGGCATAATAAAAAAATCCTTCTTCAAAACTCTTAATTATATTAATATCAACTGACCATTGAATAAGTATTAGCGATAAATATCTAATAAAAAATGTAGTTATTATAAATACTAATCTATCTTCTACTGTCAATTCTAAATAATTAAAGGTATTCTCCGGATCATTCTCAAACTCTATTATCTTTTTCTTAATTTTATCATCAAGTTTTTTTATATCTGTCTTATATTGACTCTTTTTATCCGTATCACTTTCATTATATAGGTCAGCTTCTTTTACATCGCGTTCATCATAATAATCATCAATTTGCTTATTAAAATCTGTTATTTTATCACCAGTTTCTTTGTTTGGATCTTGATTCCTTTCATAAATGTTTACATTAAGTTTTGATATATTAGGCATATCATAGTCTTTTTTTAAGACATCTTTCAATTTAGATTCTTTATAATTGGTCAACACGCCACCACCCCTACTGCTGCTACATCCTTTGCAATCTTTTCTACCACATCTGCCACAACAGCTACATCCTTTGCAATCTTTTCTACCACAGCTGGTGCAAGGGCTTTTACCGCTGCCGCCACCTACTGTTTTATCTAGTTTATTGTTATAATAATTTAGTTCTGTTAATAATTTTTTTTCCATACTATTTAAATCTTTTATGGCATTCAACTTTGTATATACTTTCTTAATAATCTTAGGGTTCTTGTTATATATTTTTAAAAGCTCTGTATAGAATCTATATCGTGAATTATAGTTCTGTTTCAAATCTATATCTTGAATCAATATATCAGCCGGAGATATATTATAGATATCTTCATTATCGTCTTTGTCAGGTTCATATGTGTTATTATTGAATATATTAGCGAACTTAATTTTTTTATCCATTATTAATTAAAAATAATACTTCCTTATAGGTATTATAGATAAAAATAAAAATTATAACTATCGAAATGAGTTATTGTTAATTATGAACTATATAGAACATTTTGAATATTATAGCAAATAGAAGCAGTATAAATAGTATAAAAGCTAAAATATAATTAAATGCAGAATAATAATAATAATAGAATATATACATAAAACTCAATATTACTATTGTCCAGAATATTATTAGTATTATAACAAAAGGCGTAGTATATAAATTATTATATATTGAGTGTTTGCTGCGAAAACCCTTAATTAGCTTATCTAATTTTGCCGATAATTCCTTTTTATAATCCATGCCTGATATGAACTCTTTTGCATAATCTTCTTTTGTAAATGTATTATTTTTAGATATTCTATTGAAGTTTCGCGATAACTGCTTATAATTAAAAGGTATATACGAAGCAGGTATATTATCGCATGGAAATATACCAAATAAATATAAATATTTCATATCATCTTTTGGACTATATGTTGTATCTGCAAATATATTAGTAAGTAATCTATATCTATAATCTTCGTTTATATTTTCTTCCTTAGAATACAACATATAATTGTAAGGTTGTTGAAATTCCCTTAATATTTCACTATCCGCCATTATTATAAATGCCCTCTTTATTTAATGTATTAAAATATTTTATTATTATGTAATCCAATTGAATAAATAATTCCTAACATTATCAAATTTACCGTATAGTTAGTTGCAAAATCATAACTTATACACTGATTGGCTTTGTGTAAAATATTAATATGATTATCGTGTGCATCCCCGTTTTTATTTTTTATATTACTTGTGCCTACTTCTGCACCGGTACCTCCTTCTTCATTCATAACAACATCTCTATTATCAACTTGGTAGCATATAGTCTTAATTACATTCTCTAAATAATTATCACTAATATTAGATACATTTATTTTATAGGTTTCTATAATATTTGTATAAACATACATAACATCACCTACATCAATCACCTTATCACTTGTCAAAGCAGTTGTAGTAGTATCAGTACTAGAAGCAGCTTTAGAATATTTAAAAGTATCTTCGGCCAATTCAAAAGTCTTTTTATCAAAGCTTTTATCAAAGCCCTTTGTATTAGATATTAAGGAAATTAGTCTCTTATTTTTATATTGATGTAAATAGTTATTTGGTTTTATAATTCCTCTTTCAATTGCATTTTTTTTTATCTCTATTTTTATTTTATCGGTATCGGGCATACTATCATAGCTAATACTTAAAATGTAATTATATTGGAATAGTGAAATTATATTCATATAATTATTAATAATCTCTTGTATTTTCTCTTTTTTATCTCCCTTACCAATATATATTTTAATATCGTTATCAATTTTAATATATGGCTTTTTATCATCATCATAAATCTTATCAAAAACGGATTGTTTAAATCTAAACTTGTGAGGTATCAATTTGCCACTCTTATCTTTTTCAAAATAAAAGTTATCCTTAACAAATGCACTCTTTTTATAAGCATCCCTATTATTTCCAAATAATTCTAAACATATCAATATAATATTTAGAATTTTTTTTTCAGAATATGTTATAAAAGATTTAACAAAGTCTTTATAATCAAACCCTTGTTTTGTAATATATTCCTTAGTGTACGGCACATTTCCTTTTTTAATATTTTTATTTATATACAGGTATAATTTGTGAAGATTTTTATCAGAAATGGGATTTTTAATTTTATCAAAATCATCTTTAAACTCTTCGTTTATAATTATAAATTGGTTATTGTAATATTTTTTAAACTCATTATAATCTATTGTTTCTTCTTTGCTATATATACCATCAGCTATTTCGTTTTTGTGGTATATTGTTTTATATTTCGGCGCTGTATCATAGTTATTGTCGCTATATAAGAAAGATGCAAGTACATTTGTTATTATATATAAATCGTAATAATCGTTATCGTATTTATCTTTGCTATTGCTATGAAGTTTAATAAAAGGAATTATAAGATTATTCATATCATTTAAATCACGTTTGTATGAACTGTCAAATATGCCATATATTACATTCAGATTATAATTTGTATTAAAGTTCATAAATAAATATATATATATTACAAATATAAGCAATATCAATAAAGGCATAATTATATCATAAGAAAATGCCATTAATGACGCATTTTCATTTCTGTATAAAAATATTATTAATAGGATAGCTATTAATATAATTATTATTATAAAGTATATTAAGAACTTTATATTTTTAACAAAATATTTTCCTATTTTATATTCTACATCAGATGCGCTGATATCATTGTTTGAAATATTAAAATATTGTTCATAAAATGTATTTGAAGAGCTATATGATATATCTGCTGAGAAGTTTTCCTTAATCTCTGTAATATTACTCAAAATATCATATTCTTTGCCAAAAAACGGCTTTTTATTATTAGAAGCCTTTGCAACCTTGTCATATTTAGAATAGTTTGTTATCTCTCTAATCAAATTAACTTTTAAAACAGAAACAGTATTATTATCCATGGCATCTGATGTAATTTTTTTGCTATTTGCTCTCTGGTATTTTAAATATTTAATTAAATTCAATAAATATGTATGCTTATCGTAATCAGGATATATTGTATCCTTTATGTACTGATAATTGGTTGAATTGTCATTATCATATATATCCTTGCTTGTATATGTATTCCAATAATTTATTTCATTAATGCAAAAATACATTAAAACATCAAGTAATACATTGTACCTATTTTCAAAATCATCCTTTAATGTTATAGTAGCAGAAGTCGGGGTAGTAGTAGGAGAAGTCGGGGTAGTAGTAGGAGGAACAATATAATTAAACAATATCAATATTTTATTTAATTTTATATCATTATCATCATTATCCTTGTTAAAAAGCCCGATTCGTATATTATCTATCATATAATATTTATTGTACGATGTGTCAATCTCTTTATAATTATTTATTATTGTTTCTAGTGCATCTACTTTATTTTTTAAAGTATGTATATCATTTTTATATAGTTCATAATTTATTCTATATTCTGTAAAATATCTTATATTGCCTACTATATTATCTTTTAATTTATCAGTTATTTTATAAGGGATTAATGGTGAAATGTACTTAAAATAATAATTAATACGAATATTTTTTAATTCATAATCATATGCGTTATCTTTTTTATCCAAATAGTCTATATCGTCATATAATACAGCGTGTATTTCTTTTTTATCTGTTTCTAATGTATTTACTGTAACTCCATATTTTATATTTTCTACTTTGTTATCATTAGAATGCATTATATCCAGCCCTGTATGTATATCTGGTCGTGTTGAAATAGTATTTGTATAACAACTTGATAATATATTTTCTCTTTTTAGTTCTACGTTTTCAATTAATACCTGCTTATAATTTTTTGTTATAATATCTCTATAGTTATTGTTATTCAATTTAGGATATTTATTGTCTGCAAATGACAGTAGTATATTCATAATATTTAATAATAAATATGTCAACAATATCGTAATTATCAGATAACCCATACTCATATTTTGATTGATTGTCGCCAATTTATTAACTCCCAATGGATATGTATAAATATAGTTATTACACCATGTTGTGCTAAAAATATATACGAAAAATATTGTAACTATTACAAGCATAATATAATTATATATACTGTTAATGTGAAACACTTTATTAAAATCGCTAACGATTGGATTATCTATATTAAAATAGTTTCTATATCCCTCTGTTTCTGTCGGGGCATATCTCGCAATAAGAATCACTATTATTAGTACTAATGTTAAAAATGCAAATATATATGGAATGTTTTTTATTATTGTTATACATATCGTTCCTCCGTCATTACTTATGTATGGATAATATAAATTATTATATTTAATAAGGTTATAATATGTATTAATATAGAATATTATGATTATTAGCAATATCATAAAGTAGTATGTTTTAGTGTTATAGAAATCGTTTGGTAAGAGAAGTTTATAGCTATTCTTAGCTATATTAAATCTTCCCGTCTCAGCTTCGCAATAAATATCGTTGCAATGCTTTTTAATGTTGATGTCGGCGACATCTTTAATATAGTTTATTTGAAAAAAAGATGTCGATATATTTTTTAATTCATTTATAAAAATTATTATCATCATAATAAATACGATAAATATAATGATACGCATTTTAATAAGTATAAAGAAAAAAAGAAAATGAATCTATTCAAGTTTTTTTTTAACAATATAGCCCGATATAAACAATACGAATACTATAATCGTTATTACTGCAATTGTTGTAAAGTTGGATTTAGAAGCTTGTGAAAGCATATAGACGGGAAAGAATAATATTATGAAATATACAATAGTGAATCGCGTTACATCTTCAATCTCTTCGTTGCATTTTTCTATTGTCTCCTTATTATTATAATACCAAAAGTTATCTATATTTTCTAATGTTATTTTATAATCGTTTATATTATGCAGATATTCGCGATTATCCATGATATTTCTATGTAAAATGACGAGTTCTTCTATCAAATCTTTTGTAAATATAATTTCGGCGACAGAAGATATATCGTCTCCGCTGTACCTTTTTATAATAGTCATAAACTCATTATTTGGGAAAGCTGGTTCCGTTTTATTTTCTTTTATCAATATATCAAATTCTTTTAAAAGCATTATGTATTCGTATGCTTTTGTATCAGCATATATCTCGGTTATTTTTTTTAGGATTAGTGAAAATATTATAGTTATTACGGCAACGTGTAGAAATATATAACTAGATGAATGTAAAAAATAGTCGTATTTAAAAATACTGTCCTTGTTTTTAATATTATATGATATGTTAATAATATGTAATATAAAGAATATCCACATTACGATAAATAAAGGTAAACTGCTATGTAAATAATCGTTATATACCTTCATAATATTGAACTCACCATTAACAATGCTCAGGTCACGATTGATATTTATAATATCATTATGTTTGTCAGTAGGCTTCTTCTCAGTAGTATAATTTTTAAAGTTCTTCTGAATTACATTAAAATCGAATAGATGATTGCATAGATTCCACATATAAGTATTTTTAATATTAATATCAGATTCATAGATATTTTTCTTAGAATCGCATATATTGTTATAATTATTTATATTATTATTTAAATCCTTAGCATAATTTAAGTAAATTAGAGGGAGGAAGCTTATTATTGATAATATCAATATTAGTAATGATATTAATATTAATTCAATATTTTCAATCATTTATATTCTAATATATATTATTATATTATATATTTTCTACATCCCCCTCCTACTTTCATCACTTTCATATATAGGTGGTGTGTTTTTATCAATCTCGTTTTGTTCATTAATTTTATTATTATATGATTTATCTGCAAAGGGATTTTCACCATTATTAATCATATTAAAAAAATCGGTAGCTGCTGTTGTAAATTGTTTAATATCTTTATTATCGCTCTGAAAACTTTTATTACGACTATAAACATTTTCCGGATTAGCTATAATATCTCTCAGATTTTCAAATGACATTGTTGGAATACTCATTTTATTATATTATTATTTTATTATTTTACTCAGATAATCCTCATCATCATGAAAAAATATCAAAAACTAAATACTTCCTTATCAAAAATGTAATAAAAATGAGTAAAAATTATAAAAATTGATTGTCATTTATAAAATGATTATTACCATAAACCACGATGTCTGCCAAAACTCTCTCCTTTATTTACAAGGAAAAGATTGTCGAAATGCCCGATGCTATTGATGATGCAAAGGAAGTTGCGAATTATCACAAAGAAGCTCTCAAATATGCCGTTGAAGAAATGAAGGGTAAGAAAGTCAAGGGAAAAGACAAGAAGGTGGCAGCTGCTGAAAAAGACGAGAATGGCGAAGACAAGGTCAAGAAACCTCCTACGGAATATCAGGTGTTTGTTAAGGAATATCAACAAGTCATCAAGGAAAAGTTTCCGGATTTGCCGAGCAATCAAAGATTCGGTAAGATTGCCGAAGAATGGAAGAAGCGCAAGGAAGAAAAAGCCGGTGTAGCTCCTGCTCCTGCCGTTGTAAATAATTTCATGAAGGTGGAAGAAGTATCTCCGCCAACAACCGACAACGAAGAAGAGCCTAAGGAAAAGTCCAAGCTTACTCCCAGGGCAAAGGTGGCTCTTCTCAAGCAGTGGCGTATGAAGCTTGGCGAAGCATCTCAGCCATCAACCGACAAAGAAGAGGAGCCTAAGGAACAGCCTAAGTCTCCAAGTGAAGAACCAGACGAAGAAGCTGTGGAAGAGCCTCCTGTGCCCTTGAAGAAAAACAAGAAAACTCTTCCGCCCATCAAAATCCCAGCCAATAAGGTTTAAATATTTGCTGAGATGGTTGCGATGTGTGTATTAGCGAGTAGTAGCAATTAAATGATAATATTAAGTATTATATGTTATATATTTTTCTTATGAATATGCAATATATCAAATAAAAGATTTATTGGCAAAGAAAAAATAGGCTTGTGGGCGCTGAGATAATCTATATATTTTTTATAATTGTGTAGAATGTTGCAAATCCGTCAGCTATGTTAACATTATTATTATAGTTTGACATTCTGATATCAAAATGGCTCCAGTTATTCCTATATTTTTTTGGTATAAAGTTCATCAAGAACAAGCTCGCCATTAAACCCTCGCTGTTTTTACATTCATATCCAGAGTTCTTTACATCTGCTATATTGGATTTAATGAATGATATATATTCAAGCCATGCAGGTATTCTTATATTTTTTTCACAATATTTATTGCCATAAGCCTGTATATTATCTGCGATTTGTTCGTTTGATGTAAAATATGTGAAACTGCTATGACAATTGATTTTCTCTGACCACCCAGTTAATGTCGCAAAATCAAATAAATAATCTGGTTTATATTTATTACACGCGTATGTAAGGGTATCTGCTAAAATTAATCTTCCTTCCGCATCAGTATTGACAATTTCCACAGTCTGGCCATTATATGCCTTAATTATATCGTTGGGTTTCAGAGAGCCTCTTGATACTATATTTTCTACGAGAGGACATAAACATACTACGCGATTCTTATATTTTTCCTTAGCCAAAGTATATAAAATACCGATTGATATAGCTGCACCCTCTTTGTCCATATACATATTAATCATACTATCGGGCTTTTTCATAGAATATCCGCCAGTATCTATCGTAACCCCTTTGCCAACTAAACATACAGTCTTCTTTTTCCCCGAAGGACCCGGTGGATTATAATCTATTATTAAAAAGCGTGGTTTATTTTGCGAAGAATTGCCCACAGCATTGATTAGATTTAATCCCATCTTCCTCATATGTTTCTCGTTAAATACGGTTATCTTGGTATTTCTAATATCCTTAAACATATACCTTGCGTGTTTTGCGAAATTATCGGGTGTAGCTATATTAGAGGGTTCATTTATTATATTCCTTGTTATATATGAACCGTTAATTATATTATTAATATTCTTCCTGTTTTCGCAACTCATTCGTGGGACATAGAAATAAAGAACAGCTCTTTCTAGCTTGGCATTTTTATATTTGTCAAAATAATAATTTCCCTGTAATATCCTATATATAAATGCTTCAACAAAGCGATTATCCAATTTTTCCAAATTAAATATGACTTTCTTCTTGAGATTATTATTGTAATTCAATAATGTCTTGATTTTTGTAGATATACTTATAATATCCAGGTGATTCTTAATATTGATATCACAATTCTTTTTATTCGTAGCTACTTTAATAACATTCCGATTATTATTATTTATATTATTTACAAAATATATTTTCATATTCTACATATTCTACATATTATATCTTTTATTTTCCTTATTATTTCATTGCTCTTATTCACCGCTTATCTCTTATCTCTAATATTTTTTATTCTTTATTTCTTCTGTTACATCTGTCAAAGCCGAGTTTTCAAATCTATATATTTTATCAGCCAATTCAAGAGCCGACCTCCTATGTGCTATTATAATCATAGTTATGCTTTTGTCATCAAAGCATTCTTTAATAGTATTTTGGACCAATTCCTCGCATTCCGGGTCCAATGCTGAAGTCGCCTCGTCAAATATTAATATATTGGGGGTTCGTATCAAAGCCCTTGCAATAGATATACGCTGCTTCTGTCCGCCCGATAGCGAACTAAGCTCTGTTCCTTCCAATTGCGTATCATATTTATTAGGAAGCTTTGAGATGAACTCGTGAGCATTTGCACGGATCGCCGCTTTAATAATATCTTCTTCTTGCGGATTCTCAATACCATATGCAATATTATTTGCTATTGTGTCGCTAAATAAAATGCTATCCTGTGCTACATACCCAATCCTTTCTTTAAGCCATTTATTATCATATATTTCAGCACTTATATCATCTATATAGATATTGCCGCCATTTAATGAAAGAATGCCCATCAAACATTTTACAATAGTACTTTTCCCCGAACCTGAATTGCCTATAATAGCGATTTTCTCGCCTGGATTTATTTTAAAATTGAAATTGTTGATTAAATTGCCTTCGGCCTTCTCATATTTAAAAGATACATCTGAAAACTCTATTTTTCCCTTTAAAGTATTATCTCTCGGAATATAGTATCCTTTGTTTTTTTTATCGGAATCAAGCAATTCTGTTATGCGCTTATAAGGTTCTTTACATTTAATGAACTCGTTATTATATTGTATGATTGCCATAACATTCTCATACAAGCTTTGATTATGGAGAATGAACGAAACAAGCCCCTCGGTATTATTCAAATATTTCGCGGCCATTATAATACCTATTGTGGTTAATGTAGGCAAATTACTGATTAACAACAGGTTCGCACCATATAACAGCGTTTGTCTAAATATATATCCAAGCTGTTTATCGCTCATCGTATTATGCTTTTTCATCGCGATATCTTCAACTGCGTATGTTTTCATAATAGATATGTGTGAAATGGTTTCGTGGATATATGTACCTACACTTTTATTCAGTTCCTCATTGCCTTTCATAACAATTTTATTGGCTTTCTCGTATAACTTTGATATAGCCATATTAAATGGAATGAGCAAGCAAGCAATTATAGTAAGCTTCCACGATATTTTATTGAGCATCCATATAGTAGCAATGACATGAACAGAAGACCGTGATATAACATTGACATTTAGAGAAATGCTATCAGATACTATGCGCACATCATTATTTATATATTCTAGGAGTTTATTAACAGGGACTGTTTCGTAAAATTGCGTTTTCTGATTAATTAACTTATCATATATAATCTTGCGTAATCGGATATTCATACAGTTTTGCGAATATGTAAAACATGCACCACGCAATGAACACGCAATCATTGCAATTACATTAGAATAAAAGAGCAGCAGCAATCGCTCTTTTGAGAAATCTCCGAGCATAATTTTACTAACATGTTCATTCGCATAGACACTATAATATGAACCAGTACATCCGAATATTAAACCAGCCACGCTATATTTTTTATCACTTTCAATCAAAGATATATATCTTTTAATTAATTTCATTTTTAATGTATAATAATGATGTTCTATTTATATATTTATATCATCGCGTCATGTGGCTATAAGCTGATAGGTATATTTACTAAATCTTCTTTAATACATACGGCGATTGTAAGTAATTATGCAATTCTGCAATTCTGCTATGAACAGCAGCCCGAAAATTATGGAAATGCAAGTCGTAAAATAAATTATAACGAGTTAGTTGAAGATTTAATAGAGGATATTACTAAAATATTGTAATAATATATTAGATTTGTGGGAAAGGTATATAGTAAAAATATTAAAAATTGATACTTATTTTATATTAAGTATTACTATGTCTAATTCTAAAATGTCTAAAATTTATAAGACATTTAATAACTTATACGAAGACATAATTGGAGAAGGTGATGGTGAATGCGAACTGGACAAAGTATATTTTCAAGAAAGAATTAATTATCTTGTTGATAAAGGATATATTTGTAAGGGACAATGCGATTTTACAATATTCTATCATATAAGAGATGGTTTTACACGCGCAGATTGTCGCACAAGTCATACGAATAAAGAATTATGCGAAACGCAACTATCTATATTATTGCAACTTATAGAAAATAATGACACATTCTTCATATTTAAAAATACTCAAAGTGGAAAATCAGGTATAATGATTAAAGAGATTATTAAATGGCATAATGAAGAAAAATATACTGTAATTCCCTTTTTAGTTTTACAAAACATGAAAAATATGGCAGACCAAACTGTTGAAAGAATTGAAAAAACTTTTGCTGAACAAGGAAAAAATATTGAACTCTTTAAGTTAACATCCAATGGTAAAAAAGTAAAAAATATTATTAAAGATATTAAGTCTGCAATCCTTAGCTGGTATCAAGATAAAAACAGTTTTGGTATGCCAATAATTGTTCTTATTCACAACGAAAAACAAGAGACGAAAATGTTAACATTAATGAAATATATTCGTGACTTAGTTGTAAATAATCCCGATAATCCTGATAAAAACAAAATTAGATATGGTGTTATATGGGATGAAGCAGACCAGACTTATCCTGGTTCAAGAAACGCGAATATCTGCATAGATAAAGAAATTGTAAGTTGTAAAACATATATGGTTGATAAAACGGAGGCTCTTTATCGGATAGGTTTTGCATCAGCAACTGATGGTACTCTTCTGTCAATGAATGGGGACAAAGAAAATTATCCAGAATGCGCTGGTGCTATTATATATAACGACGAAGAAAACGAAAATAGCCAGTATTATCGAGCAATTCATCTTGAAGGTTCAATAATACACTATGTTAATACTCTTACACCAAATGAAAAACTTAATTCATATGCAGAAAGAGTATTAATAGAGAATGCTGAACATTTTGAAACTCCTGAGATTCTTCCTACAAAAGAAATATACCACAGAAAGATTATAATTAATGGAAATGTTAGTGTAGCAGGAATGAATGAATTTGCTATAAAACAAAGTAATAAGGGGAAATATTATGTTATTGTTTATAACGGCTCGAATGGAGCTGGTTTAAAATTATACAAGGATGGAAAAATGTTTAAAAATTACTCATTGAATAATTGGTCAGTTAATGAACGGCTATATTATATTTATAAATCTCAAAATCTTTGTGATAAACCAATAATTATTATAGGTGGTCTTAAAATAAATAGGGGAATAACATTTCATTATTGTCCTCGCGATGATACTGAAAAAGTTATTAAAGGAGAGAATAATGAAAATGTAATAACTAAAAATAAAGACGGGTTTGTAATTACAGATTATATTTCTGGTCCTGTTGAAGATATATCAACGTCGTCTCAAAAAACAGGCCGTGGTAGTGGTAATATTGCAAATTCGCCTCAATATTCTGGCAAAACACACTATTGGGGAGACAAATCAACTATTGATCAAGCAATAAAACATAATAAATTAGTAGATAAGGTCAACAAAGACAATAATGGCTTAGAATGTATTAAAGATGTTAAAAAGCGCGCAGAAGAAGAATATGAAAGAGAGCGTCCAAAGATAAACCATGAAACTTCATCAAAACTATTTAGAGTTTATAAAGGAGAAGATGAAGCTGTTATGCGAAATGTCGTAAAAGAACTATATGGCCGCGAATATACCAGAAAGTTTAAGGAAAGAGATGGATTTCTATTGTCATCTATTACTAAAAAAGAACAAATAGTTGAATTATGTAAGGCAATTAGTGAAGTGCCAGGAACAGCAGGTCTCATGCATAAAGCAGGTGGTAACCCAGCCCCACGAAGAGCTTGGGCGTGCTACAAGGATACAAATGATAAATCAACACTATATTATGTTGTCCTTGTAGAGGAAAAAATAACAGAAGATAAACTTAAAATGATTGATACAGATTACCCAAAACATATCATAATCCCGCAAGAAGGAGGTTTCTAATTGCTTATATGTTAATCTAAATAGTATTTATGTAATAAGGTTTTTTGTTGATAATATTGCGCGGTCTCTTAGATGATTTATGAGATTCGCCAGAATCAAAGTCGGTTATAAACATATCATTCAGCTGATATTTTTTAAACACTTCATTTATAATATTACTAAAAATGTCCTTCTGTATTTTTTTAGGACTTGATTTGCTTCCTTCGGCTCCCATCGTTTTATATACTTTCATTAGAGTACCTATGATTTCGTTTAACTCGTTTTTTACATTACTGTCCGGTGATAAGGATTTATCATTCTCATAATCTTCGTTTAAGAATGCTGGGATTATAAGTAAATAGTCGTCCATTATTTTTTTTACATTATTCTTCTTAATTTTTTTAGAAAATGCATAATCGTATATCATAACGTTGTACTTGCAGGCTTTTAGATACAGGTTCTTGCCATTAAAGATATAATGATAGTAGCCACTCTCGTTGTTATAATGCCATAAGAAGTTGCCTCCGTGGCAATCGCTATGAATATGACCAATTAGATTGTGGAATGTCCCGATAGATATAAATGTTTGAAACAAGATGTTATATAATAATTCTTTATTAAATATGACGTCTCTGTTATTTATTAGCATATTGATGTCGCCATTCGCTATTTCATTAACAGATACTAAGTTTGCTATTGATTTACTATAATCTTTTTTCTCACACAAACAGGATTTGTACATTATTAGAAAATGCTTGGATATTTTCTTTCTTATTATATCGCGAGTAATATCCGACATCAATTTAACTTCATATAAATTATCATCAGACTTATTCATTATCTTACTTGCTATCGGAAAAACGCCCACGGCATTCTTTACAGAAGTCCTGTAAACTTCGCCGCCAAAATTATTACTACTTATCTTCTTCTCTAAGTTTAATATGTTGCGAACAGTATATCCTTCGCTGTGAGAATAACTTTTTCTATCTAAACAATCATCTTCCTTAATCTTTTCCAATTTCTTTCTAATATAATTACAATAGGAAACTCGATTATCAAGTGTATATTTATCAACTATGAGTTTGCTTTTAAGAAACTTAGATATTTTATTGGCATTTGCTGTCGTCAAGCTATTCGCTAAGCTACTCTTAATATAATCCTCGACAAATACTGATTTTGAAGATGATTTCTTAGACGAAGATGATTTCCTTAAAGACATCTTACGCCTAATATTTGCCTGAATAATTTTTAGAGATTTATCAATGTCCATTTATCTACTAATGCAATATAAATATAAATATAAATATATAAGCGATAACAGAGTAAAATAAAAATGATGAATAGTTTTATAAAAAGTCTTTTTTACTATAATAGTGATGATGAAGATACCGAGGTCAGCACTAATACAAAAATAAGCACGGGAGGGGGCAATAGCAGTAGCATAAATACTAACATTACATATACTATACCACCATATCAATATAACAGAATCTATGCATATCCAAGAGCATATAAATAATATCGAAAGGAATTGCGAGGAATTGCGAGGAATTACGAGAGCTTTATAAGCGACATCTATCTTTTGTGCTTGCCTTGAGTTCAGCAGAAGAGGCTATGAAATTATTGTTGCTTATATCCACATCTTCTGGTATATTTTCTTCTAATAATTTTTTATACATAATATCTTCTAGCTCTTTGTCTAAATAGGTATCGCTAATATCAAATGTATTTTTTCTGCTATTTTTGGTATCATTATCAACCATACCATATTTCATAGGGACGAATTGATTAAAGTTATTATTTTTATTAGTATTAACATCGTGTCCTTTATAAGGGAACAGTACGATATTATCCTCAGATATTACTCCAATTATTTTTATTAATATGATGTTTATTATGACACCATTTGTAATAGCAATAGCCTTTATGTGTTTTCCTTGAAACTTGCCGGCCCTATACAAAATCATGTCAATATCAAACATATAATATTCGGGATATTCGCTGTGTTGCCTATAATTATTCATAATATCGTGGACAATCTGAATATTATTTTTAATACTTTCTCCTGGCAAATCCATAATACTATTAGTGTTCAATTTATTATAGATAAAATCGTAGATTCCCTGGTAATATTTGAGCAATGTCTTAATTTTATTATCGTCATCTCTAATCATTTTCGGATTTTGCCATTTGCTCCACTTATTACCTTCTACTGCTATTATTAAATCTTCACAAGTATTTTTAAAAACCTCTTTTAATTTTTCGTTATATGTAGTATTATCATATTCATAATAATATACATTAATCGCCTCCTTTTTAACATTAACATCATATGGAATGCTTGAGTTTATTATATGCCTATTCCAAGGATATGTCCCCGTATTTTCATACATAATTCTAGTATTTGAAGGCATATATTTGAACTTGTTATTATAATGAATATCGGCATCTTTCATACTAAAATACTCATTTCCTACATTATTACTGTATCCTATATCATTTAATAAATACCTATGGATAACTAAAAAATATATGATAATTATTATAAAAATAGATATAAAATTATATATGAATATAATATTAGTATCCTTCATATGTTATATGCTTCTATAATCTAATAAGGAAATTATTGTATTTAAATTATTTTTATTTCTATCCTCTGTATCGTTTTCAAATACATAATCATTATTTATTCCTACACCATTTTTATCTTGGAATTCTTTAATATTTGCACAACAATTTAAATCCGTCGTATCTTGACAATTATAACATAGCGCTCTATTATATTCTTCGTCATTATATTTGGTATAGCCTATTTTTTTTACACCTACTGGAAACTCGCAATTTCCGTTAATACAACCGCCTCTGCTATTTTCATATCTGGTATTTTTCTTATAATAAGGACATTCTTCGTTTGTCGCACATTTTTTATCCCAGATACTGTAATAATCTTTGGGATTTCCCTCCTTAGTATAATATGAATCGCATTCAAACTTATTAACTATTTTATTATTTCCATAACAGCCGTAATTACCGCTGTTATCGCTACTGCTACTTCCTTCATAAGATTCATCTATTGCTTCTAAATAATCTTTTGGCATTTCCAATCTTGTTATGAAGTTTTCTATGTTATCTACTATATCATAGTTCATAATGGGTAAGAGCATTTTATCATTGTTTAAATATAAATCATAAGTGGTATCTTCTGTATCTTTATTAAAATAAAATCGGACGCTTTCGTAGTTTGCTTTAATTACTGGATAAAATGCTTTTATCCTAGATATATCCATATCCTTGAGACCGCTTATAAAATATTTGGAATATTTCAATTTTTCCATATATTCGCTGCCAATAACAACATATGTAAATAAATAATCAAACTGTTTATTTGTACTATTTAAATCTTCTAATTTAATTTTACGCAATCGTATATTTTTAATATTTTGTCTATATGCTTTAATAAGCGCTTGAATAAATATATAATCGCTCATATAAACATACGCTACTACCTTATTAGTAAAGTCCCATATACATTTTTCTATTCCAAATCTAGTAGGACTCATACAGATGAATATACCATCCTTATATATATTGGTATTGCTTAATTTATTATTCAATATATACTTATTTATGTAGGGGTCTATTAGCAATTTATAATCATCTGTACTTACCCCCAATATATATCTCGTAATCTTGTTATTTCTTTTCATATAATCTATTGATTTTACCATCACATCACTTGATATAGCAAATGTTGCATTTTTTTCTGTACCAACAGTCTCTGTATTTGTCGTATTTGTCGTATTTGTCGCATTCGTCGTATTTGTCGCATTTGCTGAATTGGCTCCTGTCGTATTTGATATTATATTTCGGTCATTTAGGTTATCTATGTTATCGCTAATATATACTGTTTTGTTTACAGTGAACTTATCTTCATGACTTTCAATATATGATATGTATATTAAATAAATGGTTATTAGTGATAATAATATTAGAATGATTATTAACAAATATTTCATTTTTTTCTTTCCTTATTAAAATAGTAGATAAAGAATGTTTTCTAGAAAATTAATAACGCTCTCAATATATTTGCTGATTGTAATATCAATATTTACTACGCAACCTAGCTTAATGTTTAATTCTAATGGCGAAATGAAATCATTCGGTTATTACAATAATGATGCAACAACTATAATGCCGGTAATTTTATTTTTGCCAATTTTAGCTTTAATATTATTTATCGCCGTATTAATAATTGAATGTATATATACTTAATACTTAAAATATATAATAATTATATGAATAATGCGAAGAATATTAAGAAAGATAATAAGATTGGGAAACCGGATGCGAATAATACTGAGAATAATCTTGTAATTCCAGATGTAAATTGTGATGACCTAGAAAAAGACGGGGATAATAAAATTATGAAAGAATTATGTGGTAATAAAGAGATATATAGTAGTATAATATCGTGGCTGCGCAATTTTAATTATAAAATAAAGATATCTACTGACAGCTGTATTATAGTTACAGGTAAAACTTGTGTAGGCAAAACATATTCTATAAATAAAATATGCGACTATTTAAATTATGAGATTATAAATATTAACAATAATAACTGTTTTAATTCCGAACAATTGAATGATGTCATTTTTAAAAGCGCAACATCCTCGCTATTACAGGTATTAACAGGGAACACACGAAACAAGGTAATTGTAATTGATAATTTTGATTGTATCTATATATCGGATAAAACTATTAATACTACGCTTTTAAAAATATTAACAGACGGTAAAATTAGAAACATTCCTATAATATGTATATCAAATAACGAGATTATTAAAAAGATAGGGGATATTAAGAAAAACTGTAAGATATATGACATTGTAGTTCCTACGAAAGAAGATGTAATAGATATGATGCATAATGATGAGCATTCTAAGAAAGAATTAGAGCATTTATATAAGATTTCTAATGGGAATATGGAGAAGATATTATGTGATATCAAAAGAGATAGCAATGAGATATTATACAAGGAGCATGTAGAGAATGATTGTGATATTAATATATTATATTTGAATATATTTGACAGAAATCAGGTTATCCGTATAATTAATAAGGACCCGTGGATGATACCCCTCAAATTTCATGAAAATATTATAATAGAATTAGAAAATCGCAAAATATCGCTAAAAAATAAAATAGAATATTACAATAACTTTATAGAGATTATGTGTCTATATGACTATTATATGTTTAAAAATAATAATGAAGCATGTATTACCATATTTGCATCAAATGTTTATTATTTATCATTATTAAAATACAAAAAGGGCGCTGTATCAAATATAGGTAAATTCACTAAAATGCTAAGCTATTTATCTTTACAAAAGAAGAATATTAAGCAAACCTATAAATGCAATAATTTTCCTTTATATCAAGTTTCAAACTATCATATTAATTTATGCAATAGAAAATTTATTTCCTTTAAATAGATAATCAAATAAATATGAGCGGGGTAGTTGCTGAAGCTAACAAAGGGGTTCTTGATAATGTCAAAGATAGTTTATCTGATTTTGTAAGCAGTTCTAAGGAAGGTATAATGAATAACGGAGTAGTAAATAAAGGATCCGAGGCTATATCTGCGAGTACTCAAATAGTATCTACGGCTGTAAGTAATATATCAGTAGAAAATACAAAGGATGCCATAATGAACGCTATGTCCGACAGCTCGAGTTCGTTATATTTTATAATAGTCCTGCTTGTTATAGCCGCATTTGTCTGCTATATCTTGTATTATATTATAACTGACACAGTTATAAATCAGCAAAAAATATTAATACCGGGAACTGAAATGCCGATAATATGTACTGAACACAGAGTATTTCCATTCACGCAAAAATTAGAAAGTGGTAATGGGAATAAAAGAACCTATTGTTTCTGGTTATATATCTTTGATATAAATGCCGTAAATGGACAATATAGACATGTCGCTCATATAGCGAAGAAAAATGAGGGCGGCGATTATGACATTAAAGATTCCACGATATATATTAGATTGAAAGAAGATAGGAATAAAATACAGATAAGATTTCCGTTGAATAAAGAAGACAGTGATTTAAAAATTAATGCAAGTGAAGAAGAATTCTTAGTTCATCGTAGAACAGGTACAGTAACGGGCGTAGAGATTGAGTATATACCTTTACAGAGATGGGTGCATGTAGGTATTGTAATAAATGATATTGGTGGCGGCACTATTAATGTATTTATAGATGGCAACTATTTAAAAACTGAAAATAACCAAACGGTACAAGACATGAATAATGCTAATGGCGAACGCAATTATTACAAGCCTACAAATTATCTAAATGTCAGTAAATTAAACTTAAATAATGAGGGCGAGCTACATATTGGAGGTGATAAGGTAGGTAGCACAAGTTATGGATTTTCCGGTTTAATAAGCAAGTTCAGTATATTCAATTATGATATGAATAGAAATGATATATATAAGGAGTATAGCGCTGGACCAATGAAAGGTGTATTGGCTTCAATGGGATTAGCAGCGTACGGAATAAGAAACCCAATATATAAAATAAAAGGTTCCGATACTTTGGAACAATAATTCTAGATAATCGGATAAATGCAATTAACCGATAAAATTATTATTTTTATTTCCATATTTTAAATAGATAGAGATAAACAAATTATGGAGTATAACCCTGTAACCCAAGTTATTATAGCGTTAATAATATTATTATTAATGGGATATGTCGCATATAATATATACCTTATTGAATTACATCATATGTTTAAAGGAAATAATGATATTAGAAAAGAGACAGAGATATTCAATGGCATTATAGATTTTAATGATATAAGAGAATTGAAATATAATACGAAGAACCGAGCGCACGAAAAATACAGAGATATATCCCCTTCTATAAATCAGCAAGGTGGTGCCGAATATACTTATAATTTTTGGTTATATGTAGACCAAGGAAGAATAACGCAATTGAAAAACGACAGTAACAAAGATATATTGTTGTTTCTAAAAGGCGAAAAGCAGTTTTATTATAACAATGATTTTAATTATAATTGTATGTTTAAAAGTACAGATAATTCAAAAATCAAGCATCCAATTTTACTTACAAAAAATCCGCTCGTAAGACTAAGTGCTGACGGTAAAAATTTGGCAGTAGATTATAATAACATATTATCGCCCGAATCATATCAAAATAATTCTAAATATAATCGATGTGATAACGTAGACAATAATAAGCCTTGGTGGGATAGAAATAAAAACATGATAGGCATCTATGATATAGAGTTCAGCAATAAATGGTTTATGGTTACAATTGTAATGAAAGAAATAGCGGACAATAATAACATTTTGACTAAAAATCGCGCTATATGTAGAATATATATTAATGGATTACTTGTATTTGAAAATAAATTAGAGACCGTTTATGGTAGCAACCAAGATATTTATTCAGCAACATTTAAAAATAACAATTCGCCTCTTTATATCAATCCAATTTTTAATATGAAATACGAAGCTACCAGTGCTGGTCGTAAAACATCTGGTGATGCAATGAATATTATAGAAAAGAACTTGCCATATTTGGATATGAATTTAATTAAATATGATGAAAAATATAATAATGAAAATCCTAATGATATTTCTGGAATTATTAAGATGGGTGACTTAAAATATTACAATTATGCACTCGAAGCTGATGCTATAAATCAGCTATTTAGAAATGGTCTCAAGAATGTCAAATTAGATGTTAATAAAGATGTGAAATACACGAACCTCAATATGTTATCTGCGTATGAATTAGAGAAAAATGAAATTAAGGAGTTATAATATGTCTGTGAATATAAGATTATATAAAAAATATATATAAATATTAAACCATGCCTCCTAAAATATCATTGGCAGAATTATATACATTGAAGGATAAGAAAGAGCTTTCAAAATATGTTACTTTTGATAGTATAATTAATATATGTCATAAGAAAATTAAGAATACGGCGACTATTGGTGGTATGAATATATTTTATGAGATACCGTTTTATATATATGGAAAACCGCTCTATAAAATAGAGGACTGTGTAAAATACATAGTAGAATCTTTGAGAAATAATGGCTTCTTCGTCCAAATACTTCCCGAGCCAAATATTAACATGATATATGTTTCGTGGAATCCGGGCGAAATTAATAAGAAAAAGCTATTAACTTAATATTTTTTATTATATAATATTAAATGAATATTGTATTATATTTATCTATACTTATCCCTGTAATCCTATTGATATCTATTAACTTTTATTTGAAATACAATAATATTTTATTAGAAGACAGGGATTATTCTGATATTCCAGGAGAGTTCAGAGAATACATTATATTAGGTATATGGGCGATATTGATAGGCTTCTTAGGATATTCTTATTATTTAATGCGAAATAATATATCTTCTGTTGCTATTATAATAATAATAATATATACCTTGACATATCCTTTCATAACACTCGGAAAAAATCGTGTCCAAATTGAATCCCTAAATATAATTTATATTCTAATAACCTATATAATATTCTTACTTGTTCTGAGCGAAAACTCCAATGCATCTGTCTATATATTACCATTATTGCTATGGATTATCTATATATTTATTGCTTCCAACATCTTAGAATAATTTAGAATATTATAGAATTATTTAGAATATTATAGAATTATTTATATATATTTAAATATAATAGTATATAATAGATAAGTTTAAATACAATGTCATCGGGACAAGGGTCGTCGAGGCAAGGGTCTGCAATATCATATATAGATGTTGATTCTGAGTTTTGTCCAGAATATTTTTCTGTATGTTTAAAAAAATTAATAGACGATACAATTTTAGAAATAGTTGCTGAATTAAATAATCTCAAACCTCCTCAAAATGCTCAAAAAGCAAACGATATTATAAATCAGATATTTAATAATTTTAATGATAGTAATAATGAAGTTTTAAAATATTTTGCCGATGTTTACTATTATAATTATCCTCCTCCTCCTTCTCCTCTTCTTCCTCCTCCTTCTCCTCTTCTTCTTCCTCCTCCTTCTCCTCTTCTTCCTCCTCCTCCTCCTTCTCCTCTTCTTCCTCCTCCTCCTCCTTCTCCTCTTCTTCCTCCTCCTCCTCCTTCTTTACCAACTCCCCCCTCTTTATTTGCTAAGATAGCGATTGCTATTACTAATGATAGAAGACATGATTTAAATGGCGGCGATCGTTGTGAAGAAGGCTTACCGCCAGAAACAGTAGAAAATTTAATTAAACGTTTCGAACTAAACTTGCCTAATGATAAATTGGAAAATATAGGATATTATGCTCGTGATACGACCAATGATAATATAAATGAAAAAAAAAAAGATATGAAACCTTTAAATTATATTGCACAGATAGCAGATACTGCGAATCATACTCATTATGATTTTGAAAATAAGGACCATTATATTATCGGACAGAAAAATCCGAGTTCAAATAGTATAGTAGAATTATTTGTTTTTAATCTTGGTTATATATTTTATTCTAGTTTTCAAAAAAGCTTAAGAAACATTATTAATAATATTCTGCCACAATCGCAAGGATCTAAAAAATATTTATTTTTTAGATATAAATTTAATCCCTATGTTTTGGAAAAAAAAAAATTCATGTATAGTGAAAATAATAATATTTTTATTACAACAACCCTTATTACGATAGGTGGTAGTGTTAGTAATTCAGATTATTTTGATTTAGAATTAACTAGTAATTTATTTGAAGTTCCTGCTATTTGTAAATTTTTAAAAAATAATAGTTTGACTAATGATTTTAAAGATGATTTTATAGCTGGGTTAGTAAAGATATTTGATTCTAACAACCCTCATTTGTTTTCAATAATATTTTTACTATTTATTATATTAAATAAAGGTTTTGGCGATTTTGGTCAAATAGTAGAAAATCTCGTATTTAATGTTATTGATAATTATACTGGCGATCCTACAAATTTTATTAAAGATAAGGCTTGTATATTAACAACAACAGACACGTATTTATTTGTTATAGCACTTTTAATGAAATGTCCTGTTATGATTGGAACACCCAATTATAATTGTGTTTTATTAGACCCTTGGAATTTATACAAAAATAAAAAATTATTAACAGTTCATAATCAGTATAGTTTTCCTTTAATAAAAGCCGATTCTGGCGATGATGATGATATTCCCGATGCCGATGTCGATACCGCTGCCGCTGCCGATGATTATGATCTTTTTAACGATGATGGTACACCAAGAAAATCAGCTAAAATCCCATTAAAGTTTACAGAAATGCCAATAAATAATATGTCAAAAATAGTCGCAAGATTTTTTACAACAACAATATGTGAAATACTTTTTACAATAGAAAAAGATGAAGATAAGGTTTCAAATAAAATTTTTGGAGTTGCGGCGGCAGCAGCAGGAGGAGCGTTACGAAAGAAAAAAGGAGGGGCTTTACCTGTTGGTGTTAAATTGGCTATTAGTGAAGAGTTGAAATCATTGTCTGATAAAGAAATTTTTCATAAGAAGTTTAATTTTGATCAATTAAAAAGCGATATATTATTAAAAATAAGCTCAAATCTAAAAGTTGTTTTTAGAAAACATTATAATCATGATAAATATATTACGTTTAAAAAATTTATGAAAGAAATTATGTTAAACTTTTTAAATGCAGGTATCGATGTTGATATGGAGGAACAAGAAGAGACAGATTATATTTCGCTACCAGAACTTCGTACAAATTTTTATTTATTTCGCGATAAATGTTTAACCTATGCTTTAAATTTTATTAATAAAAATATGCATATTAAATATGAAAAATCATCTGGTTCTGAACATAAATACATCTTATTTATTAAGAAAGCACAAGGAGCAGCACAAGGAGCAGCACAAGGAGCAGCACAAGGAGCCGCACAAGGAGCACAAATATATGAAAATATGGGTATAATAAAATACTTTTATCAAACAAAATATGATAAAATATTTCCAGAAAAAATTGCAGAATTAACTAAATTAGAATTTGAACCAGTTAAAAAAAACTATGAAATAGTAAAAAGTATGCATTTTCCATACAATATATATATTTTGTATAGAACATATACTGAAATATATTTAGTTTACATATTTTACCCGCATATTATATTTTATATGATTAATTACTTAAAATGTCATGCTTTTGCAATAAAAAATCAAATAATATTTAATGAACAATTATTTAAATTACCTATTCTATTAAATGATTATGGTCTTCATCAAGCATCTTCGATGGTAGCATCTTCTGTAGTACATACGGTAGATTATTTATCATCGGGAGAAGATTTGCCTATGGAAGAATCTCATCCTACGGGTGTGGATTTTAATTTAGCTAATACAGTTATATCATCTTCTAGGAAATCGAGCTCACGAATTACTTTAAGAGAAGCATATACTTTTCCAGATAATTTAAAATTAGAAGATTATTTAAATCCAAAATTATCCAATTATCATTTGTTTATATTATTATTAAGTTTACAACAATTACCCTCCTCTTTTAAACAAAAAAATCCTGTATTATCCGAATATATAACTTCTTTGAATGAAAAAAAAACTGAAATGATTTATGAAACAAAAGATTCAAAATCAACTAACTTAGATTCAATTACTTTAATTGAATTAATTAAATTAATTAATTTTGAAACGTCGAATTTAATCAATATATTTTATAGTAGTGATGATAATAAAATTAAAAAAGAACTGGCTTTTAAATATAAGATATTTATAGATAGATTTTTTTCAGCATTATTATTTAAAGATATAAAATTCATAGAACTAACAGAAGAACCACATTTTACACTACATTACTCGCAAGCAAAAGTATCTGGTGAAAATAAACTTTTAATATTAAAATTTCCAACTATTTCTAAATCATTAAACGATGTGATAGGCAATGTGGTTTTTTATAAAGATTATAAAAGCGAAATAGAGATATCTCCTTATATATTAGCATCTACGGCTTATGATAAATTATATGGATATGACACTGATGTAATTATATATAGAAGAATCTCTAATATGCTTTACATAGTGTATGAAATTAGCACTAAAAAAATAAATAAAAGTCCATTTTATTCTATTATGAAAGAACTCAAAATATTTTGTTCACAAAATCAAAATTTATATGATTTATTAAGTTTATTTAAAATAGATTTTACAAAAATAGTTAATAATTTTGCTTGTTGTTTAATTTTATATATTAAAAGAGAAGAATGTTGTAGTGATGATAATCAAAAGAGAATGTTATTAATACTGTTTAAAAAATATCTTAAAGTTTTATATTTGTCTCATATATATTTAGATAAAATATATGAAAAATTAACACATATTTTATCTACTTTTGAGAGTGTTCTTAAACATATTTATGGAAGCGAACGTGATTTAATATTTGTACAACAAAAGATCGGGGCATCTATTGGTCAATTTCAAGATAAAATAAATGTAATTAAAAAAGAATTTCAAGATTTATTTAAAAAATCAGGATCAGGATTAAAACAGAAAAATGATGTATTAAAAAAGTTGTTATTTCCATTTTATGAACTTTTAAATGAGTTTGCAACTTTTAATGAAAAAGGGCATAAGGATTTTATTTCATTATACGAAAACTTACTTGTATTAAGAAAAGATTACGACGTATTACAAAAATATTACAATCTTTTAATAAATACATTAGAGATATCATCATCAAAATCGTTTGTTAATCATTTAAATTATAATCAAGATAATATTGAACCTTCTGAAAAAGAGAAATATGATGCTGAACTTAATGAGATTTTTGATAGTATATTAACTAATTTTCCAAAAACAAAAAGTGATTTAATGAGTATTAAAGAGTTGGGTATAGATAATATTAAAGAAGATGAAAATAGAGTTTGCGGAGGTAAAGCTGAACCAAAACACAAACCAAAACGCAAACGAAAACAATATTCAGGGGGCACTCACAAAACTGGAACAGATGTTAGCCCGATGATTCTTGATCCAGAAGCTGTTCCAGAAGCTGATCCAGAAGCTGATCCAGAAGCTGTTCCAGAAGCTGTTCAAAGAGCTGATCCAGAAGCTGTTCAAAGAGCTGATCCAGAAGCTGTTCAAAGAGCTGATCCAGAAGCTGTTAAAAGAGCTGCTCAAAAAGCTGATCCAGAAGCTGTTCCAGATCCTCGAATGAGTCGCCGAGACACTTTATTTTCAAGAGTTGCTAATATTAAATTATATGGATTACGTGATATACGTAATTGTATAGAAATGTTGCTAAACAAATATAAGGTAAAAAATGATTATCATAATGATATTATAAATATGTTTAAAGATATAGATGACCAAATTATTTTAAAAAAAGATATAGATGACCAAACTATTTTAAAAAAAAAAGAGCTAATTGATGAATATTTTAAAATTACTAAAATGCTACATACCGATAAGGAAGAAGAAGAAGCAGGCAAATTAATTATGGAAATAATAAGTTTATTACGTCGTAAAATCAGAGTGATGAAACTTAAAGGTGTTGTTGCTAAAATTATTATGCAAAATAAATTAGAAAAAGAATTAAATGAATCAAAAAATGAACTTGGTAAAGCATTTGAAAAATTAGTCAAAAGAATTGATGATGGCGATGTTAATGATTATGGAATAAAAGACAGTTATGATTATGATTATGATAGTGAGTTTGATATAGAATCTTTTAAAAAAAGAGTAAACTATCTATATAAAAGTGATAATAATTATGAATTGAAACAATTTATAACGATTGTTTATGAAAATAATAAACAAGAAATAAAAGAATATATTAAAAAAAAAGAGGAAGAAGCAAAAATTATATTTTCTATTTTAAATTTTATAGATAATGACTATTACGAAACAATACTCAAAGAAAAGGAGGACGCGCTTCTACGCGTAGAAGAACGTAAAAGAAAGGAGGCTATTCGAAAAGCAGAACAAGAACGAAAAGCAGAAGAACAAAGACTTCTTCGAGAACAAGAACGAAAAGCAGAACAAGAACGAAAAGCAGAAGAACAAAGACTTCTTCGAGAACAAGAACGAATAGCACAACAAGAACGAATAGCACAACAAGAACGAATAGCAGAACAAGAACGAATAGCAGAACAAGAACGAATAGCAGAACAAGAACGAATAGCAGAACAAGAACGAATAGCAGAACAAGAACGAATAGCGGAACAAGAACGAATAGCAGAACAAGAACGAATAGCACAACAAGAACGAATAGCAGAACAAGAACGAATAGCACAACAAGCAAGAAGAAGTCATCTAAAAAGAAAACAACCGGCAGGAGGGATGTTATATCAGCCATATAGATATACAAAAAATCATCCAAACAAAGGTTTTATAAATAATAGTGCAATATCACCAAGGCCAAAACCAAAGATAACAAAAGCATCTAGCAAAACACAAAAAGATAAAGAGATATTGCCAAAGCCTAAGCCAATACCAAAGATAACAAAAGCATCTAGCAAAACACAAAAAGATAAAGAGATATTGCCAAAGCCTAAGCCAATACCAAAGATAACAAAATCATCTAGCAAAACACAAAAAGATAAAGAGATATTGCCAAAGCCTAAGCCAATACCAAAGATAACAAAAGCATCTAGCAAAACACAAAAAGATAAAGAGATATTGACAAAGCCTAAGCCAATACCAAAGATAACAAAAGCATCTAGCAAAACACAAAAAGATAAAGAGATATTGCCAAAGCCTAAGCCAATACCAAAGATAACAAAGGCATCTAGCAAAACACAAAAAGATAAAGAGATATTGCAAAAGCCTAAGCCAATACCAAAGATAACAAAAGCATCTAGCAAAACACAAAAAGATAAAGAGATATTGCCAAAGCCTAAGCCAATACCAAAGATAACAAAAGCATCTAGCAAAACACAAAAAGATAAAGAGATATTGCCAAAGCCTAAGCAACTACCAAAGCCTAAGTCAATACCAAAGATAACAAAATAATTATAGAGATTCTTTTATAATAAATTGATATAAATATATATTGATATAATATATAATAAGGCATGCAGATATTTGTGAAAACTCTGACGGGTAAAACGATTACTTTGGAGGTAGAATCTTCTGATACTATTGATATGATTAAGAGTAAAATTCAAGATAAAGAAGGGATTCCGCCTGACCAACAGCGATTAATCTTTGCAGGCAAACAATTAGAAGACGGGAGAACACTGGCTGATTATAATATTCAGAAAGAGTCAACATTGCATTTGGTTTTGCGTCTTCGCGGTGGCAAAAAATGTTCCGATTTACTATAAAATAAATAAAAATTGATACCAATATATAGTAATAAATATATACACAATACCCAAAGAAGCAAAATGAACGCTTATTTCTCCATCAACAGCCATGAAACCGACACCATCAACCTTGAAAAGTATGATGTAGAGGTCAGGTTTAACAAGATGAAGAATTGGAAGAACTCGGGTAAGTATAATCTCTTTCACGACGAGATTGAAAAGCTCAAGAATGACAAGAATCGCATGAATCGCGAGAGGGATTCGCGCTATGCTTTCAAGAATCGCCGCACTGTAAATGCTGATTGGAAGAAGTTCAATAATAATCAAATGTAAATGCTTTCTGATTCTGTAAGCTATGCGAGCTCTGTAAAAAGGTAATTGTAAAAGGATAGTTAAAAGATAGTAAAGGAAATGACATATGGAGATATGTGTTATTTTTCTTTTTTATATATATTATATCATCAAATAATATATTCTATTATAATAGAATAAATGAGTAAAAGCAAAGGCAAAAGATTTGTATTGCCTAAACCTAGTAATAGCGAAGACCTAAATACTGATTTTTCTTCGCGATTAGAATATTATGACGATGAAAAGAGAGGCATATTAAACATAGTAAGAATAAAGCCTAGACCTACCCGCAAATCTGCTTCAAAATCCGTGTCTAAATCCTTACCTAAAACTTCAAAATCCACACCAAAAACTCCTAAATCCATGCCTAAATCCATGCCTAAATCTCGTAGAGTTATGTCAAGAACTTAATATTTTTTTTAGCCTTTATTACATTATTATGTATAATGAATAGAAATACTAATATTTAATGTTATGATAAAATAGAATGGCGTCTGTTTCAAAAAAAGGGCAAGAAATTAACAATTCATTAGATGCTTTATATCAAGTAAATAATGGGGAAAAAATTATTTCTTGGTTAGATATGCTAAAAACTTACAACAGTACTGATGGAAAGATTCCCGGGCTGTTGAATAGCTCAAAAATACAGATTAATACAGCAAATAAAGACGGCGTCTATAATTTAATTTTACTATGGATTAAAAAAAATATGGATAAGTTTACAAACTACGATTTTACAGGCATTCCCAATAAGGACTTTTTGTTTTTAGATAAGCCTACAACCTTACTAAGAGCATCGCGTGCTACTAAACAGACAAAATTAAAAACAATTGAGGATATTGAAAAATGGTGCAGTAATCCCGAGGTACATCCTTTTAACGGGACGCCTATGCCTCCCAATAGCAGTGAATATCTAAAAATATATCATGAAGCTTATAAAATATTAAAAAAGAACAAAATAAATATCGCAGATTTCCAAGATAAATTGCCGAAAAATCATCTCTTATTCGGTGATATGGATTTGCTTTATTATATGAATATTAGGAAAAAGACTAAAGTTTTTATAAAAATTTATGAAAATAATAAACGAGAGCTTTACGCCGGCGAGTTATTCGCAGAACATATCGCGTCGATTATAGACAAACCTACTATATTAGAACAAGAGTTGGCGTTGATAAAAAGCTGTTTTAGAGGGGATTATATGAAAAATGCTTTTGAGAAATATAATAAAATGTTACTGACATCTTTTTTTACTAAGCATTATGTCGGTGTTTTTTCGTATCCAAATAGCATGCGAGATTTAGAAGAATATTCTATGAATAATGTTTTGGATAAAGAGACCTACTGGTTTATACAATTATTGAAAAATAACAGATTCAGTAACGGCGAGGTAATTATTGAATATTTACAGAAAGAATATAGGTCTTCGATTAATAATTGGATGGAAGATGCCTTGAATATTTATAACAGTTATAAGCGAGTTTATAAAGATATTGATGATTGCTTTAATCCCACAACAGGTATAATAGAAAACTCAGAGAATAAACAGTATCTGCCTATAAATGACCCATTAGATGCTTATTTTGAAGAGTTTGAGAAGAAGCTCGAAAAAATTAGGAATCCAAAATATTCCAAATTGATTGATTTGACAACTTTTAAACCGAAGGTAAATCCATTCTTTTTAAACAACGCGCAATATGCCGACTTTAAAAAGGTTAAAGATGCATATGATATAGATAGAAAAATATTTGAGGTTAAACAAGAGCTATATGAAAAGACTGGAAAAAACGGGAGTAGTCCAAAACCGCCCACGAAGCCTGTTGTAGTATTACCTAATGGTAAAAATCATACAATCGGAAGAGAATTGGACCCGCTACATATTAAAGACGAAGTTATAAAAAGCTTTAAGCGCGATTATAAAAAGGCCTTGCCAATAATTCAAGAATATAACACGATTAAAAACATGTCCTATCTTGAATTAAAAAAGCGCGTAACCGCAAACTCGCCTTCAAGTTCCGTAAAACAGCTCATAAGAGATAACGAATTACTCGCGATGACTAAGGAACAGATTACCAACGATGTTTTATATGACTATTCGGGTCTCGCAGATAAATGCAGCGAGAGCATAGATATATTGACGAATGAAGAATTGGACGACGAGAATTATCCGCTTTCTAAACTACAGCTTATGGTGCGAATGAAAGTATATACACCAGATAGACAGCGATACAGAACGGAATGTATATATGCCCCTAAACTCTATAATTATCTAATAAAATGTATAAATGCCAAAGAGCCTTTTATAAATCCCGTGACAAAAGCTAAATATACTCAGGAAAACATAGAAGAGCTTATGAAAGTAATGAGAATAATAGACCCTTCTTTGGAGGTTCCAGTATTTGTAAAACATATGAATGATACTAAGTTAAAAGTTGAATACAAAGAATTAACTAAGACATATCAAAATCTGGATGCATCATTTGGTGCGACAAATACAATCAGGTATTATAAGATGTACCTATCTCGTGTCATAGGTGGTATAGAGTATAGTGTATATAATATATGTACTTTCCCGGCGGATATAGAAGCCGATGGAGAGTTCGCAACGGGCTCAGCAGACTTAAATTCATATACAATGATAGTTAATATATACAAGCTATTTAATGAAGGCCGATTGCTATATAATTATTTACCTCCGTATCGCATACCATTAACAGGGCGCCCGGGAGAATATAGATATATTAAGCCAGCAATTCACTTTAATAGATACAAGCTTTCAAAAGATTGGTTAAATGATGGGTCTACTATGACAAAAACCGACTTTGTCAATATGTTTAAACATTACGCCCAAGAAGTCAATAACTATATATACTAATCTCTTGGCGAACTATAAATTATTTTTTTATTTACATATTATCTGATTGTAAGATAAGCGTATTATATTCTAATATATCTATATATTAGAATACAATTATAATATATTTGTATATGACTTCATTAAGCGAAGAAAAAATTAATAAATCTTTAGAAGAAATATACTTACAAGATAATAATAAAATTATTAAATGGTTGGATGAAATAAAAAAACCCGAAAATCAGAAGGATGGAAAAATACCTGGGTTATTTATGAAATCTCTAACAAAAATCAAAATAGATGGCGAAGTATATAATTTAATATTACAATGGATTAAAGATAATCGCGATAAGTTTACGGATTATGATTTTACAGGCGTTCCAGACAGTACCTTTGTATCACTGGATAACTCTAATGTTATTCGTAAATATCAATTAAGAAGTTGGATACCTATGAATATTTTAAAAAATTATAATATATCAAAAAATCCTAATGCTGTTGATTATTTAAAAGATTACCGCGACCTGATAAAATGGAATGATTTATCAGCAAATCCAAACGCAATTGAATTATTGAGAGAAAAAGCCATAAAAGAAAATGAAATGGAACGATTTGATTTATCGCGGATAGCAGATTATAGAAAATTGGATTGGAAAAACTTATCAGCAAATCCGGGTACTGTTGAATTATTAAAGCAATATCGTCGCAATATAAAATGGGATAGATTATCTGAGAATACTAATCTTGAAGCGATTGAATTATTAAAAGAAAAAGTTGAAAAAGAAAGTAAAATGAAAGAAAGTCAATTAGAAAAATTAAAAGATGAAGATAAAATAGACTGGAATCAATTATGTTTAAACGCTGGTGCGATTGAAATAATAAAAGCAAATCCTAAAAAAATAAATTGGCGATATTTATCAAAAAATCCAAATCCAGAAGCGATTGAATTATTAAAAAATAAAGTTGAAGAAGAAAATAAAATGACTGGTCGCAAACTGATTAATGTATTTAAAGAGAGATATATAGATTGGGATGTATTATCTTTAAATCCTGCTGCTATTGAAATCTTAGAAGAAAATCCTAAAAATATACTATGGAAACATTTATCAGAAAATAAAAATGCAGTAGAATTATTGAAAAAATATCCTGACAATATTGATTGGAATGGTTTATCTTTAAACCCGAATCCTGCTGCTATTGAATTATTAGAAAAAAACCTTGCCAAAATAAATTGGATCGAGTTATCAGCAAATCCTGGTGCTATTGAATTATTGGAAAAATATTCTGACAATATAGTTTGGAAAATTTTAATTGAAGAAAACCCAAATATATTTGAACTTGTTGAAGTAAAAAATAAAACATTTGAAACCGTTGAAGATATTAAAAGATGGTGCAAAGACCCAGAAATACATCCTCTTAATGGTAAAGAGATGCCCGCGATGAGCAGAGCATATTATGATATATATGTAAAAGCCTATAAAATTATGAAAAAGAATGGCACATTTTCACAAAAAGATATAACAGGGCTTTTTCCTAAAAATCATTTATTGTTTGGAGACATAGATTTAATGTATTATACCTGCATAGAAAAGAACGACCCGCCGACCTACTTTAATATATGTAAGTATAATAACTCATCCGGATCTATATTATACGAATTACTTACTGAAAAAATGGAGTTTTTTGATAATGAAGATACCGTTCTAGATACAGAGATAGAAATATTAAGGAACCGTTTTAGTGATAGATATGGCAGACACGCACAATCAAATATGGAAACAATATATGAATTAATTGATGCTTATAAGAATGATATTGTTAACTCTTTTCTTGATACAGATTATATATCTACATACGATTATCCTGATATAATTAATCAGATAAAGCTTATCAATTTAAAAGCCTATTGGTTTATAAACTTTTTAGAATACAATAAAATGGCTACTGGTGAAACAGTACTGGAATATTTAATAGAAAATAATGATGAATTTGATTCAGATAATGAATGGACGACGCCATTAGATATATACAATAATTACAAGGCGGTTATTGACGATATAGATGATTGTTTTAATCCCGATTCAGGCATTATAGAAAACTTTGGATATAAAAAACTTACACCTATTGATGACCCGCTTGACAAATATTTTGAAGTCTATGAAAAACAATTAGCAGAAATTAAAAAACCCATATATTCGCAATTAATTGATTTGACAACATTTAAACCGAAGGAAAATGTTAAGTATTTAAATAATGCGCAATATGCCGAATTTAAAAAAGAGAGAGATAAATATGATAGAGCTTGGAAAAGATATAGCGATAGACAAACCTTGTATGAAACTACGAAACAAGGCAGTTCTCCAAAGCCTCCTGAAAAACCCACAATAACTCTTCCATGGGGAACAGAGCATACAATAGGAAAGCAGATAGACCCTATACATATAAGAGACGATGTCGTAGTTAAGTTTCGAGAAGAATATGCTAAGGCTCAACCAATCATAGATGAATATAATAGAGTTAAGAATATGTCTTATAAAGCATTGAAAAAACATATTGGAGAGTCTTCATCAAGCTCTGAAAAGCAATTGAGAGAAGGGAATGAATTACTATCTATGACAAGAGAAGATATCGCAAATAATGTTCTTTATGACCACACGGGACTAGCCGATAAATGCAGTGAGAGCATAGATATATTGACGAATGAAGAATTGGATGATGAGAATTACCCGCTTTCTAAACTACAGCTTATGGCGAGAATGAAAGTATATACTCGGAATAAGAAGAATTACAGAACGGAATGTATATATGCACCTAAACTCTATAATTATCTAATACAATGTATAAACTCAAACGAGCCTTTTATAAATCCTGTGACAAAGGCAAAATATACGCAAGAAAATATAGAAGAGCTTATGAAAGTAATGAGAATAATAAACCCGAAGATAGAAATACCAGTATTTATGAAACACTCAAATGATACAAAATTGGAGTTAAAATATAATACTGTTGCTGTAAATATTAGTGATTATGGTACTAACTCATCTTATGGAAGTACAAGAATATTAAACTTTAATCGCATATATCTATCTCGTACTATAGCCGGTTCGAATTATATTGCATATGAAATATGTCATATGCCTGCTGATATTGAAGTTTCTGGTACTTTTGCTACGGGTTCGACGGATTTAACATCAAACACTATGATAGTTAATATATATAAGCTATTCAACGAAGGGCGTTTATTACACAATTATTTACCACCGTATAACATAAGAAGACCGGGAACAACTAATCAATATACATACATAAAACCTCAAATACACTTTAACAGAATTCTAAGTTTAAATAATTGGCTTCATGTTTCTGATAGCGATAAAACTTTAATTACAAAAGAAGGGTTAATAAACAGATTTAAACACTACGCCCAAGAAGTCAATAATTACACATTTTAATCTCTTTTTCTCGTATATTTTTTAAACCTTTGGACATTTAAAATACCGATTTAACAGCAAAAAATATTCAAATTAGTAAAAATTTGGTTATTACATAGCGCGGGACTATGTATGAATTCTCGTAAATATGTCGGGTCTTCTTCCTATTGTAAATATACTCTTCAATATTTAACATATTTTGAAAGGCGTTCTTATCTCTATTATGAATTATCTCGCATTTCTGCTTATCCTCTTTGAGAAAGTAATCCATTAACAGTTATTTTTTATTATCGTTGATATCATTTGGTTTATGACTTTGTCTTATCATAAATGGTGATATTTCACAATTGCAACAATTACATAATTTAGATGTCCTAAATTCATTCACTAAATAGGTTCTAAATCCTGCATTCTTAAATATTCTTCTAAACTTTTTACAAATCGTAGGTTCTAACCCACCTATATTACTACTACCTTTATCATAATCGCCCATTATAAACAATACATCATTAGGTTCTCCAAACTTTTTAGTAAAGTTCTTTATCATTTTACTCTCACTTTTTTGCGTATTGATATACCTGTTTAATTTGAACTTTCTAAAAAAGGTCTTTAATGAGAAAATAATAATAAGTTCAATTTATTTTTTCAATCAAGTAATTCATGAACTTATCATAATTGCAAGTTCTTTAATATTTTACCATTTATAAAGGTTGCATTATTAACTTCTTCAATAATCTTATTATATTTTTTGTTCTTGTTTCTAATCTTCTTTGATTTTGTGTATATCTAAATGTTTCTAAATTACCATCATTATCTCATTTATTAGGCGACTTCTTGATATTTGGCTTTGCCCTTAGAGACTTTCAGACTTTCAACTTCGCCGCGTTCTTTATCAAGATACACCTTCCAGTAACAGGGTTAAACGCCTTGCCATCGGGACATTTCTTAGGCGACTTCTTTACAACCACCTTCACCGCGTTCTTTATCAAGATACACCTTCCAGTAACAGGGTTAAACGCCTTGCCATCGGGACATTTCCTAGGCGACTTCTTCCTAGCTTTCGAGGCTTTAGACTTCGCTGCGTTTTTTATCAAGATACATCTGCCAGTATCGGGATTTAGCACTTTGCCATCGGGACATTTCTTGGGTGATTTATTGACAACGGCTTTCGATCCTTTCCCTGCACTGACTTTCTTAGGCGTAGAATCATCCTTTTCAGTCGAAGTATTCGCCGCAGCATCTTTGCGTACATAGACTAAGATACGTTTTCCTTTACTAAAATTGAAACATAAATCGGCATTCATTGCTTCAAACTGTGTTTTATATATTTCTGGAATACATTGCTTTGTATTTAAACAAAAATCATAATGTTTTTTAATATTCCAATCATAAGGCATCAGTTCGCAAGGGATTTTTCGGGTAATTTCTTTATTCGCCATCAACGGGTCCATACTCGCCCTCGTCCATCCGTTATAGACAAACTTTTTCGTTTTACAAGTGATTCCTGCGATTGCGTGAAATCCAATACCTTCTTCATTCCAGTTTTCCAATACAACCGAATCCAAATTATATTCAACACCAAGATAATATATTTTTTCATTCAAAGTACTTATATTCTTCTTCGTGTCGCCATCTTTTATTACAGCATTTGGATATAAATCTCTGTAATGAAACCCTACGAAATCAGGGCGAAGAAGCACCATTAATACTTGCGGGGCTTCCAAATTTTCTTCAATATATGTGTGTGTTAGATTTTTACGTGTAATTAGCCAAGGTATAGTATTGAGGATTTCATACTCTCTTTTAAACTCCTCATTCAAATGCGAGTATAACAAGATATTGTCATTCGCATTATAACTAAACATCTTGTAATCGATATTTAACAAATTATATAATTTTCCAATATATAATTCAGGAATATAACCATCATCAATAGTCTTAGGGTTATAAGGGAACGCATTGCTATTCTCTTTATATAATAAACTTAATATTTTGCCAAAGGTATCGTCGCTAAACTTCCTGTAATCCTCGCTTTCTCTACTCTCAGTCTTCAAGTATTTGTCATCCAATACGTGCTTTAATAAAGTAAATAACTTTTTTTTTCCCCAATCTGATGAAGCTTTCAATAATAATCTTCGGCTACGCTGACTATAAAACATAGCGACGAAGGTCGCCATAAACCAGCAAGTTGGACCTATTTGCTTTGGCGTTAGGATTCGCGAACAGACGCCACGCTTTGATTTTTCCATTCTTCTAGTAATATAATACATTATTATTTAATTTCCATTCATGTCTGGTATGAATCCGAATACGCTAATAATATATTATTAGTAGCCTCTTCGAGTATCGGCAAAATATCGCCAAATATATTCATTAAGCAATCTAAATATAAAATATAATTCCATTCCTTAAAAAACGCATCGAATAAATGGAGTTTATGCCACTGAAATCTTTTTGTTATATTTCTTCCGTCGCAATTTATTCTATTATTCCTCCAAAAACTCTTTCGTAAAATATTGTATTATAATATTATTATTTCTTATAAAATCACATTCTAGTACTTTGTCTCCTTGTAAATCACTGCCTATTACTAAACAAATATTGCCTTTATATTTACCCTTCGTAATTAGCCAAATAAAAATAATAAGTTGATTTATTCAGTTCCATATCAACATTATACAAATAGTATAGAAATGTTTTTTAGTCTTCTAAAATCTAAATTACAAAAGAAAGCGGGGTTATTATACGAAGACTTAAATAATAATATTAAGGAGGTAATAAAAACAATACCAGAAGGCTATTATAAGAAAATATTAAATGGAACATATAATAGACAAAAAGATTATAGAGAAAATACAAGAATTATAAAGACTAAAATTCGGCATTTTAAACCCTTGAATATTTAAAATGGCACAAAAGTGTTATGAAAATGAAATATCAAAAATGTAATAAAGTAGTAGTAATTAATCAATCAAACAAATCGTATATTTCTTTTATTTTTAAAGTTTTACGATTTTTGTATTTCTGATTGAGATATTGTTGGAATTTAGATTTAATCAAATATTTTTCTTCTTTTTTTAAGTTTTCAACATCATCTATTATATTTTTCAAAACATTTTCATAATTATTTTTAATTTCTATCAGAGTATCAATAGTATTTTGTAAATGCCTTTGTTTTTCACTATTTAATTCTTGGTGTAGTTTATTATTTTTAATATCAGCTCTTATGAGCTTATTTTCAATTTCTCTATAATCTGTTTTTAATATTTCCAAATCTGTTTTTAATATTCCTATCTGTTCTGTTTCACTTTTGGGAGATTGTGGAGGTGTATTTTTACTTCTATCCATCCAATTAAGGTTATCTGATATTTCAATATGACTTCCTAAACCCATTTTTTATATATTCAATGGTGAAAATAACATATCATTTTTTATTTTTGTGCCATTTTAAATCTTCAAGAGTATAAATGTGTAATATTTTAATATTTTAATATTTTAATATTTTAATAATATAGAATGTCATCTGTTTCAAAGAAGGAAAAGGATTTATATAAATCTTTGGATAAATTATATAATAAAGATAAGGCTGGTATATATTATTGGTTAGATGAATTAAAGGTATATAAATCTACTGATGGTAAGATTCCTGGGTTATTAAATAATTCTAAAATACAGATTCTTACAGCAACAGAAGATGGTGCTTATAATTTAATTTTACAATGGATTAAAAATAATCCCGATAAGTTTGCCGATTATGATTTTACTGGCGTTCCCGATAGTGCCTTTATAACATCAGACGAGTTACTAGATGGCCTGGAAGCAGGAGCGGCAGGCGCGACCGGGGCTGCGAGAAGTTCAAAAGTACCTTTGACATTTAAAACGGTTGAAGATGTTGAAAGGTGGTTTAACGACCCCGAAAAGCATCCTATCAAGGGAACACCGATGTCGGCTATGAGTGATGAATATTATAATATATATGAAAAGGCCTATAAAATTATGAAAGAAAAGGGAAAGGCTGTTACTTTTGATGATGATTATACAGTAATGCGAAGCCTTTTTCCTAAAAATCATTTATTATTTGGAGATGTTGATTTAGTTTATTATTCCTGTGTTAAAAAATATTATGATAAGCTTTACAAGAGAATATATCAGGGTAAAGAAAATATGTTAGCAATATGCGAATTACTAACGCAAAAACTAGAAGATACCGTGGATACAACTACTGTTCTTGAGACAGAGATGGAGCTATTGAGAAACCGTTTTAACAGTACGCCTATTTGGGACAAACATAACAAGTCAAATATGTTTTTAATTAAAGATTTAATTGATGATTTTAGAAGTGATTTAGCGAATGCTTTTTTTGAGAAAGATTATATGTATAGATATGAATATCCCGAAAGAGTGAAAGCTATACAAGAAGAAGTCGGATGGACAATTGAAGGCTATTGGTTTCTAAAGTTTTTAGAAACAAATAAAATGGCTAATGGCGAAACGCCCATTAAATATTTTATAAATGTCCTTAAAAAACCACATCCTCCAAATTGGATATCGCAAGCATTGAAATTATATAATGATTACAAGTTGCTTATTAAAGATATAGACGAATGCTTTAATCCTGCTTCGGGCATTGTAGAAAATGCAGAAGATAAAAAACTTATACTTCTTGCCGATCCGCTTGATGAATATTTTGAAGTTTATGAAAAAGATTTGGCAGAAATAAGAAAACCCATATATTCTAAATTAATTGATTTAACTACCTTTAAACCTAAAGAGAATCTTAAATATTTAAATGATGCCGAATACGCTGCATTTAAAATAAAGAAAGATGCGTATGATGAGTTATGGGAAAAATATAAAGAGGTTCGAGAATCATATGATACAAATAAGCGCGGCAGTTCTCCAAAGCCTCCTGAAAAACCTACGATAACTCTTCCGTGGGGCGCAGTACATACTATAGGCAGACAGATAGACCCCATGCATATAAAAGACGAAATCGTAGTTAAGTTTCGCGAAGAATATGCTAAGGCTCGGCCAATCATAGATGATTATAATAGAATTAAAAATATGTCTTACAAAGAATTGATGTATCATGTAGGCGATTCTCCTTCTAGTTCTAAAAAGCGATTTATAGATAGTAATGAATTGCTTTCTATGACAAAAGAAGAGATTACTAATAACGTCCTCTATGATTACTCGGACCTCGCCGATAAATGTAGTGAGAGCATAGATATATTGACAAATGAAGAATTGGACGACGAGAATTATCCTCTTTCTAAACTACAACTTATGGTGCGAATGAAAGTATATACTCCCGACAAAAAGAAATATAGAACAGAATGTATATATGCCCCTAAACTCTATAATTATCTAATAAAATGTATAAACGCAAAAGAGCCTTTTATAAATCCTGTGACAAAGGCGAAATATACGCCAGAAAACATAGAAGAGCTTATGAAAGTAATGAGAATAATAAACCCTAAAATAGAAGTACCTGTATTTATAAAACATAGAAATGATACAAAATTAAAAGTAAACTATATAACACACGAAGTTAATTTGAGAGTTCTTGGAGCGGATGCATCATTTAACGGAATACCCTCGTTGCGTTTTAATGAGATGTATCTATCTCGTATGATAGCTGGTGTAGAGAAAGTAGTACATGTAATATGCTATATACCTGATGATATTGAAGCAACCGGGACTTTTGCCACAGGTTCGGCGGATTTAAATTCATATACTATGTTAGTTAATATATACAAGCTATTCAACGAAGGGCGTTTATTATACAACTATTTACCTCCTTATAATGTACCGATAGAAGGAACTACTGATAGATATACATATTTAAAACCACAGATACACTTTAATAGAATTAGAAGTATTAATAATTGGGTTAGAAAATCAAATTATGACACGACGCTATTAACAAAACAAGAGTTTATAAATAGATTCAAGCATTACGCCCAAGAAATCAATAATTATATCTTTTAATCTTACTTATATCTACCTGATAATACTGTACCATATGATAACATATATGGGATAATATCATATATTAAATATTATTATAATAGAGATTTGTATATAAAATGTTGGGAAATAATAAGATAGATTGGGAACGTATCATTAAACCCTGCAATATTTGCGGAAACAGTTGTATAAACTATGATTCAAAATATTCTTTTTCTGTGATATTTATTAGATACGCTCTTAATGTCTACAAGATTAAAGGAAATAGCTGAGAAAAAAAGCGAGATATTATCTAAAATATTAAGGGTTAATCCTAAAACGCTTCAAACTCATACGGCTCGCGTAAGCTCAAGTAGTTCTGAAATGAATACGCAGGTAATTGCAAATATGCAAAATAGAATAAATGTTCCCTTATTTAACCTCACGATAGCCGATTATGAAGCTATGTGCGGCAATAAGACGATTACTAAAATGATGTCAAAAGTATTGGAGTGCGACGAGAAACAGCTTAAAAAGTTCTGTAAGTATATCAATGTCTTCAAGAAGAATCTTGGTTCTTCTCCTAAATCTATCAAAAACAAAATGAGGTCTAAAATGACTCTTAATAAATTACCCGAAGAGTTGAGAACACAAATAGTAGAACAGTATAGAAGCTTATTTTCAACTACTTATGTATTGAAAGATTGGATATCCAGCGATTGGAGAACAGTATATAAAATAAATTGGACTACTTTATCCCGAAATCCTAATGCGATTGATATGTTAAAAGAAAATCCAAAAAAAATAGATTGGGTTTGGTTATCAGCCAATCCTAATGCCATTGAATTATTAAAATCTAAATCTGAAAATATCCATTGGCCGTATTTATCAATGAATCCGGGTGCTATAGAATTATTAAAAGCTAAACGTGGTAAAATAGACTGGAATTATTTATCAAAAAATCCAAATCCAGAAGCTATTGATATGTTAAAAGAAAATCCTAAAAAAATAGATTGGGAGTATTTATCAGAAAATCCAAGCTCAAAAGTAATTGAACTTATTAGAGAAAAAATAAGATTAGAAAATAATTTAAACAAGGACCTGTTAGATGATTTACCTGATTCTAAAAAAATAAGTTGGAAAGTTTTATCAGCAAATCCAATTGCAATAGAATTATTAAAAGCTAATCGTGGTAAAATAGATTGGAATGAATTATCTGCTAATCCAAATGCTATAGAATTATTAAAAGCTAATCAAGAAAAAATAAATTGGCCAAGATTATCTGCTAACCCGAAAGCTATAGAATTATTAAAAAAATATAAGGGAAAAATTAATTGGCCGATTTTGTCTGCTAACCCAAATGCAATTGAATTATTAAGGATTAATCCCAAAAAAATAGATTGGGAATATGCATCAATGAACCCAGCAATATTCGAAGCTAAATAAGTTATCCTTTCTTTTTCTCAGTTCAATTTATTCTAATAATATATAAAATAGTATAAAATTGATAGGCTATCTAATAATATATATCATATCATCCGATTTACAATCAGATTTTACGATGTGTAATTGCTGCCCTACTGGATTAAAAATCCGGGATGCAAGAGTTGCCGAGTATATTTAGTTTTTGTCACAGGATTTATAAAAGGTTCTTTGGCGTTTATACATTTTATCAGATAATTATAGAGTTTAGGAGCATACTTTATATATATGTGTAAACATTACGCTGAAGTTAAAAATTATATATATAAAATTTTGAATATTATATTTTTTTATTATAATATATTTGTATATTAGAATTATTTAATTTATTATTTATGTCTAAAAAATTAACATTTAAAACAATTGAAGATGTTAAAAGATGGTGTGATGAACCCAAAAAACATCCTATTGAAGGATATGATATACCTGTCATGAGTAAGAATTATTATGATATATATGAAAAAGCCTATAAAATTATGAAAAAAGGGTCGTTTTCAGAAGAATATATAATTAATCTTTTTCCCAAAAATCATTTATTATTTGGAGATGTTGATATATTTTATTATACCTGTTGTAAAAAGAATGATATTTCTACTTACAATAAATACTATAAGAATAATAATACAACCGAGTTCATAATACACGAATTACTTACAGAAGATTTAGACATTTTTAAAGATGATTATAATGGCGACGAGGATGATGAAGATAAATATGTAGATGATGCTTCTATCATTCTAAAGACTGAGATAAAAGTATTAAAAAACCGTTTTAGTTATGAATATGACAAATATGATTCTACTGGACCGGCGACAAATACAGAAATAATTGGTTCATTAATTACTGATTATATTGAAGAAATGACTGATTCTTTTTTAGATACCGATTATATATCTAGATATGATTATCCCGAAAGAATGAAACAGATAAAACTTATCAATTTACAAGGCTATTGTTTTATAAACTTTTTAGAATCCAAAAAAATGGCTACTGGAAAAACTGTTCTTCAATATTTAATAGATAATCAGGGATGGCACAGTGTAATATATAACACAGGACGTGAAAAAGAATGGATTAGAGAAGCATTATCTTATTATAATGATTACAAGAAGATTGAAAAAGATATAGACGAGTGTTTTAATCCCTACTCAGGAATTATAGAAAATTATAAATTTAAAAAGTTTACTTTTATAAATGACCCTCTTGACAAATATTTTGAAGTTTATGAGAAGCAATTGGTTGAAATAAAAAAATCTGAATATTCTCAGTTAATTGATTTAACAACATTTAAACCTAAGGAAAATGTAAAATATTTAAATGATGAACAATATAAAGCCTTTAAAAAAGAAAGAGATAAATATGATACTGCTTTGAAAAAATACAGAGATAAACAAACATTATATGAAACTACAAAAGAAGGTAGTTCTCCGAAACCTCCAAAAAAACCTAAAATAACTCTTCATTGGGGAAAAGAACATACTATTGCGATGGAGATAGACCCGTTATATATAAAAGACAGCATAGTAGCAAAGTTTAGAGAAGAATATGCAAAGGTATCGCATATCGTAGAGGAATATAATAGGGTAAAGAATATGTCTTATAAAGCATTAAAGAAACATATTGGAGAATCTTCTTCAAGTGCCGAAACACAATTGATTGATGGAAATAAATTAATGTCTATGACGAGAGAAGATTTTGCGAATAATATTCTTTATAATTCTTCAGACTTTGCTGATAAATGTAGTGAGAAAATAGATATATTGACAAATGAAGAATTGGACGACGAGAATTACCCGCTTTCTAAACTCCAGCTTATGGTGAGATTAAAAGTATATACACCAGATAGAAGGAATTACAGAACAGAATGTATATATGCTCCTAAACTCTATAATTATCTAATAAAATGTGTAAATAATAAAGAGCCTTTTATAAATCCTGTGACAAAAACTAAATATACACAAGAAAATATAGATGAACTTATGAAAGTTATGAAAATAATAGACCCAAAAATAGAAGTACCTGTATTTATAAAACACGGGAACGATACAAAGTTAGAATTAAAACATAAAATAGTGACAGTAGATATGGATGATTATGGAACTCATCCATCTTATGGTAGAATAAGTATATTAAAATTTATTTATATATATCTATCGCGTGTGATAGGTGGTGAAGAGAAAGAAGTATATAAAATATGTCATATACCTGCTGATGTTGGGGCAACTGGATATTTTGCTACTGGTTCAGCAGATTTAACAACAAATACTATGTTAGTTAATATATATAAGTTATTCAATGATGGAATGTTATTACACAACTATATACCTCCTTATAATATACCAAGACCGGGAAGTAATGATGAATATATATACATAAAACCTAAAATACACTTTAATGATATTAAAACAATAAAAAGTTGGTTCAAATTTTTAAATCCTGATAAAACAACGACCTTTATAACAAAAGAACAATTCATAGATAAATTTAAACATTACGCAGAAGAAGTTAAAAATTGTAATTTTTAATAAATACCCTATATCATACTATGTATACAACATCTCATAATGTGTAAAAGATATTTGTAATAAATAGATTTATAGACTTTATGAAAACTGTATAATAAAATATAATACTTTAGAATATATCAATTTGTTCTAATAATATATAAAATAGTATAAAATTGATAGGCTATCTAATAATATATATCATATCATCCGATTTACAATCCGATTTACGATGTGTAATTGCTGCCTCACTACCAATTTCAGGAATACTTGCTGGATTAAGAATCCGGGATACAAGAGCTGTCCTATGTTATCCCGCAGTATCCTATTGCGTATTGCCGAAGATTACCGACTGAATAACCAGGTTAGGGAAGAGGGTTTTGGAAGTATCAAGCAGTATATTATGAGTACCTGCGATATTACTTGCGAAGATTGGGAGGCTCTCTGCAATCTCTATGTAAGTAGCGGAAATGTTTGTGTCCCTATCAAGATTCAGGATAGCGTTCCGTTTCAATATTCTCCTGAGATGACCAATCTCAATCTTCGCTGGCTCTATTAGATATCTGATGGTTTCGGACAGGGGATATATGTATTTTGTATTTTTTGTATTTTTGGCGGACTTTTGGCGGTCTTTGGAGAGGGCCTTGTATTCTATATAAATATTTGGATGGATATATATAAAATGATATTGGATTGTGTGCTTACTTCTGTTAATTCGAATCCTTATTATATTGATTTCATACCTATTTTTGTTAAAACATGGAATAAGTTGTATCCTAATGTAGATGTTAAGATTATTTTGGTAGCCGATGAAATACCCGAGCAATTTATGGAATATAAAAACAATATTATATTGTTTAAACCGATTGAGAATGTTCTTACGAGTTTTACAGCACAATTTATTAGGTTATTGTATCCTTCTATATTGAATTATAAGAATGGTATATTAATTACAGATATGGATATGCTGCCTATGAATAGGACATATTATACTAAAAATGTTGAGCCATTTGACAATAGTAAGTTTATTTATTACAGAGGCAATGTATGTTTTGAATATAAACAGCTTGCTATGTGTTATAATATCGCGACAAATGAGGTATGGCGAGATGTTTTTAAAATCAATAATATAGATGATATTAGGAATTATATATTGAGTGTAAGCAATGGCACGACAATTAAGGAAGGACATGGAAATCTCGGTTGGTCTACGGATCAATTAGTATTATATGAAAAAATAATGGAATGGAATGCAAAAACTGCCAATCTTGTGTGTCTTGACGAAAGTAAAACAGGGTACAAAAGATTATGTCGCGATTCTTATTATGAAATAAATAATATTGTCAAGAATGATTCTCATATTATAAATAATATAAGGAATGGTTTATATTCTGATTTTCACTGTTGTCGCCCGATGAAAGACTATTCATATATTAACTATAAGGTATATGCACTTCTATAGTCTCCGCCTCATATCATAGATATCATAAAATAAAACATATAAAATATATAAAATATATATAACATATAAAAATATCTATATAAATTACTTACATAAGATGGCTCATCTTTTTACGAATCACGACAAATATCATATACATAAGACATTTGGCCTATTGGCATTTTGTAATTTTATATTAAGATTTTATTATGCTATTGCCTACGGAACTTCATTCCCGCCTTTTGAGTCCAAATTTTTTTCCTGTTCTTGCGTTCTTATTCACGCCTTATTGCCCATAGCTTCCCTTACGATACCATTGCCAGAAAAAAGGAACTTTTCAGGTCCTATGATATGGAAGGAGTTTCAACTTCATTCTATATTATTTTCTTGTCGCCATGTATTATTTACATTAATAACTTTACTTGAATTATGGCCTACACAATCTCAGACATTTTCAGGAGAAGCTGGGAGAAGCAATAAAGGAATTGCGATAATATTTGAATGTTTTATAAAATATTTGATAATTATAGGGGTTATTAAAGTTGCAGCAGTTATAACCGAAAAATATGGAGATAAGGAGGAGAGAACGACGAATGCTATGCCTTATCCTGGATATTTAACAGAATACGAAAAGACAAGAATAAAATGCGAATATGCTAAAAAACAGTTCGGTGCTACTATATTTGCTGTATTCTCGGGGGAACTTGCAAGCTCTCTTAATTTTGCTCCATTATATGCAATTCAATCAGCACCTTTTATGATGACCCTAATACGCAAGGGTAAATGCGAAACTGTACATTATCACCGTGTATATTCAGCTACGCTAGTGTATCCGCTGTATTTGTATCATGTTATATTGAGGGGATTTTATTCACAATTTGCCGACTTCGTAATATGCTATATATATATCTTTTCATATACAATGCGCATTAAATATAATTGGAATAATATGAAAATGTGGGCTATAACTGTTCCTGTTGTAGTATTGGCATTAAATATAATTCCAGATATAGAAAAAAGAATAATTGTTGATAATATTATTACGAGCTTTCTACGATATTTTTGCTCTATATATTTGATATACAATGAGATAATAAATGATTATTATACATACAAACCATTAACCAGATAGCGATTATATCTTCATATCTGGATTTATTTCATAATGTCACGTAAAAATAGATTCCGTTCATCGGCCGTAAGACACCCGAGATATCTGTTAATTTCGGTTTTAGGATTGCTATCGTAATTGAGAATGAGAGAATAAAGGTAAATGTATTTTTTCTCTTTGATTTTGTAGGCAGCTATTCTCCTAATTTTCTTATAGTTATTTTTAGATATTCCATATAAACATGGGCTATAATCATTCATATAATAGATAATTGCCGATTTCATCTTTTCGTACGTATATCCATTATTCTCGCAATATTCATATAAATCATCCTTGCTCTTCTTGTAATTGCGAATATCATCCATTAGACTTGCCATATTTGGATTAGGATTCATAGAAGAGCGATTATTCTAATCTGTATATCTTCTTTATATTTAGATACATATCAATTTTTAACAACCAAATGCCGATTCGCCATTGTAATATATATATAGGAAACCATCGCCGTGTTTCATTTCATTATATATCGTAAGCATATTAGCAGATGTAGGGGGCAATATATTATTTATAAAAATAAATATTGCTTTATCTGGCGACAGTTTAATGCGTTGTCTTATTATAGATATAAATTGGCCTATTGTAATATCACAAGGTACTAAATATTTTTTTTTATCAATATCATTTAATGAACATCCAGTTGCCCTTCCTACTATTACAGGAATCCTTTCGGGATATTTCTCTCTTATTCTTTGCGATTCAATATATTTTCTTTCAAACTCAGTACTCATATAATCTATAAATATATTATAAAAATAAAACTTGCTATATCCTAATATCTAATATTTTTGCTATTGTTAAACCAATCGCTAAATATTTTTTTTGCCATTGCCTTATTATCTTCATGTTCAATCTGAATTATAGGCATTGCTCGTTTATCATTGTCTTTCTTGATTTCGTCGTATATATATCTATCATCAAAGCTAATATCCGCTGCATCCTGGCGTGTATTGGCATAATATATCTTGTCCAGCCGTGCCCAATAACAAGCAGCGAGACACATAGGACAAGGTTCGCAACTTGTGTAAATGGTACAGCCCTCTAAACTAAAATTATTACTATTAGCACAAGCTCTTCTAATTGCAACTACTTCCGCATGAGCCGTAGGGTCATTATTTACCGTTACTTCGTTATGCCCTTCGCCAATTATATTACCCGCTCTATCAACAATAACGGCTCCAAATGGCCCGCCAGTACTAACAGAGGATAATTCAATAGCTCGGTTCATTTGTATCGTATCCATATCGTATAATATCTTGTATATTATATATTATATATTGTATATTGTATATTGTATTATTATAGCATTATTTATTTATATGCGTTTCGTTACTTTCATTACTGTTATGGTATGCTGCTACATCTTTTATTACCCAGTTATCTACACAGTCTGCTGCAAAGATGTATGATTCGTTGGTCTGCTCTTTTTTACATATTGGTTCATCCACAATTATGGTACCGCCAAAAATAATATATGGCGTATTCTTGCTTAAACTAATTAGCTTAACTATATCTGCAAACATCAAATATATAAGTATATATTTATTATATATAAATATTGTATTTATATATTTATAATCTATGATATCTATTGATATAATGGGGGGTTTAGGAAATCAACTGTTTCAGATTATTACTGCTATGGCTTATTCAAAAAAATATGGGAATCCTCTAATAATTGAAAGGAAATCTCATAGCCCCAGCTGTACTTATAGAAATGTTTATTGGAATAATTTTTTAGACGGTTTGCAAAAGTATTTAACAAATGATAAAATAGGGTTTCCGGTATATAACGAGAAATCCTTTGAATACAATGAGTTACCTAAAATATCCATCGAAGATGATATTAAATTGTGCGGATATTTTCAATCATATAAATATTTTGACGAATATAAAGGCAAGTTCCTCGCAGAGATAGATTGGTACACAAAGAGAAATGCTGTAAAAAGCAAGATAACCGATATTAATCCTTGTGATATGGTCTCTTTGCATTTTCGCATAGGTGATTTTAAAAACTTAGAAAACCATCCTATAATGCCTATGGAATATTATATAAACGCCATTAAATATATAGAGGCGCGAGAATCAAATGTTAAAATATTGTATTTTTGCGAGGAAGATGATAAGGATTTTGTTCTATATAATTATATAAATCCGCTTAGAACTATTTTTGAGAAAATTACATTTACACAAACTAAAAATAAGCTGGAAGATTGGGAGCAAATGATAGCTATGAGTTTATGTAAGCATCATATAATTGCTAATAGTACTTTTAGCTGGTGGTCTGCTTATCTAGCAGATGATAATGAGAAAAAACTAATATGCTATCCAGATATTTGGTTTAATTCCACATTAATAAATGATATGGGTGATTTATTTCCTAGACATTGGATAATGTGCGAGACCTTTCAAAATAAATATTTATTAGAAAATGTATATTATATTAATCTTGAAGAAAGGGTGGATAGGAAGGTATTAGTTGAAACGGAGCTGAAAAAGATGAAATGGAAGTATGAACGATTTGATGCTATTAAACACGAACGGGGAATATTTGGATGTGGCTTGAGCCATTTGGCTGTTGTAGAGATGGCAAAGGAAAAAGATTTAGATTATGTGGTAATTTTAGAAGATGATGTTCAATTCTTACAACCAGAGAGATATAATAAGATGTTGATAGATTTTGGGAACTTCGTTAAATCTAATTCGTTGGACTATGATGTATTATTAATCGCTACTAACATCCTTGACAAGGTGAATGGCATTATTCCAATTAATAATTATATATGCCGTATAAAAGCCTCTTATTCTGCCGCTGGCTACATAGTTAAAAGGCATTATTATGACAAGATAATTGCAAATTATAAAGAAGGGTTGAGATTATTGATAGAGAATCCTACTATTTCTGGAAAATACGAGTTTGATGTCTATTGGATAAAATTGCAGATGGTCGATAAATGGCTTCTTTTATACCCGCGAACTGTTAATCAAAGAGAATCTTACAGCAATATCCTAAATTGTATGACAGATTACACAAAACATATGATAGATATATAATAGCCTATTTGGCAATTATTTATATCTTATTATTATAGATAATATACGATAAATGTCTAAACCCGAATTCCAGGACCCTAATAAGTTAACTTTTGAGGTAACCCGCTCAGTGATTACACAAAACTTTATGAACCTTGAGAAGAATAATAAATATAGTGAACTACAAAATCCTACTATATCTGCTATTGCAGACAAAATATTATTTTTAAAAGCAAAAAATAATTCAGATATTGGATATTATTTACATATTATAATTACATTTATAAATAATGAGAAAAAAAATTTATACTTTTTATTAAATGACGATAATGACTGGGTTTTAGGAGGACATAATATATATGAACCTCGTAAATTTATCACAATATTAAAAAATGCAAAAAAAGAAAATATTTATAGCGAAATTGATTATATAACACATACTATTTCATCTGTTAAAATCGCAATTATTAGATATGAAGATTTACAAGCAGATCCATACAAAGTGTATGGCGGTAAATCATATTCGAATATTAAATATAAAGAAGTTTTAGGGAAAAAAATGAGAATTTACAAAATACCTAATTCAAGAAAAGAGCATGTTAAATACAAGGGTGATATTATTACATTAGCAGAATATAGAAAACTCGTGGGAAAAAAATCTAATAGTAAGAAAGTACTCAAAGCCAAAAAAAGCAGTCGTAGCAAATAAAAAATAGATTTTGAGTAATTTTTTTGAAGACAACTTAGAATCTTGCTTAATCTGTAAAAGTGTTTCTCCATAATATATATAAATATTCTTAGATTATCTTAGCAGTTCCTGAGGCACTGGAAAATCTTATTTTTTTCATTTTAAAAATTGAGTACATCTCTTGATTTATTTTGTAATTTCCAAAAAACTTTTGAAACTTTTGAAAAAACAGAAAGATGTACTCAATTTTTAATTTTCAACTTTTTATAAAAACCAAGTTGCTTTTTAGACACCATATATGTTTCATATTTTTCTTAAATATCAAAGGATCATTATGAAAAATCTAGTAAAATTATAATAATATCATAGGGAGCTTCTCGTATATTGTCATTCAAATGTATACAAATGTGCTAATATAAATGAGTAATCTGTAAAAATTGATATTATTTACTTTAAAATATAAATACATCTATCAATAGATCGAAAACTCTAAGCTTCATCTTTACAAGCCTACGAAAGCTAAAAGATCCATAGAGACCTATAATAGCCTGCAATAAATATGGCGATTGCTTATAGCATCTACGAGGGGAATGACAAGAATGTTTTCGGGAAAAAAATGAAAAAGAATAACTTCTACAAAAATATCACATTATGCGAAGATGATGTATATCGCGGTGGTATTGAAGAGGCTAATATCAATATCGACATTGATTATACAGACTACGACTATTTAAGCGATTTGTTTTGAGGTTTCTGTATTATTTATATCTATTTATAAAAAGATTTCCATTATAATTATTATGTATTTTTTAATTTATTCTCATTATTTTATCTTTTTTTATCCTTTGGTTAAGCTTTTGTTTTATTCCATTCAATAGCTATCTTCTTCATTATTTCAGAAGCCTTTTCATTCGGAAACTTCTTCTTCATGGAAGGGAATTGTTTTGCGACATACTTATTATAAGGGTTCAATGCTTTTTTTACAACAACTTTTGACGCACCGCCATCATGGGAGGTTTGCTGTTGTCTAATAACTATAATTTTTTTATGGTACATAACTTCCTTATGTAGGTATTCTATTATTTTATTAATAATTGCTATAAAAATATCTAATCTCTTATCTTTATTATAATTGTTATTTACAAGAAACGATTTAATATAATCATACTTTTTATCTGGGTTATAAACTTTATTAACTAAAAACGATTTCACATCGGAATTTATTTTTTCATAATAGATTTCTGCGCGTGGAACAAATTTTCCTCCAAGTGGCATACCTTCGTCATCGTATATATAGCGATAAATTGACATAATCTCATCACTATACTTATCAAAAATAGTTTTTTGAAACTTATAATATTCATCATCATTCGCAAAAATAATTTTCCCATTATTCTCTAATGCATTATCTAAGATATTTATTAGCTCAATTAAAAAATGATAATAATATCGCGTCTCTGTATATCGCGTATCTTTAATGTCATAACTATTGTCTTGCATTTTGATATAGCCCCTTGCGTATTCTATTTCATTTCTAGGAACTTCTATAATTTTTATTAGTTCTCTAATTTTTCCCTTTTGAATATCTGTTAGCGGTAGCGGTTTCATACGACTTCCCTGTTCTGTATGTTCTTTATCGCCCTCACCGTTCGCACCTCCTTTTCGGAGTTTAGGCTTGGAAATCTTTTTAATTATCTTTTTACCTCTTATATTAGAGTTTCCAATATTTGTTCTCATAATAGCCTTTCTAATAATATATATAGAAAATCATTTTTATTATAGGTTATTTATTATATTGAAAAAAACAATAAATATAAAAATTAGTAAATATATCTTTATTTTTGAGCTTTCTTCTCGATATACTCCTTATATCCCCCAATAAATACGCCATTCTTGAATATCATAGGGAAGTATATGTAGGGTTTTATAGTATATTTGTGGATATATTTATAAAAATTATCGCGCTCTCTAAGAGTCAATAGATATTTATCACAATTTATTACATATTTTTTTGTTTTTATATCGCTACATAATAGATTACAATATTTACAGTTTGATATTGTATATATAGTGTAATCTGTTTTATATGGTTTAACATATTTTTTATCCATTTTGTTCTATTATAACAAACGATTATTTACTTTTTCGTTTTATTCCATTCAATAGCTACCTTCTGCATTATTTGAGGCGCCTTATCGTCAGGAAACTTCTTCTTCAATATAGCAAATTGCTCCTTGACAAACTTATTGTAAGGACTTAAGGCTCTTTTAACAGCAACCTTAGAACCCTTCTTCTTTCTCGCACCTCCCGTTAGGTGTTTGTCTGGTTCGTCAGCAGAATATAAATCATCTATATTATCCTGTTGTACAGTATCGGATTTTGCGTCAGAATTGTCCACGTCGTCGCTGGCACCCCCTTTTTTGGCATTATATTTTCTTATAGGTTTTTTAGCAACTCTCTTTTTGGCACCTTTTGCGCCTCTGCTACCACCAGTATTACAGCATCCAGACCCGCCAGTATTTCCAGAACCTACTGGCATTACTACTTCTTATTATTCTAATGTATATATAGATATTTATTTTTGGAGAGACATAATTACCTTTATATTTTTGCGTTTTTGATTTACTATTTTCAGAACCATTCTTCGTTTTCTTTAATAATTATTTTTCTTCGTTTTCATCTATATTATAATGAATAATATTTTTTTTATGTTTTTTGCTATTTAAATGTCTCAGCATATGAAAATCTCTAAAACATACATATTCAATACCACATTCGCACTTTATAGTATTCAGGAGCTTTCGTGTATTATATTCTTGAATTGCCCTTTCTTTATATTTTTCCTCTTCGCAATAATATTTAATTTTACACATGTCACAATACATATAATATATCTTCTCCTTGTCGTTTTTATATGAGAACTCGTCGAATGGTTTAACCTTATGACACTTGGTGCATTCCATAATAATTATAATGCCTTAAAATCATTATTAATAATCAATTTTTTTACATATAAGATTATGATAATAAAATATAATAATTATGAAACTATTGATTTTTGGCAGCAAAGGGTGGATTGGAAGACAATTCTGCGAATATTTAGATAATAATAATATTCTATATATTGAAAGTGATTCGCGAGCTGATAATGAGAAAGATGTAGAAAAAGAAATAAACGAATATAAACCTACTAACATCGTTTCTTTTATTGGGAGGACTTATGGAGGAACCTTCAATACAATTGATTATCTAGAACAGTCAGGAAAATTAGTTGAAAATATCCGAGACAATTTATACGCACCTATTATATTATCAATATTGTGTGAAAGATATAACATTCACTACACATATATGGGAACAGGCTGTATATTTGAATATGGCGGATGCAAAGCGGGTGACGACGAGAAAAAGCACGAAGATGATGTCCCTAACTTTTTCGGTTCTTCGTATTCCATAGTCAAGGGATATACCGATAGATTGCAGCATATGTATTCTAATAATACTCTAAATCTGCGCATTAGAATGCCTATTGTAAATTATGACCACGATAGGAACTTTATTACTAAAATTACTAAATACGAGTACGTCTGTTCGGTTGCTAATTCAATGACAGTATTACCTGATATGTTCCCGGTTATTGTAGATATGATTAAAAAAAATGTGACAGGAACATTTAATTTGTGTAATAAAGGCGCAATAACGCACAACGAGATTTTGGAACTATATAAAACGCATGTAGATAATAATTTTACTTGGAAAAACTTCTCGATAGAAGAGCAGAACAAGGTTCTTCTTTCTAAACGCTCAAATATTGAACTATCGACTGAAAAATTGTATGAATTATATCCTAATATTCCGGATATTAGGACATCTATTGAGAACTGTATGATAACATATTCGCGTCTTCTATAAGTGCAATACCCTCACGGGTATCATAATATATATCAAATAAATCCGTTAAATCGCCGATAGCCCCGTCATTTACTATTTCAACATCATAAGGAATATCTATATATTCTTTTTCAGATATATGAGTATCTGTTTCCGCAATATTAATAGACGGTCTACTTATTTTTACTATAATTAAAGAGCGTATCTTTGTCGAACTCTTCAATTTATTATATTCGTGTAAAAATCGCAAATCACTAATTACATAGTTATTGCAGGTATCGCTTGCCACATCAGATATGCGAGATAGCAAGATATCTGCCAAGAAGCCTCTGTTAGTATTTGGGATTAGTTCATCAATAGTGTGTTGCATTATTTCAGTTCCAAAAAATTGCAATGCTTTGCGCGGAGATATTCCCCATCGCTCATCGATAATCTCTTTTTCGTTGCCTACTGCATTTTCTTCATCAATGCCTACCTGAATATCATTAAAATTAAATAGCTCCCTAACAGCTTTTTTCAAGGGTTCGGCAAAAGATAATTTCTTAAATCCCCGAGTAGCCACTATATATTTTGCTAACACATCTTTGCCACTCCTTTTAGCACCACATATAGCTATAATATTTGACATATTGTATATAATATATTAGTATATTATTTCATATAACAAAATCAATTTTTCATTATACAAATAAAAATAAAAATTGACATTTAAGAATTAATTAATTATAATTAACTAACGTAACTAACGCACATTTGTCATATAATGTTTTCATCAAATAACTGTTGGGATATTATGGATACCTATTTTTTAAAGGGGGGTTCACAAGAATCATCAAACCCTCTTGTAAAACACCAAATAGACAGTTATAATAAGTTTGTAGATAATACACTTGGGCAAATTATTGCTGGCTTTAATCCCATCAAAGTCAAGGTAACGAATCCTAAAAGTGATTTATCAATCAACGACAATAACTATAAAATATCCATTAATATTCTTCAGCCGAGTATCACGAAGCCCAGTTATCAAATGGGTGATGGAACGCATAATATTATGACACCTTATATTGCAAGAATGAATAATATGTCATATTCAAGCGGTATCTATGTGAATGTTCATATTGTTACAGAATACACTAATAAAAATGGGATGATTGAGAAGTTTGACAAAACCGTTAATAATATTTACATCGGCAAAATCCCTATTATGGTTCGCTCAAAGCTATGTGTTCTCAGTCAAATGCAAGGAATCTGTGAAGAGAATAATAGCGAATGTATCTATGATTTTGGCGGCTACTTTATTATTAACGGAAATGAAAAGGTCCTTATTTCGCAAGACAGGATTAACGAAAACAAGACGCTTGTATTTCATCCCAACAATAATAGCGAAGGGTTGTATGCCGAGATTCGTTCTGTATGCAATTCGTCATATCTTCCTCCTAAGACCACCTGTCTGAATATGAGCGGTAAATTAAATCATATGGGGCGTATCATTCGTATCAATACATCGTTTCTTAGGTCAGAGGTTCCCGTATTTGTAATGTTTCGGGCTCTTGGTATTCTCAGCGACAAAGAGATTATTCACCACATTGTATATGATACAACGAAGGAAGAGAATAAAAGAGTTATTGCCGAATTGATGGCTTGTTGTGAGGATGCATGTGATATTAAGACACAAGAGCAGGCAGAATGTGTTCTTATTAAGATTATGAACGGCTCCAACAAGAACAATGAGCATTCAGTAAATAAGACTCTTTTACACAATAATTTGCTGAATGATTTTCTTCCACATGTAGGCAAGAGTTATAGGCGAAAGGCTTTGTATATCGGCTATATTATTCGCAAGATGATTCGCATTTATCTCGGCTATGATACATATGATAATCGCGATTCGTATATTAATAAGCGCGTAGATACTCCTGGTGTTTTGATGAGTAATTTGTTTCGCCAGTGCTATGGAAAATTAACTAAGGAGTTGAAGGTAGCCATTGAGAAGGAGCTTAGTATGTGGCGCGGCAATTCAAATACGCCGCTTTCAAATATTATCTCTGATATTAGCATTCACCGATTTTTCAAGCAATCTCTGTTGGAATCGTGGATTAAATATTCGTTTTCAACGGGCAACTGGGGTATCAAAAGTATCGGGAGTTTTCAGAATATCAAACAGGGTGTATCGCAAGTTCTCAATCGTATGTCTTATGCTAGCACCTTGTCGCATATGAGGCGTATTAATACTGCTATGGAAAAGAATGGAAAACTTGTGCAGCCGAGAAAATTGGATAATTCGCAGATAGGTATGATTTGTCCGGCAGAAACACCAGAAGGCAGTTCGGTAGGATTAGTGAAAAATATGGCACTTAGCACAAATGTATCAATTGCTATGAATAGCTATCATATCAGAAAAGTTCTTGAAGAATTGGGAGTAGTTATGTATGACGACACCTATAAATCAGAAGATAAATCAGGAGATAATTTGGAAAAATCAGCAATTAATTTCCTTAAAAATATGGGAAATAGTTCAAATGTATATATCATGGTGAATGGCGATATTATCGGTTATTATGATAAACCTATTGAACTCTATAAAACTCTTAAACATTACAAGAGGTCTAGCATTATTCACCCCATGACATCAGTTGTTTGGAACATTCAAAAATCAAATATTATTATCAGCACAGAGGCGGGACGTATGTACAGACCGTTGTTTATTGTAGATTATGACCCTAAATTGAAGAAGAGCATATTGCGAATTCAAAAGATTTTGAAAAGAAAAAATATTAAATGGGAGGATTATATCAAGGATAAAAACTTTGACTATTTCATATCTCCTAATGAACCCTATGTTCCACGCGAAGATAGAGAAGATGTAGGCAACGAGGAGGATGAAAGTGACGAGAGCTATTTAGATGAAGAGGGATTTCTTGAATATATGGATTGTGATGAAATTAATACGGCGATGATTGCTACATTTCCCGCCGATTTGGATGAAGGAATCAAGGGAACGGCTCTTCCGCCTTGTTATACGCATTGCGAGATTCATCCAAGCTTGATGAATGGTATTCTGGGAGCTAATATTCCATTCAGCGACCATAATCAATCGCCAAGAAATTGCTATCAATGTGCTATGGGCAAGCAGGCACTCGGTATTTATGCGAGTAATTTCAACAAACGCATTGATACTATGGGGAATATTTTGAATTACCCACAAAAATCCTTGGTATATACTAAATTGTCAAAATATACTATGGCGCATAAATTGCCATCTGGTGTTAATGCAATTGTTGCGATTATGACGCATACGGGATTTAATCAAGAAGATAGTATTATGATTAATCAGTCGGCGTTGGACCGTGGATTATTTACGAGCACTTATTACAAGGCGCTTAGGGATGTTTGTAATAAAAATCATAGCACAGGAGAGGAAGAAATATTTACGAATCCCAATGATAAAACTGAAAAGAAGCCATATTGTTATGATAAGTTGGACGAGAATGGCTTTGTACCAAAGAATACTTATGTAACAGGAAATGATATTATTGTAGGTAAGGTTATGCCTAAAAAGAGTAATGGTGAGATTTCATATCAAGACAGCAGTCTTACGATGAAAACGAATGATGACGGATATATTGATATGAATTACAACGGTATCAATAGCGAAGGCTATAAGTTTTGCAAAGTGCGTATTCGCAAGAACCGAAAGCCGGAGATTGGTGATAAATGCGCCAGTTGTAGTGCTCAAAAGGGAACTATTGGTATGACATATAAACATCAGGATATGCCATATACAAAGGATGGAATTGTGCCGGATATTATTATGAATCCACATGCAATCCCATCACGCATGACTATTGCACAGCTTATGGAAAGTATTATGGGAAAAGCCGGGTGTCATATTGGGGCTTTTGGAGATTCTACGCCATATAACGATTGTACCGTTGAAGATATCGCGAAGGTACTTGAGATGTCTGGAATGGAAAGATATGGAAATGAGATTATGTATAACGGAAGAACAGGGGAACAAATAAAGACAGAGATTTTTATCGGCCCCACATATTACCAGAGGCTAAAACATATGGTAACAGATAAAGTACATTGTCTGACAGAAGACCACGAAGTTCTCACAGATAATGGATGGAAACAAATTGCTGATATTAGTATTAATGATAATGTGGCAATATTGAAGAATGATGCACTTGTATATGAAAAACCCGTAGAAATATATAAATACCCTGATTACAAGGGATATATGTATAACATCTCAAATAATATGGTAGATTTAGATGTAACTATTGGACACAGAATGTATGCGGCGAATGCGGCGAATGCGGCATTTAATCTTGTAGAAGCCAGTAAAATACAAGGAAAAAAGATGAGATATAAAAAAGATTCAGTGTGGAATGAGGTAGATTATCAATTTGATATTTCAAATGGCAATAGCAAAAACGACTGTAACATCAAACCTATTAATATGGAAGCTTGGCTATCATTCTTTGGTAAATGGATTGCGCATAATGGTATTAATAAAGAAAGCACTATTCTAATTAACGAATATGGAAATAACGATAATAATTATATTGCAAATTATATTAATAGCTTGGATGATAAATACAATTTCCCATCTTGGGTATGGAAGTTGAGTACAGTTCAATGCAGGTATCTCGTGAAATCTATGGTATCTGTTAAAAATGATGATATCAAAAACAATTTTGAGAATATGTATTGTACATTGCATGAGAGTTTGGCAGATGATATGATGCGTCTGTTGATTCATGCAGGATGGAGCGGGATTAAATCACGATTTAATAGATATTGGAAGATTACTATTATTAAAAATAAGAACAAACCTATTGTCAATGACCCTAATGATAAATCAAATAAGGAGAATATCTATTATTACCATGGAGCCGTATATTGCCTAAGTGTATCTACTGAGGTATTTATGGTAAGGCGAAATGGCAAATCAGTATGGACAGGTAATTCGCGTGGTTCAAATGGACCGATTGTTATGCTTACACGACAGCCAAGCGAGGGGCGAGCTCGTTCAGGCGGGCTTCGTTTAGGAGAGATGGAAAGAGATTGCTTTATTGCCCATGGAACATCAAACTTCCTTGCAGAAAGAATGCTTCATGTATCAGATAATTATCGCATCTTTATCTGTAAGAAATGCGGGATGCATGCAAATGTCAATACCGATAAAAATATTTATAGCTGTAAATACTGCAAAAATAACACAGATATTGCACAGGTAAGAATGCCTTATGCATTCAAATTACTAAACCAAGAACTATATACTATGAATATTATGATGAGATATGTATGTAATTAATCAGACATTCGTGTTCCTTTTACCTCCCTACTAAAATATAATTATTCTATGTATTCTATGTATTCTATATTTTTTTAATATATAAACATTTAATATATAATTTTATAAAAGATGGGGGATAATCATAAATTGTACAAAGTATTAGGACTTGACAAAGACGCAAGTGATGATGAAATAAAGAGTGCTTATAAAAAAAAGGCTATGCAGTATCATCCTGATAAAAACAAGGGAGACCCTGAATGTGCTACTAAGTTCAAGGAAATATCAAATGCCTATAATATTTTAGGAGACAAAGATAAGAGGGATAAATATAATGCTTGTGGCGATAATAATTATAATGAAGGTTCGCAAGATAATATGAGAAGCCATCAAGATATATTTGAAGCATTTTTTAAAGGACACGAACATGGATTTGGAGATAGTTTTTTCAGCTTTGGTAGCGGCGGAGGCGGCGGAGGGAGAAGAGGAGGAAATAGACAACAACAGAAGGCCGATTCAATTGAAAGCGTATTTAATTTAACACTCGATGATATATATGATGGGTTTAATAAAGATTTAAATATTAAATTGAAGAAATATTGTATGAGCTGTAATGAAGAATGTCCTGATTGCGATGGAAAGGGATTTATACATCGTATCCAAAATATGGGTATAATGCAGACTATATTTCAATCACAATGTAATAAATGTGGAGGTGAAGGTATAGTTATAAAAGGCAAGGCGAGTTGCAAATTGTGTAGTGGTAAAGGATTTTACAATAAGGACATAAAGGCTACTTTAATTATACCGAAAGGAGTGAATGAATCTTATAGAACGGCTTTTCCCGAATTGGGAGAACAACCTAAGACAGATAATATTAAACCAGGCGATTTAATAATTAGCATAAAAATAGAAGAACACAAGCATTTTAAGAGGAGCGGAAACGACCTTCATTATAAGACAGACATATCTTTTATAAACTCTATAATAGGAGAAGTAATAACTATACCGTATTTTAAGGATACTATTGAGATAAACACAAAAATACTAGGTGTTATTTCAAATGGCAAAAAATATCTATTGGAAGGAAAAGGATTACCTATATTAAATACTAATAACAAAGGCAATATGTTTATAGAGTTTAATATAAATTATCCGAAAATTAAAAATCCCGAAAAGCTTGATGAATTAAAGAAGTTACTCGAAGAAGTATTTATGTAATTAGCGACCATAAGCTTGTTATATTACTACGCTATTTTTTTTATTATCTATGGAATATAAAATATTGTATATAGCCGATAGGTTTACCGAGGTTTTATCAAAACCAGCATTTTTTACAAACTTTAGAAGTTCATATGCTTGCTTATCATTTCCTACAATTTTGTTATCATATCTTGTAATAACAAAGATATACTCCTTAGGATCTGTTATTACATTTTTGTTAATATAGAAGGTTTTTCCTAATGTATCTCTTGATGCGCTGCTTTTATTTTTGCCATTATCTACATCTAAATCAGTATATTTTAGATATTCGTAATTATCTTTTGTCAAATTATAATATACAAATGCCTGCGAAGAATTATCGTCATTTTCGAGTTTATCTTGACTAAATATAATATCGCTAACTGTTCTATTTTCTCCAAAAATTACATTTGTAGTTTTAGCAACAAAATCATATTCGAGACAAAAGCTAAAGTTTGATAATGATTTATCAACTATATTTTTTTTTATTAGGTATACATTATACCTGAAAGGGTATTCTAAGTTGTCATTGATTTCTATCGCCTGCTCTATTTCCTTGCATCTCTTTATATTACTTGCTTCTCTATAAATAACATCGTAATACATGACTATCAAAATAAATATCACGAGAGCTATAAATATTAAAATAAGAGAATGCTGATACAAAGACATGTTAAAAGTATTATTTGTTACCTTTGACAAACTGTATAATATATAATAGGCGCGCGCCTCAAAGTTTGATAAATATACATTTATTATATTCAATATCTCGTTAAAACTGCTGTTTTCTTGATTTTCTTGAATATCCATTTAATCTACAATAATATAATAAAATTGTATTTGATAGTTTTGCATTATAATTTCTTAGATGAATAACTTTTCGCGATTATTTTTAGCATAGAATATATCATTTATTATATTAATATTGTATTTTTCGTTTTTAGAATATATCTTGGTGAATTTTATCAAATCTTGTGCGGTTTCATCATATGGCAATTTATTATTATTATCATCTACTAGTATATATTTAAATCTTTCTTCTGTCAAGATATTAGCGTCTATATTTTCTATTTTTTCACTCTTCATAGTTCTTAGATTAAAATAATAATATAGCTTTTCTTTATCATTACTTTCTTCTCTGCTAATAATGTCAGTTAATATATCTTTGTTTTCTTGATTTTTTCCACGGTTAAAATTGTAATCATCTTCAATAATTTTTAATCTATCAGTTACTCTATTTTTTGCTATTAATTTTGCATTTTTATTAGCTCTTGCATTTGCTATCTTTTCATTTATTTGTGCTACTCCACTTGCAAGTTCACAATATTTTCTTATTCTATATATTTCTAATTCGGCTTTGGCATTATTCAAGGTCGATATAGCATATTGTATCATTCCATTGTCTTTAAAATTGTCTCTTTTAGTAAATCGTTCTTTATTATCACGCGCCGCTGTTATAGCGGTTATAGCTGTTTCTAACTCCTGATTTGCTATATCTAATTTTGTGTTTTCAGCAATTAATTTACCATTTTTTTCGTCGATAGCATTTCGCGTACTTGACATAATATTCCATTTTTCATTTGCAGTTTTGACGTTCTTTTCATAGAGAGCTAAATTAGATATGTAGTTAGAATTTGCCAAATCTATTTTTGCACTAATATCATTTTTTTCTTTATCACTTTGGGCGTTTTTTTTTTCCAATTCAAGTTTTTCCAATTCATTCTTCATTTCCTGCAAACGCGTTCCAAGCCCGTCGCGCTGTTGCTTTGCTGCATCCCATTCTTTATCTGCCTTGGGTTTTTCTTCTTTTTCTACTATATTTAATTCTTTTATAATATTTTCTATATTTTTTTCTATGCCTTTCTTTTTATTTTCAACATTTTCTTTGTAGGTTTCTCTATCTATAATATCTTTTATTAAACCTTTTATATATTTTATCCACAATTCTTTTAAAGCATTTTCAGCACTATTTACATCTGCTTGCTGCTTATCTTCTATATTTTTCAATATTTTATCACTCTCAACCTTTTTAAAATTATCTAAATAGCTTTCTGCTTCTTTTTCAATTCTTTCTGCTTTATTATATTCAATTTGAAACCGATTTCTATTTTTTTCTTCTATATTTTTTTTTTCTTCATTATCATTTTCTAACTCTGATAATGAATTTGTTTCCTTATTATATAATGAAATATAACCCTGTTTTTTGAAGGATTCTGAACCATCATTGTAATTGCCGTCGTCTGTTCCATAATCAACTATGGTTTTTTTCTTCATAAAATCATATGTTATTTTTAATATATATTTTGATGTTGTCGTATCTATTAAATCATTATTGATAATTATAATGTTATATATGAACGGTTTTTTATTTTTATTATTATTCTCTATTGTATTAATTATTTTGCCACATTTTGATAATTTTTTAGCATCAGTATATATATTATCCCAGTATAACACTATGGATATAATAGATATGATGGCTATGAAAATAAAACTGAATAGAACTTCGTTGTAATTGGTTTTGGTCTCATTATATATCTTTTCTAATTGATAATTAAAAGAATAATAGAACAATATTATAAACTCAAGCTTTTGTAAATTATAATATATTGATGCCGCAATAAATGAAGCAAAAATTAGAATTACTAACAATTTTAATAATGATATTATATCTAACTTATACAACACATATAATATAATCATTAGAGATATGAAGGCATATAGTTTTAAATTATCATTAATAAGCTCTGAGCTAATTGTAAATATGTTAGAAATAAATGTGTATATTAATATAATAACAAGGAATACCTTAATAATTATTTCATAATCATAGACTATACCGGCTATATCTTGCGCTTCTCTTTCAATATCATTATTTGATGAATTAGAATAATGTTCCTTATATTCCATTTATTCTATAATAATATTTTTAATTATTTAGTATCTTTATACATTTGTACTTAGAGTTTTGTAGATATTTTTGTACCAATTTCAAAAGCCATTGTTGTGTTTTCTATATTTACCGAAGCTATATCATTCTCCGAGGTAATTATTGATAAGTTTTTTAAAACAACAGCGTTAGTAGTATGTTCCCGGACTTTCATAACATCTACCATATATGTCTCTTTTTTCTCGTAATGCTGTTTAGCTTTATTGTAAAGATTTTTTTGCATTTCAGTTATATATTTTTTCTGCATTGCCGCCAATTGCGAACTTATAATAGAAGAAATATCAATCTTATTTTGAAATTTCTCTTTTTTCTTAAATAAGCCTAAAAATAGCTTTAATAATCGTAATAAGTTTGTTATTGCAAAAGCAGTAAATGGAGATTCTAACATTATTATTTTAAATACTTCCATCAATTCATCAAAAGGCCATTGATATGCCGCCCAACTAATGAAAAATATATTCTTTATTATAAACCAAATTGCTAAGACTATAAATATAAGGAGTGTTAAAGCGTAAAAAGCACCTGTATAAAGATTCATCAATATTTTGTTAAATATAATTTTATCAAATATAATTGCCGGTATAACAGCAACAGGCTGGTTGAAGCCTACTGTATGGCTAAAAAGGCTTTCGACTGGCGAATTCTCAATTCCTTTATAAATAGTTTCTCTATAAAAATCGTATAATATTGCTATTAAACAAAAAAACCATATATATATTAATATAGCTATTATAGTCAATGATACTTTTATAAATCTCAATGGATTCATTTTTGAAAAATATTTATTAAAAACATTTTTAATAAAACCATTTGCCATTTATTCTATTATGATATTTTTAATATCGCAAATATATGAATAATATTCCTTTTTTTTCTTTTTATTAATACCATATATATCTATGATATTTTCCTTCATTTCCTTAAATATTTTATTACTCATATTGCTTACCTTGCTATCTTCAATGATTAATTGCGAAAGTATAGTATTTATTTGTTCATTTAAGTTGAATATTTTGTTATTATAGTAAATATCAATAATATTATTTTCAACATTATCAATATCATCGGAAATCGTCTCATCAAAATTATATTGTGCTTTTAATAATTCAATATACTCATGTAGTTCATATAAGAAGCACATAATCCTTTTGGTAAGTCTGAGATTAATTACGTATTGATAATGAAATATGTGTCATTTATATCAATTTTTAACAGATAAGATATCAATGTATTACATATTTATTATTATATAAAAATTGATTTATATTATAACATATATCATTATAAATATGGGTGCTGTTAAGAAAGTTTGCATTAATTCTTCTAAGAATTATTATATGGGGACAGAACTATCGCCTCTCCATTATGGATTGTCTGCCGAAGGATATGATATTAATTCTATTATGGAGGGCTATGATAAAGAGTTATGGATTGTAGATATCAAAAACAACAAAAAGGTGTGGGCAAAAAACGAAAATCTATCTCGTATTACACATGAAGAACCCGTAATAAAGAAAGTACTTTCGCTAAATTGTGATACCGAAGAGATTGAAAAGATAAATCAATTAAAACAAAAGTGTGGAAAAGACGGCTCTTATAATTTAAAAGATGTCAAGAAGTTTTATAATTTATGCGACGATGATTTCGATAATGAAGCGGACAAATGTGGAAATGATGCTAAATGTTCAGGTATAGAACACGAAGATAATACGGATGGAGTCGGTACTGGAACTACGAATAATGAAGAAAAAGTAGACAATATATCTGATAAGATTTTGGCAACAAAAGGCGTATTGAATGAGGCTAAATGCATAGTTGGAGATAATGACGGAGATACAGATGTTAACTCTATTCTTAAAGAAGCTAAGAGTGGAAATGGAGATAAATCCAGAAAAGGAGCACGAAAAACTATTTCAAAGACAAATGTTTTAGCTTGTACGGATACGACGGATACGACGGATAATAAAGAGGATGTTATTGGATATGATAAGAAGCCGACAGACTATAATATATTTGTTAAGTTTCGCCTGAATCAGCTTAAAGAGATTAGTACAAATAAGAAGGATAACTTTGAGAATGTCAAAATTGAATGGAGAGAATTGAAGAAAAATAAGAGTGAGCTAAAAATCGTTATGGAAAAAGCGTATATGTGGTTAAATCAGAGTAAATAATATAAAATAAAAATTGATTTATTATTTAAATAAATAAGAATAATATAAAGTATATGAATATTATTAAATTAAATAAGAATAATAATATTGTACTAATTGATTGTAGCTACTATATTTTTCATAGATATTTTGCTACGATGAGATGGTATAAGTTTCAAAAAAATTATCCAGAAATTAATGTGGATAAAATTAATGAAAACGAAAACTTCATTAACGCTTTTTATAAACATATTAGTAATGATATGAAGAAGATATGTAAAATGTGGAAGACTACTCCTAACAATATTATTTTGTGCTATGATTGTTTGCGCAGTGATATTTGGAGAAATGATATTTATGATAAGTACAAGGCTACGAGAAGCCAGAAAAACAATTTTAATAAAAATATATTTAGTATATTTAATGAGTATGTTAATAAAAAACTTGAATTGAAGAGCATCTATTCCGACAGATTGGAGGGAGATGACATTGTATATCTTACGCATAAATATCTAAAACCAAATATTTCTTATAAGATTATAATTATCACAAATGATAACGATTTTCTTCAATTAGTAGATAAGAATGTCTTGGTATTTAATATGCAGTTCAAAGAATTGAAAAAGCGTGGTTATGATGATGCTAATGTAGATTTAAACTTTAAAGCAATTTATGGAGATAAAAGCGACAATATTCCTAAGATTGGCTCGGGAATTACAAAGGATAAGGCAATTGCTCTCGCCAAACTCACAAAAAACGAATTGTATAAATATCTTGTTGATAATAACTTTCTGGATAACTTTGAGTTTAATATGAATCTCATCTCGTTCGAGAAAATACCTCAGAAATATATTGATATCTATAACATCAATAACAAGATAATCCTAGAATAATACATGTTCCCTCAGTGCTTTTATGAAGCACTATTATCTATATCATACACACAATTACATATTTTTATTCATTATAGGTATCTAAATAGCCTCTCAATAGCCTCTCAATAGCCTCTCAATATTTATTATAAAATACTTAGACATAGAGCAGTTATTGATACTGGAATAGCTATATTTTTTTCAATTTAATTTTGAGTACATCTTTCTGTTTTTTCAAAAGTTTCGAAAGTTTTTTAGAAATTACAAAATAAATCAGGAGATGTACTCAAATTATTCTTTTCAATTTTTAGAAATATCCAGTGTCTTTTTAAGTTATCATAATGGTAATACTAATATCTCAATAGCCTCTCAATAGCCTCTCAATAGCCTCTCAATAGCCTCTCAATAGCCTCTCAATAGCCTCTCAATAGCCTCTAAACAGCCCGCGTTGGGGGGCGGGTTCCCCCATTATAGCCCGCGTTGGGGGCGGGTTCCCCCATTATAGCCCGCGTTGGGGGCGGGTTCCCCCATAGGGCGGGTTCCCCATTTGAAATAATAAAGTTGCTATTGTTAGGATAATGATTGTGTATAAGTTGATGAAGGATTTGAATGAAGAAGAGATATTTAGATGTATAAGGTTGATAAACGCTAATTTTAAAAAGAATAGGTTTAATACATATAACAGCGTTATATATTATGTAATCGGGAGTGATATTATAGGTTTTATAGGAATAAGTGATAATTATCTTAATCAAATATGCACTAATATAAATTATAGGAATCGCAGGATAGCTTCTAAAATGATTAGTACGGCCAAGGAGGAATTGGGGGCGGAGCCAATATATCTGTTTGTAGATAAGAATAAATCTACGACAGAATACCTAGTGAATTTTTATAAAAAGCACGAGTTTATCATAGAGTACGAAAATGATGTTGAATATAAGATGGTATATAAAAATTGATTAATAGTATATAATTATATAATACTTACAATACACATATACTAATGGAGAGAATTGAAGAAGAGCAAGATATTGATGTGTATATTGACGGTTCATGTATCAACAACGGAAAGATTAGTGCCAAAGCAGGATATGGTGTGTTTTTTGAAACAGATGATTGCCGCAACGAATCCAATGTAGTTCAAGGAAAACAAACAAATAACACAGGAGAGCTAACTGCTATGATAAGGGCTCTTGAAATATTGAAGAAAGAAATTGAAGATAAGCGAAATATCAATATCTATACAGATTCCGAATATGTTATGAAATGTTCAGGTTCTTATGGAGAGAAGCTTGCGAAGAATAACTGGAAAACAAAGGAGGACAAGATTCCTCCAAACTTAAAGCTATTGCAAAAGATTTACGAGCTATATCATGGGAACAAGAAACATATCAAAATACATCATATAAAGGCTCATACTAATCTATCTGATAAACACTCTATTGGCAATAGCCAAGCGGATAGATTGGCAAACATGGCAGTTAATCCCAATTTTGAAGAGCGCGACGATGATATATGCGGATTTAAAAATCTGTCTGTTGCCGCGAGTTCTGCTAAAAACTTTATCAGCGTCTCTTATACTTACAAAGATGCCGTTAAAAAACTAGGATGTAAATGGGATATGAATAAGAAAAAATGGTATTACGAAGATAATATTAGCGAGGAAAACATTAAAGCTATCAAGGATATTGAAAATCTAAGTTTATCCACGGAAAAAGAAAAGCCCGCTCGGAGCAATACATGCGAATCCGGAGTGGGGGCTTCTGGCGAATTGGACAAAAGTAATAGGGTATATATTAAGGTAGCTTTTAAAAACAAGGATGCCGTAAAAAAACATGGGTGTAAATGGGACCCTGAGAAAAAATCTTGGTATTACTTATCAGATACTGACAAAAATAAAATAGAAGAAATTATGAAGCTTATCTAATGAAGATAAAGTTGTGTATTTATGGGGGATATAGGGAGATTATATTTTTTATATAGTTTATATTGATTAATGGGAGGACGGGGCTACATTCCCATAGGTGTGTTTTGAGGAATGTTTGGATATTATAATTTACCGGATACATATGAAAGAGTCCCGAATAAATGTCTGTCATATATTTTTTATATTTATGATTAATGAGATGAATGCTATCCTTCGGGAGAACAATTAGTAGCTGGATGTTCGGGTCAAGAAAGTTATTGTTTGTGGTAATTACAGGAACCTCGTGGGCTATTGAATGATTGCTGATATCCTTTAATGTAGGCGGATAATTATAGGGATAATACCATTCACAATCGATGCTATGCCCTTTGTAATATTCATATACCCAATAGATGCCTTTAATATAGTTAGAACACGAATTGTAAATTACGGACGAATCAATTGTAATATTATTTTCAAATATCATATTATAGTAGTTCTTATGCCATCTGCTATTATCATTATATATCTTATAGCACAAGTCATCCTTATTTTTTAAACCGTAATTATCGCTAGGAATACTTGAATTGTTGAATATTTTTTTATTGATATATTTTTCGCAAATAATAAATATATCCTTGTCTTCTGTCATTGACAGTTGTTTGAAAATATATTTAAGGCATTCGTAATTAATACTATTGTCGCTTACAAGCAATCCATATTCTTCGGTGGCTTTTCGTGCAATTGAAATAATCTTGTCGGCGCCATCAGCTTTAATATCCACTGTCAATAAGTGCGGGACAAAATCGTTACCGAGGATTGAACACAAAGTACAATAGGATTCGATAATATCTTCTTCTTTATGAAGCTCCTTATTAAGGCCCCACAAAAAGTTCAACTCTCTTATTATGGCTACTCGCAAGTTATTGATATTCAAATAATTATATACCACTTGATTTGTGATTTTATCAACAGTTTCGCGCATCAAGTAAATATTTTTAATATGCGACATCAGCGACAATATAATTAAATCGGCATCAAGACCATTGATAATAATATTTTCTGTCGTAGAGCAGGTAGTCATCATTTTGATTTTCTTAAATATTTTGTGTTCGCCTTCGCCACATTCATTACTTCCGCTATATATAATTTCTATGTTATGTGTCGAATATCTTACTTTGTTATCCATATAAACATTCATCTTTTTCATAAAGACCGTCCCAGGCGTAATGGCATTTGTATCCCATACTGGTGTTTTGACGAAGTCCTTATCCAATTTATTTCTGTAAATATTCAAATATCTGCGCTTTCTCTGTTGAATAATTTTAGCCGTAGGAGCTACGCCATCGGCGCATATGACATATTTTTTAGCCTTGTATATTTCTATGTAGCTCTCAACCTTATTCCAAATACCTTCCAAAATTAGCTCGTCAATTTCTTCTGTCTTCATAGATTCAGTTCGTTTGTCCTTTAAAATCTGTTGAGCGACAGTATGGATTATACCATTAAAATCAATACAATAAATATCTGTCCTCGCTGGTTTATTATTATCTAAAATATTTTGATATTTTTTTGTCAACGAATAAAAATAATAAGGAATACCCATAATTTACTATGTATATATACTATTGTATTTATATGATTATCAATTTTTATTTTTCTTTATATGATATTAGAATATACAAACAAAATAATGGGAAGTCGTACTATAAATATAAATGACATATTTTTTGGGTCAGAACAATCAAAATATGCCGGAATAGCGTTATTTATGACGATTATGATACTATGTGTTATAATATTATTCAGCAGTAGCAAAATACCTATTGGAGACAGATTTATGTTCGTATTATTTATATTAATAATATCTGTTCCTTCAATCCTAATGTCGCTGTTTGAACTAACATGCATAGTTACTGGCGGCAATCTTAATACCCGCTGGTGGTGCTGGCTATTGGCGTGGGTATTAGCAGTTATCATAATAGTATATTGCATTATGATAATAATATCTATGTTAATTTCTATGTCAGAATATGATATGGCTAATGACAGATTAGATTACTCTGTGGAAAAAAATAAAATGGGCAAAGATGAGGCTAATCTGTATGCTAAAAAAATAATAATAGATGACAAGATAAGCCAACAAAAACAAGAATCAAAACCAGTAGTATATAATACCTCTACCGAACCCTCTCCTACTCCATTGTCGCCTATGCCTTCTGGCCCTCCCTCTCCCACTATGGAGCGCCCAATAGGTCCTTCTGGTCCTCCCACTCCCACTATGGAGCACCCAATAGGTCCTTCTGGTCCTGTAATATCTACTGCTCACCGTACTCCAACAGCTCACAGTGATCAAGCAATGAACTCTTCAATGCAAGGTGTTAATTCGCAACCTCCTCATTATCAAGGGCCAAAAGTAGAAGATGTTAATTCGTTACCTTATCCTAAATCATCAACTAATGATATTTACACAAATTATGCACCACTTGAAGGAGGTTCAGCTACGCCTGTAATGGCAATGTCGCAATATAATAAACCCTCTCCTATGATGCCCCCTCCTTCTCAGCAATCAACCAATGGCGCTTCTTCGTTTAATGGTTATGATAGCACTGACAATTATTCTTCATATTAAACATATTACGGAATTGCAAGTTGGATATTATTTTTACTATATAATAAATACATTTAAGAAATGTTTAATATTATATATTAATGTTATTAATTATATATTAATGAAAAAAAAATATGATGAAAGTAGTAAGAAGAATAATTATTTTCGCCCACAATGTTGTAGGAATTGCGGATTAAATGGGCATTTGTATAAAGATTGTCCACATCCTATAATGAGTTTTGGGATAATATGCTATAAAATAGTGAATGATGAAATTAAATATATTATGATACAACGGAAGGATAGCTTATCATTTATGGAGTTTGTTAGAGGAAAGTACAATATAGATGATGACAAATATATTATAAAGCTCATAGAATATATGACAGATTCTGAAAAAAAACTATTGCTTACGAATAATTTTGAGCAAATATGGAATTATACATGGTGTCAAATAAATCAGGGGACTTTTAAGCATACAAAAGAATATATAGACTCAAAAAATAAATTTGAAATTATTATAAACGATAGCAATATTAAAAGCATACTATCTATCAAAAACTTTAATAATAATAATGAATCTGAGCAAGAATGGGGATTTCCGAAGGGAAGAAAGAAGTTGAAGGAGGCTGATATAGATTGTGCAGTGAGAGAGTTCTGTGAGGAAACACAATTGAATAAAGATGATATTGAAATAGACAAAAATATTATTCCTTTTCAAGAAATTTTTTTCGGTACTAATAATATTCTATACAAACATGTTTATTATGTTGCAAAAATAATCAATAATAATGCAGAAATACAACTCGATAATACATGTATAGAACAAATCCGGGAAATAAGGTCTCTAAAATGGTTTAGTAACGAAGAAGTATTAAATCATATTAAAAATCATAACACCGAAAGAATCAAGATATTTAAAAAGGCTCATAGCATAATAAATTATAATAAATCTTTAATGTAAATAGATAATGATTAAAATTAAAAGTTGTCCAGAAGGCAAAGTTCTAAATCCCAAAACGGGTCGCTGCATAAAGAAAGAGAATCTTGAAAAGCAAACCAAAAAGACAGCGCCGACTGAGTCAGCAAAACCTGTAATAAAAGAATGCCCAGAAGGCAAAGTTCTAAATCCCAAAACAGGTCGCTGCATAAAGAAAGAGAATCTAGAAAAGCAAACCAAAAAGGCAAAGGTGAGCATACTAACAAAGAAGACCGAGATTCCTAAAAAATCGTCATCTTCTTCTAAAAAAAAAAGCAAGAGTTCTGATTATGATATAGATTTATATTATCCTGATATAGATGATACTGATTTTGGGAAGAAAATAGCAAAAAATAAGGAGTTTTCAATACATAAGATAAAGAGCTTCCCTGCTATAAGAACCATTGATGATTTTAATAAAGTAGCGAATGAATTGTGTGGTAAGTTTGAAACCACACTTTATCAGCATTTTATAAGCCAATATTTATCACATAGAACTCCATATAGGAGCATTATGTTATATTATGGAGTTGGAGTTGGCAAAACTTGTACAGCAATTACATTAACCGAAATGATATTATCTACAAAAACAATGGATACCACAGAGCCGCATATATGGGTAATAATGCCTCAGGCATTGGAAGATAACTTTAATAAAGAAATATTCAATTATGATATCAAAGTATTTAAAGATTTATTTAATCAATGTACCGGAGATAACTATGTCAAATTACTTAATATAAATGATAATTCTTTTAATGAAAAGGATAACAAGGACAATATTAAAAGGTTATTGAAGAAGAGATATGAGATATTTACATATGACAGTTTTATGAAGCGAATTAATGAAAAATATAAGGATAATATTGTAGAAAACAAGGTTATTATAATAGACGAAGCTCATAATATCAGAAGTACGAATAATAAGGAAAAGGGGACATATAGTACTCTCAAAAAAATATTAGAAAACGGGAGAAATAATAGATTGATATTATTGTCGGCAACTCCTATGTATAACGAACCGCGAGATATTCTCGACCTCTTCAATTTGATGTTGATAAATGATAAGCGCAATAACATATTGAAAGAATATTATAAGGTTTTCAATAACAATAACAAATTTAAATTTGACGACAAGACTAAGAAATTAATTGAAAAATTGTCTTCGAACTATATATCATATTTAAAAGGAAAAAATCCATTTACATTCGCATTAAAATTAAAGGCATCGTATAATCGCAATATAAAAATATTAAATGTAGAGCCTACAAAGGACCCTTCTAATAATTATATACCTACAAAAGAATTGGGTTGGTTAAAATACATAAACGATGATATAGTAATATCAAAGCTAGGAATATGCCAAAAAAACAAAATAGACTCTTTGAAAAAAATAATAAATAAGATTAACTATAACAATATCCTAGAAATTGACGAGAATGAACTAAATGATATCGCAGAAGACGCAGAAGGAGCAGATGAAGAACTGTCGCAGAGTAAACCGCAAAATCATAATATGAAATTATTACAGCCTATGAATATTGTTTATGATAATGACATAGGTAAGGTAGGGTTTAATTCGTTTTTCAGGAATATTGAAGGAACTGCAAGTATATCTGTTAATTACAGTGAAAAATATAAAAATGCTTTGTATCCTACCGAGGAATATTTGGGTAAATATTCTGGCAAATTTTTGAATATATGTGATATAATAAGGAAATCCGAAGGAATAGTTGTTATATATTCAAGATTTGCTTGGGCCGGCATTATACCTCTCGCAATATGCTTAGAACATCTAGGATATTCACGCGAAGGTACAAATAATATATTAAAAAATCCTGATATTGTCAAGGATAAACCTAAGTATAAAGATGTATCTAATCCAAAATACTGTATATTGACAAGTGATAAAAAAGAGATTATGGGTTCCACTACTATTAATAATTTGATAAAGAAGATTAATGATGATAAGAATATAAATGGCAAGGATATCAAAGTAATATTGATAACACAAGTAGCGAGCGAGGGCCTAAGTTTTTATAATGCACGCGAGATACATTTAATAGAGCCATGGTATCACTTTAACAGACCCGACCAAATTATAGGAAGAGGCATTCGTAATTGCAGACATCAAAAGCTGCCTTTTGAAAAACGCAATGTAACTGTATTTATGCATGCAAGTGCGAATGATGATGTCGTAATGCAGAATACAGAAACAATAGATATCCATGCTCTAAGAATATCCACGAGGAAATATATAGAGAGCAAGGAAATTGATAAGATTATCTCAAATAATTCGCTCGATTGTTCTTTGATGAAAAACATTAATTATTTTCCAAAAAATATATTTGAAATGGGAACAGTTGATATATTGACATCTCAGGGAAATAAAATAAAATATGAATTGGGAGATAACGAAGATTTAGAACCTTTATGTGGTATTAAAGATGATATAGCAATAGTAGCGTCTGATGATAAATCAGGTTATAGAAGTGATGTCTATAAGCATCTTTTAAAAAAGGTACAGAAGGCTATTAAAAATAAATTGCTTAGAATGATAGAAGAAGAAATATATTACATATCATACACGGAATTAATAGAAGATATTGGTGCAGATATTGACATTGACGAAGAAATCTTGATATATGCTATAAATAAATCAATAAGACCTGTTGTAATTATTGACAATTATTATATAGAACATCACAGCAATGGTATTAAATTGAGCATTATAGGAGATAATGTTGGGTATAATGGTGAAGGAGTCGGAGCCAAGTCAACAATTGCAAAAATTAAAATAAAGATGGATGTTGGAGAATTGAATGATGATTTAAGTGTTTTAGAGGACAAGAAGAGTGACGATGAGATAGATAATATTCTTAAAATGATAAATATAGATTATACTAATATTATTAGTACAACAATATCTATATATTTTAATTTAGATAATATGAGATTTAAAAGATTGGCTGAATATATAATAGTAAATTATGCCAATCTTGGTGTTGTTGAAAATAATAGGAAGGCTGAATTGATGTATGTAATTAAATGCTTAGATTCGCAAGGAGTTTTTATAAGAAATAAGGAGTTACCGTCGTATAATAAGAATAACAACAATGATTATATTGGATATATAAATATATATAATATTGAAAATAAAAATAACGAGGATATTAAAAATCTTGATATATCACTGTATAATAATGTTGAAAAAATATGGAGTGAATCTCTTACAATCACAGAACAGAAAGAGTTTGCAAAATATCGCAATAGTAAAATTACTGTAATACCCGAAAATATGGAGTTAGAAGAAATGCCTTGGGGAATTATAGAGCCTCAATTTATCAAGAAGGACAATATAATTAAAAATACATTTAAGATATTTTCTACGGATGCTGTGGTTGGCAAAGGGAAAAAAATAGGTCGTGTATGTACCTTCTATAACAAGACGGAACACAATAATTTTATTAAACAAATAGAAAAAAACAATGTGTCTGTAAGAAACTTTAAGGATATTAAAGAAATGTTATGTAAACATATCGCTCATAAATTGATGGAAAATAAGAAACTCATTTTATTCCCCTTGTTCAAATAATTATATCTCAATAATTCCATTATTTTTATTATAAATAATATTTTTATCATTATATATTACGCATTTATCAAATAAGAATGAAATAAATAATACTGTGGATTTATTGAATCTGTCATTAGCAATTCCTGACATTATTTCAGCACTCTTAGTTATACCAAATACTTTACCGAACTCTTTTGTAGATATAAACTTTATTATTTTATCTCTAACATCATCTCTATATGTATCATATGTCAGCGATTCTTCCAAAATAATTTTCATAGGACTATTCTTATCCTTATTCCCATTCCCCTTTTTTTGCGTACATGTTCGCGTTTCCTTCTTTGGTGTTGCTTTATTTACAATGGGAAGGAGCTTAGGAACAGCATCAGTAGGAGCAGGAGTAGGAGCATCAGCTACACTAGGGATATCTTGTATAGCTACCGGTTGTGTGTGAGAATCTGCAATAATAGCAGGTAGTCTATTAGTAGGAACAGGAATTACATTGAGAACTTTTGGGATATTTGTAGGTTTAGGAAAATGTTCCGTTGTTTCTTGATTTTTGTCGATGCTTTGACAAAATTTGTAGCATAGCTCGCGTTTATCACTCTTCCATATAATATCTCTATTTTTTGATTCAGGAAGCTTATTTGTCAAAATATTAATCATTAGATAATATAGACATCTAATTTATATATCATTTTTTATACTTTTTTATGTAATTACATATTCCTCATATTTCAACTCATTTTCTAAGATATTTATAGGGACAATATTTTGTTTCATAAACTTTTTTTTAAGTAAATAGAACTTCATACTTGAAGAAAACTTCTGTTTTATATTATTATCTACTATATCTTGTTCTACTATTTTACTATTTATATCTTCGTCTTTAACGCATATAGTTTCATTAAGTAAGCTTTTCATCAATTCATATTTAGTAATTTCATTCTGCGATTTAATGCAAAATAATATATATTTATTCAACTTATCCAAGGTATCTTCATTAAGCCAATTCAGATTTATAAAAACACCATTATTATTCTTAGTATAGTTCTCGCCTGTTGCCAATATTATTTTAAATAGCTCTATTATTTCAACATTTGTCAGTTTACTTACACTATTCTGTATATTTTTGCATAAATCTTTTTTATTCATTATATATAAATAATATAAAAATCTATTTATATAATAAAATAATAGGTATATATTACTCATCGTACATATTATCGTCGAACAGTTCTCTATCCGAATCTTCTTCGACTTCATCGTCGTCATCTTCATCATCTAATTCTTCATCTTCTTCTTCATCTTCATCATCAATATCTTCATCAAACTCTAAACCTCCGCCTCCGTGTTTTGAAGATTTACTTTTGCTGAACTTATAATTAGCTTCTTCATCATCTTCTTCTTCATCTTCATCATTGAATATTTCAACTCCTTCATAGTTAGCTTCATCAACTTCCGACATATCCTCTTCATCAATTGATAAATTACCATCATCTATTTCTTGAACCTGGATGATATCGTCCTTATCCTTGATTATTTTTCCAACAATTGAAATCATATTGTCATATAGCGTGAACTTTTTGCCACACACTTTAACATTAACATGGTCACCTATTTTAATGCTATCAATATTGACCTCGGATTGTATTCCCGAAGTAATTTTAGGAATACAAACTTCCAATATAGCCATTTCTTCATACATTCCAATAGCTCTTAGGCCTAAATTATTTTTTGCTATAATTTCACATTTAATAATAGAGTCCTGTGCGGGATTACATATCTCAGCAATACAATTCAAATCATAAGCGATATTCCCGTTTAAATGTGATTCTTTAAAATATCCAGCCGATCTCTTAATTATCTTAATAGTATTTTTTTTTATATATCCGTGCTTACTACAGCAGTTTTCTAGCGTACGCCTAACCTTCTCATATATTATTGAGTCAAAACTTGCGGTAATTTCCGAAGGAACGAGGATAATTGTAGTATTGAACTTGATTGGCATAAACATTTTATTAGATGGCATTTATAAATATGTTATTAATCTATAAGAATATATCATTTTTTTATTTATATATTAAAAATTGATATATAAAATCTATAATATCTATATTTATTAGAGAATATACATAATGGAAATATTAAAAGATGATGAAATATTTTCAATTATTGATACACACGATTCGCTAATTAAAGAGAATAACAGCGAATGTTTAATAAAGTTAAGTAATTCAAGCGAATGGGGTGAAAACGAGTTTGCCAACTTTATAAACGTTATGAAAACTGAGAAATATGAAGAGAATATAGAGAAACAAACTCTCCAAGTAATGACGGAAGATGTTATCCTTGAAATAAGCGATAGCAGCAATATCCTTAAATATTCACACAATTCTAACTATATTAATTTCAAGGATAAGAGCGTATTGTTGTATAAATACAAGGTCCTTGCAAAACACAAATATAATCAGTTGTTTAACTCCGAGCTACAATTTAAGACGATTGCTAAAAAACATGTTGGCAAAGAGAATCTCCCTGATAACTGGAATGATATCCGAAAGTTTTTTAAAATAAACAAAAGAATTGTTTATACCGACAAAAAAACTAACACGCGGTATATTGTCAATATATGTAAATGTAATAAATATGATATTGAAGATACTGACGATAGAGACCTATATTATAAATTGGGCAATTCTAAGATTATTAAATCTTCGCAGAAATACGAGTTTTTTCTAGATATAACAAATGCTTCCAAAGATATTATATTAGAAGGATTGATTAAAATGGAACAGGCGCTATTTTTATCGCCATACATAATCTCTAAAAAACAACAACAAGATGTCATATCAAATTATTCTGGGCTTGTTTCAAAAGATATTGCTACACGCTACTATAACTATAATAACCACGATAAGAAACCTGATGATAAAACAAAGCCTGTATTGTTAACCCCGAAGCCTGTTACACTTGAAAAAATCAATATCTTAGAACCCGACGAATACACAGGCATTAGCATATTATCGGAATACACTGTAACCGAAAAAGCGGATGGCGAGAGATTGCTTATGTTTATAGATAATGCAGGAAATGTATATTTAATTGATAATACATACAAGGTAATAGACACGGGGCTTCGCTCTACAAAAGAGTTATATAATTCTTTGATTGACGGCGAATATATATCTTGCGAAAAAAGATTGGATAAATCAAATGTCGGGCTCTTTGCGGCTTTTGATATGTATTATTACGGTGGCAAAAAAATAACTAGCCTACCGCTTATAGAGGACGAGGCCAAAGAAGATAGCCGATATAAATATATGGTGAATAGCAAAAAATATATTAAATCGCGAGACGAAGGCAATTCAATTGATTATATTGTCAAGGAACATTTATATACCGACAGTATCTTGAACGATTGCGATAATATATTGAAGAATGGCTCAAAATATCCGTACAGTATTGACGGCCTCATATTTACGCCCGCTAAATTGGCGTTGTATTCTTATTATAGCAATAAGCCAGTTGAAATAACCGAGAGAGTTAAATGGGATCGTGTTTTCAAATGGAAACCGCCCGAACAGAACTCGATAGACTTTTTCGCAAAGTTTGGCAAAGTTATTACAGTGGATGGCGAGAAATACAGAGAGATGTTTCTGCACGTCGGATATAATGCCAAGCATTATGATAAATATACCATAAATAATGCTATGCGCGAGCTGTATGATACCGAATATAAGAAATTGAATAAAGAGCAAAATTGCAAATATTCTCTCAAATTATTTAAGCCGAATAACTATTATGCGGAGGGCATTGAGAAATCCTATATTAAGCTAAATGCCCGCGATGAAGCTCGTTGTGAAAGTGGCGAATTGATAGATGGAGACAAGATAATAGAATATAGGTATTTATTGGATGAAAATATAAAGCCTTCATTGAGATGGATTCCCATGCGTTTGCGCGAAGATAAGATGCGTATCTATAATACTGGCGAGATTTCTAAAACGGCAAATGATTATTCGGTCGCTATTAATATATGGAACTCCATACATAATCCTGTAACCGAAAGCATTATTCGCGGAAAGGCTCCTATATTAAAAATGGATGCCGAGAACGAGTTGCTACAATCAGATGATGTCTATTATTCGCGCAAAATCAATCGCGATGGATTATTGTCTGTTAATATGCAACAGTTTCACAATATATGTATTAAAAATATGTTGTATTCCAAGCAAAAATATAGGGGCTGTTTGCTGGAATTGGCTTGTGGCGAAGGAGGTGATATGAATCGATGGATTAACAATGATTATAGATTTGTTCTCGGGATTGATTATGTCAAGCATGGCATATATAATACTGATTCGGGGGCTTATAGTCGTCTCATAGGTAAAAAGGATGATTACAATAATAAGGGAGGTGGAGGGGGCAATAAGTTCAAGAAGTTTCCTGTGCAATTCCCAGATATCGTATATGCAGCGGGTGATTGCAGCAAGCCTATAATGAACGGGGAATGTTCACTATCAATAGATGACGAGGAGAGTGCGAATATCATACAGCTCGTATTAAATAAGCGCGGGGGCAATATACCAGCGCATTATAAAAACGTTGCTGGAAAGGGAGCTAATGGATTTGATGTATGTGCATGTATGTTTGCCATTCATTATTTCTTTGAGAATGAGGAAAAAATAAATACATTCTTAAATAATGTGAGTTCTATGTTAAAGGTTGGTGGAACCTTCATATGTACTTTTATGGATGGCAAAAGTGTCGTCGGTGCTATAAATGCGAACGGTGGGGATATGGTAGAGGGTCGCAAGAAACTCAATAAGCGCACCGAAGATAAAGGCGTTCCTTTGTGGGCTATTATTAGAAGATATGATTCCGGCGATACTGAAAGCGGCGAAGGCGGCGAAAGAGATTTCAATAAGAAGGTTGATGTTTATATAGAGGCTACTAAGAAGTTTATTCCCGAGTTTATAGTAGATTTTGATGTACTTATTAGAAAATGCAAGGAATATAATATAGAGTTGGTAGAAAGCGAGTTATTCTCGCAAACCTTTAACAAAATCAAGGCGAGATATACAGACCCCAATGTTAGAAAGAATAACATATACAATATAATAAATGACTTAGACAAGGAAGAAGAGCTCAAACAATTCAGCTTCTTCAATCGCTGGTGTATATTCAAGAAAGTTTAAGATGTGTTTATTCAAGACATCCTTTATCTCAATTGCAAGGTAAATATCTTATTTTACATCTTCGATGGTGTATACTTTTTCTAGAATTGTTAAACCGTTGTTGTTGTAAAATCGTTCTTTTATTTTCCAATTTTTATTAGTTTCTAAAAATTCTTCAATCGCCGGCCATAATCCCTTATTAATTTCTTTAACAGGTATTCCAGATTTTATTGATTGTTCTTCTGCATTCCAATTGCAGCGAATAGTTTCTCCATAAATTTCGTCAACTGTTGTATCATGCATAATTATATATTTATTCGTAATTTTAGAGAATTTATTCAACTCTCGTTTTAATTGTCCATATACATGCCATGTATCTATAAAAGTTAAATCTACATTATCTGTTATATCTAACTCCAAATCATTCATCCATTTATAATTAACATTAATAGGAAGTTCTTTTGTTATAGATAATAATTCTCTAACATCGCATTCATCGATATCATTTAATAGTATATTTTTAGTTTCTTTATTATTATTCATTAAACCATAGGCTAAAGCATAACTAGAAATAACCCTTCTTACACCTAATTCTATAACACTTTCGCATTCTCGTGCATAATTATACAGAGTTGGAAGATGTTCATTTATATCGCATGGATAATTACAAAAATAATTATATTTTATTTTAAGTTGTTCCATTTGAAATATATATATATAATAATAATATGTATCTTGTATATAGTAAAATTGGCTATAATAAGTCATGTAATATTACTGCAATCAAAGAGCGAGCCTTATACTATGAACACTATGGACTTTCAAACAATTCAGCTTCTTCAATCGCTGGTGTTTATATACCAATTAAAAAACATTTGAATCCTCGTTCCTTAGCTAATTTTAAAGAGAACCTTCTTTCCGGATTTTTTCGTAAATCTTTTCTTAATAATTCTTTTGTAGTTCTTTTATTATACATCCCATAACATAAATCATAAATATTTATGAATATTTTGGTTTTAAATAATTTCCTCGCTTTTGTAAGTGATGGTTGTGGTTCTTCTCCAAAAATCTCAAGTAGTTCATTCAACAAAGTTAGTTTATTATATATATCTCTTGCTATCCTAGCTATATCTTGTCTTTCTGCTATTATATCTTGTATAATATCACCTATTCTTTCGTCATTAATAATTTGAATAATTTGAATAATTTCGTCATATTCATATCTATTTAATGTTCTAATAATTTTATTATATTTAACTCTTTTTTTTCTACATTCATTCCTTAGAGACACTATAAGTTCATAATATGTAGACATAATTAATATATGTGTAGTATATATGTCATTATATACCTTGTTTTTATATAACAAGTCTTTGTATGCAAAAAGGGAACAAGTTTTTTATAAAAATTGAAATTATAATTTGAGTACATCTTTCTGTTTTTTCAAAAGTTTTAAAAGTTTTTTAGAAATTACAAAATAAATCAAGAGATGTACTCAAATTGAATTGTAAAAAATATAAATATATTAGTGTCTCTTGGATAGTATGCTTTTGCTCTATTATTTGATTTTATTCTAAAAAATTGACTGTAATACAAGCCATTTAATATTATCGCATAGCAGACAGCAAGCAGACCGCAAGCAGACAGCAATCCTACATCAACAACAAACAAAGACAAACCTAGTAATGGCCAATTATGCTACTGAGTATAGCACCCTTCAAAAAAAGGAAGTATATAAGGCGGTCTATAACAATAGCGCTATGTATATTGTGTGGTTGGACGAGATTAAAAGGGACGGTGTTGATAGCGAGGGACGCGTTAGGAACCCTGTGTGTGAAGGAGAGCTTATTTATACAAATCAGGACGGGCTGTATTCAGTCCTTTGGAATGCTTGCGTAGCTGTCCTCCAAGGAAATTATAATTTCATTAATATTCCTCGCCCAACCGAGGTATATTATGACAATAAAATGTTTAATTACTTGCAGAAGCTAAAGTATAATCCTGATACCCAAGTGTCCCAGACTGTTTAATAGAGCCCTGTTTGTATAGGTAGGAGCTGGCGGAACAGGCATTTTATATTATATATTTTTTATTTTTGCGAGGTCTCTTCGTATTCCTCCTTATTCGTATATAAAGCATTATTTATTTTTATGTGTATAATTAAGATGATATTATTTTATAGCATAGGATGTAATCACAGTAAAATGTTATTGGATAACGTGAGTAGATATGATAAGGATAAAAAGATAAAGCTGGTACCTATTGACGAATTGAAGAAACAAAATATAAATATAGAGAAAAGAATACATACTGTTCCGGCTTTTATGATATTGCCAAGTAAGGAAATATTATTTGGCAAAGATGTATTCGATTACTTATTATTACCTGGAAGAGGTATATTATGTAGTACTCAAAGTACTAGATTGGATAAAAATATAAGCGACAATAATGCAAAAATAGACAGTGCTATAAAACCAATGGAAATAATTTACAATGAAAACGACCCCTTATCATTCTCTTTAAATAGTTCTAAAATATCAGATAACTTCTCTACAATTGAAGAAACAGACGGTGTGTGTAATGATAAAAATTATAACTGGGATTTTATAAATAATGATAAAAATATAAGCGATGGTATATCAAATATTAATATTAATTTTGATGAAAATAAGAAGTCAGGAATGCCAACAGTAGAGCAACTTATGAAAGAGCGAGACAACTTGAAATTGTAATAAAATTTATAAAATATATATAAGGAATATTAAATATATTTTATTATAGAGATAATGTCAAACCAATATGTATTTAACCAATATTATATTGATTTTATTAAAAGATTAAAGCAGGCCGCCAAAAAAATGAAGGAAGATAATAGCGATGATAATGAGGCTGATAGCGAAGTGAGCGAGGATAATTATTTATTTGCCAAGACTATAATAAAAACTATCAAAGCCAATTATACTACATTTGACAAATCGTCTGACGAATATATTAAATATATTAATTCGCTTCCAGAAAACTTCTGGACTTCTTATGCTGATGCCGAGGAGAGCAAAATAGACGAATGGTTTGATAGGGAGGAAGTAGGATGTGTTGAGATTTTTACGAATATCACTGTTAAACAAATACAGCGATTAATTAATGATAACTTTCTATGCCATCACTTCCTAACTGTTTTTTACTTGTTTAAGAATGATTTGAGTGACGAAGAGGTTAAGAAATACATCAAGATATTTCAGGAATCTAGTGAAGAGCTACTGAATGAAATAGAGAATGAAGGCAACAAAAAGATTATTGCTCGCATTAACTCTTTAAAAAGCAAGAATATCAAGGATAAAACCACTCTAAATATGGCGGGCATGGAAGATACTATGTTGGGCAAATTGGCGAAAGAGATATTGGAAGATGTAGATATTGATAAATTACAAAAATCTATTGGCGACAACGGGGATATATTAAAGGCTATCGGTGACCCTAATAGCGGATTCAGTGATTTAATATCAAATGTCAGCCGAAAAATGGCTACTAAAATGTCTAATGGCGAACTGAAACAAGAGAATCTATTGCAAGATGCTATGAAGTTTGCTTCTATAATGCCTGGTATGTTTGGAAATCAAAATGGCGGTCCTGGCGGTCCTGGCGGTCCTTCTGGTGCGGGAGCTGCGGGAGCTGCTGGACCAGGTGGAGGAAGTGGTCCTGATATGGCAGCCATGATGAAAATGATGGGTGCCATGATGAATAATAAGGAGGGTATGGAGGCATTTGGGAATATGATGAATCCGAAGGGTAAAAAGAAGGATACGCGAACATCTTTTAATAAGAATGCTTATAGAAAATCAATGGCTATTAATAGATTAAGAACTAAACTAGATAGAAAAGAGAAAGATGGTGAATAAAAATAATATAGATATTAGTATTAGAATAAGAATAATTAATAATGTTTTGGATAGATAATTTAAATGAATTATTTAACCCGGTGTTATATCCAAATATAAATATGTCAATTGAAGAAAAGATAAATGCCATAATCAGGCTTATATTATTTACCGGGATTATAGCTACATTAATATTCAATGATTCGCGATATATATTATTTATATTGATTATAATGCTTATTTCTATATTAATATATAATTACCAAATGGATAAGAATAAAAAGATAGAGAAATATCTGAATGATAATGATTTGGATATTATTAATAATGAGAAATGCGTAAAGCCTACACAGGAGAATCCCTTTATGAACCCAAGTTTAATAGGGAAGAATAATAAATACGATTCGTGTTCTATTGAAAATGAGCATATCAAAGATAATATAGATTACTTTTTTAATAAGAATGTTTTTAGAGAAACAGACGATATCTATGATAAATCTTTATTAGATAGGCAGTTTTATACGGTTCCTTCAACATCTATACCGAATAACCGTGAAAAATTAGCTAGCTGGCTTTACGAAAGAGGCCCCTCGTGTAAGGAGAATAATGGAGAACAATGCTATGATAACCTTTATAACAATATAAAGAATACCGCGCATTTCTAACATTTTTGCACAACTTCACTATTTATTTTTATAGATATTATAATTTCGGCATATGCCAAGATATATAATAATTAAATAATATAATGATATATAAATGATAAAGAAAACTACCATTAAGTTTGATATTGAGGTTAATGAGGATAATACTGCATCGAAGGAGATAGAATATAAGAATTATTCTAAAAACAGCGATAACGAAGAGAACTTACTAACCTATAAAAATATAATAAAGTACGACGCTCACGGTAATACATACGATAATCGCGAGACCTTTAATAAGATTATAAAAACCGAAGAAAATATAGATGAAATTGTTGGGAATAGTGCGAATAATAATGATTGGAAGATATTAGAGTATAAGAACCATATATTGGAGAAGAATTATAGCAATGTTTATGATAATATTAAATTGGATATAAATTATGATATTATAAAAAGTTGCAAAGATAAGAAATACATAGTAGATAAATAAATTATTTATTTATTAGTAAAATATAGATAATGGAAAATAATATGTTTGATACTAATACAAATATATGTTCGGATGATTGTTGGAAAAATGCCAAAGAAGTCAATAATAACAAAATAGAGGGGTACAATATATATCCTACAAATCTCGTTGCTTGCGAGAGTCCCTTTGTAAGAATGACCGATATGTATTTAAATCACCCAAACTTACGAGGCCGCCCCGGATACGGCTTAGCCGATGATTGCCTAATTGATAAATATTCTTCTCTAAGAAACGACCCATCATCTATGACACAGGATAGATGCAGAATACAATTGAATAACCGAATATTTACTTCTGGACCCAACCTTAGATGCGGTAAAACAGATATAGGCGGAGAGCTAGAATTAATAGAAGGACGCGACACCAATAATGTAAGATGTAAAAAGCAGATTATGGAAGAAGAGATGAATAATTTTATGCCTCTTTTAGATTGCGTTAAAGATATACAAAACCCAGAAAACATTGTCCCTGTATGGACTAATGGAGGAGAGGATACTCGCTCATATATACATAGAACCGAATTTAATAAGAATTGTAATTGGATAGGAAGAAATAAAAACTTTTCTATATAATATAGGAGAGTATATGAGTTTTAATAGAACGACGTATGATAATTGTTCATATAAACAAGAATTACAAGGTAATGTAAGTACATTAAGCTATTTATTATCGCCGTACAGATACGAGCATGAAAACAAATGTCGCCATCAATTAGGTTTTGTCGGTGGAACTGTGGTTTCACATATACAAGGCAATCTCGTTGATTTAGATAGTGAACTTAGAGGACAGACAAGAATAATATCAAAATGTGGAACGAATCAATATGTTCCAACCGAAGATGGTATTATAAAGAATGATAAGACGCCACCCATAGATACTGCGATGCTTCATTTGCCAGCTTGCCAATCTATAATGTATAGAGAAGTTCCTATGCCCCCAAAAATAAATTACGATAAATGCCAATAACCCGTGCATAGATAGCCCTTATCAGTAGACTTCTACTGAAAATTATATTATTTTTATATAAACTATTTATAATATTTGTTTTATCGCTGAACTTAGCATAAATTGCCTAAATAATTTACAAAAAAATACCATATTAAATATATGGGCCCCAGAATGAATGCCGTGAATGCAAATAATACTCTCAATACTATATTTGTAATAGTTCCGCCCCAAGTACATTTAAAAGACAAATATGCAGCTGACGCTGATATGATAAATGTAAGTATATAGAGAACGGCTACAAAAATCTTATCAATTAGCTCCCATTTATAATAATAATCCGCCTTATATCCCCATAAAATGAGGTAGAGTTTTTCTATTGTAGTATAAGTGAAATCTTCTTCGCCGTAGCTGTTGATATTCGCTGGTATAGCAAAGGGTATATTAGAAAAGTTTTCCTTTTTTAATAAAAAAAAGGGGGCTAATAAAAATATTAACATATCTATTTATTTATGTATAAAATAATATATTATTTTATTAGATATGAACCAATATATAGATACAAGGTTGAACTATGATAGTTGTAGTTATAAAGAGAAGTTAAGAAGAACCGTAGGACCTGGCCTATATCAATTAGAGTCGCCTGCAAATGATTGTATCGAGTGTTATCAAGATGTTCCTGCGGATCCCTCGTTAAGATACCAATCATATGGTCATAACACATGCAGTATGAAAAAAGCAGTTGATGATTCGAGCGAATTGCTCGGTTTAAATTACAAGAATACAAAATGCAATGACCAAGAATATATACCTGGCAAATATGTTAAAACTGGCTGCGAAATCACAGGTAATACTGAACCTCGTCAATGTATGGTTCCTCGCGAAGATACTCGCTTATCTAATCCTCCGTGTACCCTTAAAGAAACGGGTATTAATAGATGGGAATGGATATGCTATGACCCGCAAGATAAGGCTATTGAAGATTTTGATAGAATCCCCGTAAATTACAGAATGGTAGCGAAGGACAACCATATCCCGTGCATTGAAAAACCGATGGACCAATCAGTATTTTTCCCGAATAGCAAGCAAAATAACGACAATCTTGATTCGTGGAAAAACAATAACAAAATGAATAAATTATATAGCCCAGGATATCCCGAAGGCTCTATGTACCCTGGTGTATCATGCAATAGATAGATATTGATATATAGCAAGAACAACCAGAGATAGCTATATATTTTGTTGTATTTTTTATCCTTCATTCATTAGAGATAAAGAATGGATTTACATTTAGATATACCATCAATGAACAATATATATGATTCAAGATATTTTGATAAAGTTAAAGCCGATGAGCAAAATAGAAGTAATAAATTGTATGAATATGCTAAGAAACCATATCAGACAGGGATAGTATCTAAAACAGCCGGTTCAGCTATGTTTAATAGAAAGTTTTATTCCGAAATAAATGATAATAATATAGAAAACAACGAAGGACTTAATGATAATAATTATACATATTCGCTAACAGGAGAAAAAGTCCCTATATCTTCATTTTCTCATAATAATATGACACCCTTCTTGAAGAAAAATGTAACTCAAAATACTAATATTGATAATATGTCTATGTTAGACAACTTAACTGGTAATAATTCGTTAAAAAAAGGAAAACAAGAGATTCAATGTATGTTTAAACCTCAGATGAACTCGGGGGGAAATATATGTGGTATGAAAAATAATGACGATTTTTTTAAATCCAGAATAGATTTATCGGAAGTAGCTAATAATTTTTTTCCGATAGAGAAGATTCGTGTCGGCCCAGGGATAAATCAGGGTTTTGGTAGCGAAAGTTCAGGAGGTTTCCATCAAGCAGATACATTGGACTATGCCAAGCCTCGCACATTAGACGAACTCCGAAGTAAAATCAATCAAAAGGATACATATTTTGAAATACCTGTAAAAGGGCATATAAAAGGGCCTGATAGAAGAGGCGAAATAGCCCCTATGGCTAAGCAAAGGCCGGACACGGTTTTTGAACAATCCGAAGATATGTGGATAAAAACTACCGGGGCAAATACAAAGGACGCTCTGAGACCAGCACAAAATATTCGCCCTACTGTTCGCCAAGAATCTCATATAGAATATAAAGGTAATATTGCTAAGAATGACTTAAATCAAGGTATCAAAGACGATTATGGTAAAAGCAAGATAATATTATATAATAACGAGAGAGAAACTACTGAAAATAAAACAGTCGTTACGAATGTCACAAGTATTATAAAAGCCATCGTATCCCCTATTATGGATGCCTTGAAATATACTAATAAAGAATATACCGTAGAGGCTACAAGAGGTGTAGGGAATCCCAGTATCCAAATACCCTCAAAAGCTACCTTGTATGACCCAGTAAATCATGTTATGAAAACAACTGTTAAGGAGACCACAATACACGACCGCGAAGCAGGCAATTTGTCAGGCAATAAAGAAACTTATTCTGCACTGAATGATACCGCTAAAACAACTGTAAAAGAAACTACGCTTCATGACAACGAAGCAGGCAATTTGTCAGGTAATAAAGAAACTTATTCGGCTCTTACTGACACCGCTAAAACAACTGTAAAAGAAACTACGCTTCATGACAACGAAGCAGGTAATTTGTCAGGTAATAAAGAAACTTATTCAGCTCTTACTGACACCGCTAAAACAACTGTAAAAGAGACTACTATTCATGACAATGAAGCAGGTAATTTAACAGGAAATAAAGAAACTTATTCTGCTATAACAGATTTAGCAAAAACTACTATTAAAGAAACCCTAATACATGACACTGTTCTGGCAAATATAAAAAGTAATGAAGGTGCATATTTTAAAAATGGTGACGATGCCAAGAAAACACTCAGACAAACGCTACCTACCCAAGATACAGTTAGAAATATTGGCGGCGTTGTATACAAGGTAACACTATATGACCCTGATATAGTTGCAAAAACTACTACAAAAGAAACGACAATTATGGGCAAATCAGAATACGGGTTTATCGGCGGTATGTTAGAAGGTATCTTCGGCGGCTATATGAATAAGAATGTTGATATGAAAAATACGCAAAAACAATTTACATCTGATGTAAGCGAGTATGGTATCGCCGGCTCTATTAATGAACACAGACAGCCTGATAGAACTGCCGATGAAAATGCCGAGATTGATGGAACACGCGAGGCTATTCTAATGGCTGCCGGACATACGCCAAATCCCGGAAATGTAAATATAGGGATAGATTCGGGAGACATAGAGATGTATAGTAAAAAACCCGTCGAAAACAGTTTTCCCGCAAGAGAGAAAGGAAATGTCGGTATAATATATCAATCAACTCCTACTCTTGATAATTGTGGTATAACTAAAATGCCGAATAAATCTAATGCCTATTCTAATAGACTTGATGCCGATTTGTTAGAAGCCGTTAATAACAATGACCTAATGAGGACGCAAAAAATAAATCCCATAGTTAATGGATGTCGGATATAAGGATTATATACTAATAACAAATAAAAACCTACAATAGCTACGAAGGCTATGCGAGCAAACTTTATTACATTTGGAAGTCATGGGAGTTATATTGATGCTGTCGATAGGTTAGTAAGACAGGCGAATGCTCTGAATATATTTACAGAGGTCAAAGGATATACCGCAGAATACTTACAAGATGATGAATACTTTTTTAATAAACATGTTAGCTTTATTAATAACAATAGGCGCGGTTTCGGATATTGGATATGGAAGCCATATATAATTAAACAGTGGATGGATAAAATGGAAGATGGTGATGTTCTATTTTATATAGATGTTGGCTGCGAATTGGGTATAGAAAACAGGGATAAATTGATTGAATGTATAGACCTCGTTAAAAATGTTAAAACAAATAAAATAATGGCTACGCATTCCGCTGGACAGATAGAGATTAAATGGTGTAAAAAGGATTTGATTGATAAGCTTGGGATGGATAATGAAGACTTTTTGAATAGCACTCAAATACAATCGGGCATTATATTGCTATTAGTATGTCCGGAAACACGCAAATTAGTCAATGAATGGTACGATATTTCATGCGACTATCATAATATAGACGATTCTCCTTCTGTCTCAAAGAATTACGATAGTTTCGTGGAGCACCGACACGATCAATCGGTATTCAGTATGTTGGCTAAAAAATATAAATTAATTAGTGATAATATGCTATTAGAAGATGTTGTATATATATTTAGAAATAGAGGAGGAATATCAAGGCTAAAAGAATGGATATCTATCTATGGAACTTCGGCAAAAAAAAGTATGCTAACCCAATTCTAGGCGGGTTACAAAACAGATATAAGAATTAGTCGCATTATATATAATATGGGAGCAATTCCTCTCATACACATACCGCTATCGCGGCTCTCGTAGCTTAATCGGTTAAAGCGTTGGTCTTATGAGCCAAAGATTGGGAGTTCAAGTCTCCCCGAGAGCACTTTTATTTTTATTGATTATTATCTGCTTAAAAAGGTTTATAATAACATTTTTATTATTGTAGTATATATAATAGTTTAATATGATAAATTATATAGTTATAACAGATATAGGAAGAGATACAGATGATACATTAGCCTTAATAATATTATTATATTTACATAAAAAAAATAATATTAATTTATCGTGTATTGCTGTATCGGGTGCTAAATTAGAATTAAGGGCTAATAGTGTTTATTATTGGTTATATAAATTCAATATAACAGATATATCTGTTGTTTTAGCATTAAATGAAGAGTTTTCTTTTAAGCCTATAGATATAGATGAAAAAACAAATGAAATTATTAAAGATGTAGATAGTAATATTTGTATTCTTCCATATAATGATGATAAAACAGGTGATAATATTAATATATTTATTAGAAATATAAAAACATATAATAATCTATATGAGTATTTTGTTGAAAATCCACAAAATATAGATATTATAGCTATAGCACCTATACGACCATTATATACTGCTTTAAATAAAAATTCAAAATTAATAAATAAAATAGACAATATTTATTTTCAGGGAAACGCGTACTATTATAAAAAATCGTTGATGCCAGATATTAGAGCAGACGGAAGAGGTTCTTATAATTTCGGGAATGGTTTTCCAAATAAAGAGGAAATCATGAAGGAGACAAAGTACGTAATAGATTTATTTAATAAATCGCAAAAAAGTAAAGATAATAAGTTATATTTTTTAGGAAAAAACACAGCATACTTAGTAGAATTGACAGAAAAAGATTTATATAAGATTGATAAACAAATAGCCGAATTAACTATTAAAAAAACTTTATTATTTGCCAAAAGTTTACCGGACGTTTTTAATTTAGTTTTTAAAAATAATATAGACAATAAAAAAAGGGTATTATTATTAATAAAAATTCAAAAATAATTTCTAATTTAATAAATGATATAGATTCTCCTCTTAATAGATATATAGATAATATAAAAAATCGCTTAAAAAATGTTAAAGATACAAGTAAATTAGAATATTTAAATAATGAATTACTAAACAAAAATACGCATATTAATAATATTATAAATAATACTGAGGAATCTATCGATAGTTCATATAAATTATTTATAGAATTTATTGTAGATGTAAAAGATATACAAAATAATTATACAAAGGATTTTCTATTAACTATAAATAAAATTACTAATCCATATGATCTTGTATTAAGTTATCTTGTAATATTTAAAAATTTTTTTGATTTTACTAAATCATCTTTTTTAACACAAGCCGACAAACCTTATAATACAAGACACATACAATTTAATGAAAAAAACGAAGATATATTTAATAAAAAAAAGGTAAAAAAACATATGATAACAATATTAAAAAAATCATTAAAACTAATAGTATAAATAATCTATATATTTATAATATCCCATACATATTAGGTTTATGTAATATTATTATAAAAGATTATGATTTATAATGAAATATTTTGATGTAATACTGATACCTCATCTTTTTATAAAATTTCCTAAAATATCAAGGGAAAAATAAAAATTGATAAATTTTTGTATTTTTATATACAATCTCGTAATGACTGCATTTGAAGCTGCTGAACAGAAACTCTTCTTTCAGATAGATACTATCGCTGAGAGAAATTTTGATAGTATTACCAAGCAAACAAGGAATATCATCGCCGATAAATTAGATATAGACCCTAAAAACAGAATTACACTTGAAGTTTATGATAATCAAGTTAAAATGTGTAAGTTAGAAAGACTTATATTTATGACCTTTAATAGCAAAAATAAGAACAGACTGATTTTGACAAAATTGAAGGATAAATATACAGAATTATCAGGGAGTATGTTAGAAATGTATGAGAAAGCAGTTAAAAATGAAAAATTAACAGAAAACGAGTATATATTATATGCTAACCAATTAAAAGAAGGACATAAATCATTTAGTAAGATTTGCGAAATTGGTTTGCGGTTTTGTAAATCTTAAATTATTATATTGCATATCAATTGAAAACAGATATAAGAATTAGGCGTATTATATATAATATGGGAGCAATTACTCTCATATACAATTGTGCTCTCGTAGCTTAATCGGTTAAAGCGTTGGTCTTATGAGCCAAAGATTGGGAGTTCAAGTCTCCCCGAGAGCACCTTTATTTTTATTGCTTATTATCTGCTTAAAAAGTTATAATAGATTACATAAATCTCATATAAATATATTTTGAAATATAAATATAAATGAACAAAATTGCCTTTATATTTTTGATATATAATGTTATAAATCACGAAGAATTATGGCATATGTTTTTTAGCAATATAGATAAGAGCAAGTACAGCATATATATACATTATAAATATGATGAGCGTTTGGAGTATTTAGAAGAGTTCAAGGTGGCCAAAAATATACCTACAAAATATGCTGATATTTCAATTGTAAAAGCGCAAAATTATATGTTATCCGAGGCATTAAAGGATAAAAATAATACGCATTTTATATTCTTATCCGGCTCTTGTATTCCTCTGAAACCATTTGAATATATCTATGATAAGTTAGAAGAGCCCTTTTCATATTTTCACATAGCTAATCCTGAGGAATGTCTCCCTGATTGTATCGCTGCACTAACATATATAGATATGAAATATTTGAACAAGGCTTCGCAATGGTGTATATTGAATAGAAAACATAGCGAATTGCTTGTAAATAACACGGAATATTTGCTGTGGTTTAAGAATGCTTATGCTGCTGACGAATTATGCTATATAACCTATCTATCTTATACTTACGGCGATAAACTCAGGAAAGAGATTAAAGCTACTTCATATAATTCACCTCCCGAAATTGCAACGACATTTGCAAATTGGGAAGGAATGGATTATAAATATGCAACAGATAGAGAATTAAAAAATTATATACATATAACACAGGCCGAATTGCTTCATTTATTAAAAAGCCCTTGTTTTTTCGGACGCAAGTTTAAGCCCATTGCGGCACAATCAATTAACAAAGATTTTTATTTAGATTATGTAGTCAAAAATGTAAAGAGCAAGATTTTCTATTAAGCCATACTATCATCTTCACCACCGCCCTCATATTTTCTCTTTTGACCAATTGAAAGCGGAATATAATTCTTATAAAATAGCAAATATTTTTCTGGAATGTCCCTAACATTATTATACCTATTGACAATAATTTCGCCAGCTCTCTGATATAGCGTGTGCCTATTCTCGCTATTCATAGTATGTTGTTAATATGTTAATATTCTATATATCTTGTGATATAATCAATTTTTATTTTTAATCAAAAAAAAATAAAAAATACATACCTTTATCAATTATAATACATAATGCATACATAATGCTCGCTCCATTATCTTGGCATTATATATTATTTTATTATTATCGTCTATGTGTTTTTCTTCTTCAATTTTAGCATTATTTATTCTTTTTTCAACATCATTAATAATTTTCTTCTCTTCGTTAGACAATTTATTAAATGTGTATTTGTATGCTTCTTTTTCCTGTTGTATTTTATAGTATTCTTGCTGTTCAGGCGATAGTTTTTTATATTCCATAGTATATTTAAAATAATGATATAGTCAATTTTTATTAGTATAATATGCATTATATAACATATTAAATAAAAAATACATAATATATACCTAACTATCCTCTATCCTAAGTCATATCTATATTAGACCAGGTTCTTTTCTAACTTTTTCATAATGATTTTGGCATCATTCATTAGCTCTTCTGTACAATCCTCCTCGCTAAACTCAAGATACCTGCGATGACATGATGCACAGATTCGCAAATTGTTAAGAATCAGCGTCTGTGTATTATTGATAGGATAGCAGAACTTTGCATATTTGCCACCCGAATATGGCTTGAAATAATGCATTTCTTCTACGCGATTATTGTCAATATTATGTGTCGTATAGATAGAAGAAGGCTCTGGCTCCTCCATAGTGTTATTACAGGGTCCGGGGCAAATCCTAACATTTGAAAGGTCAACCGATATAATATCACCATCATATTCAAAGATTTGCTTTACAGTCGCTGTGGTAGCTGCGTTAGCTGAGTTAGCTGTTGTGGTCATTATTCTCTTGCTGTTGGCTTGTTGGCTTTCTGGCTTTCTCTCAATCTATTTGGTGGGCAATTAATATTCTTATATACCCCATCAATTTTTTATATAATAAGTGTGTTTTTAGAACATATTTTTAAACTCTTGAAGATTTAAAATGGTACAAATTATTAATATTTTACATTTTTACCTTTTATTACAAATAAAGATTCTGTGTTTTTTCTACAAGGTAAAAAATATTCTATATTTTTATTTATTTCTTCAAAATATAAAATACCTTTATAATCGTTAAGATTTGGTTCTTCTTGTTTTATATATTTATCAAAAATTTGTTTTAATTCTGTAATAAAGTGGCATAATTTTTCGTTGTACAAATTTATAGTTGTGTTATTTGTAGATTGAAAATTTTTTAATTTGTTAATAATTTGCAAAACAATTTCAAGTCTTTCAATTTTATTGTAAAACATATATATTATACTATATTATTTAAATTTTAATTAGTTTTGCATCATTTTAAATCTTCAAGGCATTAAAGACTCTGTGAAAATAAAAATTGACAAGACCTACTGATTTTGTAATATAAAGGATGTCTTTGTCTAATAAAGGAACAGGAGCAGGAGGTGCAAATACAAATATTACTGGAAAAAAGTTTGAAGATAAGACAGATAATATTAGCGTTTTATTGTTTGAAGGATATGTTAAAAAAGACTATTATTTATATAAATCATTTGACGATAAGACAATAACATATGTATCGCAAAGAGGATTAAAAAAATATATGAATATGATGTATAATATTGATATATTTAGAAATCCGGATGAAGCTTATATTATTGACTATAAAAATGGTAAGAAAGTTATAAAAATATTAGAGAAAAAGAATCAAAGCTGCGAAGGTTCGGTAGAGACTAAATTGTGGACAGGCCCTTCGTTAAAGCGTGAATACGAAATCATCATAGGTAATAATTTTGAAGTGCATTATTGTTATACTGTAAATGATTTTCTTAAACAATCCATATTATCTAATAAAAAAAAATATGAGATACTTAATATAATATTGCAGGAGAATAATATATGTGTGTTTTTCGGAGACGACGAAGATTACTTTGAATTACTAAATAAATGGGTCAATTCCTAAGCCTATCCCGTGCTGTCTAATAATTTCTAATGATTACCTCATTTGTCTTTGAATCAGGATTTTTCGAATTAATAGACCTTTTGCATACTAACGTTTGTATGGTATAATTATATTCATTAGAAGAAAAGACATTGCGAATTATTTCTACATCTGAATTACTCATAGCCATTTTTATGTTTTTTTCCTTTAATGTATGTATTATAGCAAATAGCTCGTTATGATTAGCAATATCAAAACCGTACTTTGTATATCCTACAAATGATGTATTTTTTTCTGGAACATATGGCGGGTCCAGATATAGAAAATCCCCATCTTCAATATTTATCATAGATTCTCTAAAATCGCTACATTTAAATATAACGTCATTGATTAGCTCGTGTATAATATCTAAGTGATTTTTGTTAATAATTTCGGGATTTTTATAATTTCCGTATGGAACATTAAATCCGTTAGGACCTACCCTATATAGGCCTCTGAAACATGTTTTATTTAAGAATATAAGCATCGCAGAACCAATTACATCATTTTTATCGGCAATGCTTAAACCATTATATTTATTTCTAATCCAATAATAATAGTTTTCTTTTGCCTCTTTTGCCTCATCTATATTGACCGCTTTTCTATTTATATTTACGCATTCTCCGCATTCGCCAAAGTCATCAATAATATTCTTTAGAGCAGCATATAATTCATTATGTTTTGACTGAATATTTTTATAAATATTAATGAGCGGTTCGTTTAAATCGTACGCATATATATTACCTCTTATTTTTATGATGTCTTTTTTGGCATATGATAATAAAGCTAATAATACACTGCCTCCTCCTAAAAATATTTCCCTATAATTATTTATATCTATCGGAAAATTGGCAATAACTTTATCAATTATTTGCGTTTTACCTCCCACCCATTTTATAATAGGTTTCACAACTTCCAATTTATAATCTATAATATCGCTAACAGTACTTACAGCACTTACAGTACTTACAGCACTTACAGTACTTACAGTACTAGCAGCATCATTAGAATCACTCATAATAATTATGAAATATAATTATATATATATTATCAATTTTTATATAAAGGAAAAAATAAAAATTGACAATTATAATAATATAATATACAATATAGACAATAGACGATGATGAGCTCTGCGAACTTTCAAGATTGGGAACCTGTTGTATTGAAGAAAACCAATGTACAGAAACAAATCAATACTCAAAATCAGCCCGGATTCAAGGAGTATATCAAGCTAGTTGAAGATGATATCCCTAGGTTGAATAAGATTACTCGCGAATATGCCCAGGCTATCGTAGATGGACGCAAAGCACTCAATATCACTCAAAAAGAGTTGGTGCAAAAAATGTGTGTAAAAGATAACATCATTAAGGAATATGAAAATTGTAGTGTAGTCAATTTCAACCTACAATTCTACAAAAGGATTCTCAAAGCTCTCAATATCAACCCAAAAACCGTTTGTTAATACCTATACACTATCTGTATTTCATCCAAATGTTTCCTAATAAGTTCTTGCCTAATACTATTATCTCACCATTCTCTATTTTGGCTCTCCCTTCCCAAGGCCTCGTTTTTTCTAATTTTTCGTCACTACATCTCATGGCCGGATGTATCAAAATCTTATTTCCGCTTTTTAGCAAATCCTCTCTTACTTCTTCATAATTTGCCGATTTCCAATTACATATGCTATGTTGAACATCTATACTAATTGAATGCCATTTTTCTAATTCATCACGGCTCAATAGTAGCCCCTTTTTACCTCCCATTTTCTTCGCATAAGCGCTCGTTTTATATTGCGAAGGCTTCATAAATGTCTTGCCATAATCTATAAGCTCGGCCTTTCTATTTTTATTATCACATAATTCTCCAAGTCTAATATATTTTTCTCCTTGAAAACAATGCTCGCCACTTTCATACACTCTTTCATTATTGTCCGCCATAATTACTACGTCTTTTTCCCAAAAATTACTCAGCGTTCTATACTCTTTCTTCGCTGAAAAGAAAGTAATAACAGAATTATTAAGAAGAGTTTTGCTCATAGCTTTTATTGGCTGTAATAAAATAATATAGTTGTATTGAGTCAATTTTTGGCTTTATGCCCGGCTTAATCAGAATCGTTTGAGGTTTCTGATGATGAATCGTCTGAGGTTTCGGAGTTATCTACTGAACCCCCGCTTGTATAAGGTTCAAAACCCGAACTCATAGGTTCGCTCGTATTTTTTAAAATATGCGGATCCACTAATGTCTTTTTAGATATATTGTTTAGTTTGCTGTAATCATTGTCTGTAATACCTATCATAGATAGTATATCAGTATTTTCATCCATAGAGAAATAAATCAGCGTCATAGAAAAAACGAATATAATGACAAATACTACAAGATTGTTAGTTGTCAGTAAATCAGCCGATATATCATATTTTTTATTAGGATTATCGGATTCCTCGCTATTTATATTTATATAATGATAAATACTAAATAATATTACAGAAATACAAGAAGCGTATAATATTAATATATACATTATCTATTTATTTTTTTTATAATTCTTATACGAAATATTACGCACCACACCATTTATTTTTCCTTAAAACATTTATTGATATAATCAAGGATACTCTTAGGCTCTTTGAACTTAGCGATAACTCCCTTTTTCTCCTTTTCATTCGCCTTCAATTTAAGTTTAAGTCCCTTTATCTCCTCTTTATTAATTTTTTTATCAAGTTTAAGTATTTTCTCGTTAATTTCTTCAATCTCATTATTAAGATTGCTCAATTTATCTTCCATGTTAGAAGTGCTAACATCTATATTACATATAATATCATTCATTACTGGATAGGCAAACTGGCTTTTGTCATTACTCCTGTCTATATAACTTATCAAGCCCGCTATGTTATTCATTATATCTAATATTTTATTATCGTTAATTATACCATTATCATTGCAGTAATTTTTTTTAAAATCTTCAAAGTTTTCAGGCATTCTTTCATCATTTTCTAATAATAGATTGAGTATTTTTATAGAACTCATAGGGTCCTCCGTAATAGGTGTGGCAGACATAAGAATTAATCTGAGCGAGTTTTTTCCAGATACAGAATAAGAACGCTGTACCATATCTTGGAGTACCGCAGGATTAGGCTTTTCAAGAGCCGACAAAGAATTGCTATATATCTTGTGAATCTCGTCTATTATTATTAGCGTCTTTTTGAACGGGTCTTCCTTCCCATTAATTTTTACCATCTTGTCATAGAACTTATTTTTCCCCTTAATCATATTAGTAAATTGCTTGTATGATATTGGTTGAATCCAGCTATCTCCCAATAATTCTAATCGTTTCGCTCTAAGCTTGGGAATCTCCTTGATTTCGCCACTCTTCAACTTCTCCTGTATTATTACATTACATATGTTGTCAAACATATTTTTCCATATATCTTCTTTTAATGTATGTCGCGTAACCCATAATATAGTATAGCCCTCCTTATTAAATGTGTTGGTCGCCGTAGCAATAGCTGTGCAAGTTTTCCCGGAACCTACACTATGATACAAGAAGATGCCCTTATATGGAGATTGCGGCGTAAGATATTTTTGGACAAATAATTGCGTATTAGAAAAAGATACAATCTTGTTGTTTTCAACTTTTTCGTCATCCTTCTTTAAATCGGCTATACATTTGTTTTGAATAATAGGAATATTCCAATAATATTTCTTATAATTTTTAAAGATATATTTATTTAATTCTATGATATTCAGTTTGGTTTCAGGAGGTTTCTCTTTCTGTATATATTCTTTTATATTATCGTTGATATATTTGTATATTTGTATATAATTCTCGTTATTTATTTTATTCGCCCTCGATATCTCTTCTAATTTATCAAGCAATTTGTTGCCGTTTTTCTTAAAGAAAACCTGTTTATTCCTCCATATTTCATTAATGGTATCGCAATAATCACTGCGCTTACTTATATATTGACATAAATCTGTTTTAGGAAATTTCTTATTAAATGCCTTGATTAACTCGGCGTCCTCTATATTAAATCTGATTTTCTTCTTAAAGACGCCTTCCCAAGATTTATTATCATTATCGTCAGAATCGGACTTTTTAAAATTCTGCAATTGTTTTACATATTCTATTTTAATAACATGAAGAGCAGCAGCAATTAGTAAATTGTCAGGATTAAAGTCGCCCGTATTATATTCCAGAATGCCTTTGCAATTCTTTTTACAATCAATGACATCAACATCATTTCTATAAGTCCCGCGAATATTATTAATTTTAATAATGCTCTTGTTATTTCCAAAACCCGTATTGTTTTTAATATAATTAAGAAATCTATTATTTTTCGTAGATGTAAAATGGATATTTTCAGTGAGCGGTAAATCTACTGCGGAGGCTATCATAATATCTTCCAATTCCGCGATAAAGTTTAGAATACTTATATTCTCATTGCTATGTTTAATAAATAAATCGTGTACCGTCATATTATCATCGTATTTTATATTGTATCTATAAATATTTAGTGGCCAACCTACATTAGGTATAAAAGGTAATCCCGATTGTCCGCAGTATCGTGTACCTCTTCCAATTACCTGTGTATTTTCAGCTTTAGTTATTAGAGGCTCCAAGATATGCATATATTTTACATCAAATACATCAATGCCTTCCTTAAATCCTGAATCTAATATTAAAAAACGCATATTTTTACCATAAACATTTCCCTTCTCTCCCGTTTCGCGATTATTCATAACGGCCATCATATTTTTTTTCAGCCCCACACTTAAAGGCTTCTTATTAACTACGGATTTTGTCAATAGACCGAAAGTATTGTAATTATCTTCATCTTTGTATTTTGTTTTTAAAACGCCGTTATTATATACTGGTTTAAAATTATTCGCTATCATAGCAGATGCTACAATTTTTGCCCCATTACTGCCATCAACATCGCTATATATAATGTGTTTATAATATTTGCCATCAGCAGCCATATCCTTATCATCAAGCTCTTTGATTTTATTTAACATATAATTAATTTTAGGAGACATAAATGCTATATCTTTTAAAACACTTTCTTTGTTAAACTTATCCGAATCGAACTTATATTCTGACTTAACATGCGCCCATGTACTCGTATTACGAATACATAATGCTTTCTTGGGTATATTGTTATTCATAATTCTATAATAAATAAATATAATTAAATAAATATTCTGTAAAAGGTATAAACATAAAATTAGAATATAATATATACTTTTGCGGGTTCGCATTTTTAAGTAATACAATAGAAAAATGAGGACAGAATTAACTATGAAGCCTTTGAAGGATATTATAGATAATTATCAAATCCCTGAGTTGCAGAGGTTGGTTGATAACAGTCATATTATAAGTATGGTGGAAGACCAAAAAAAAGAATATGATAAATATAAGACTTTTTCTATGCTACAAAGTTTTACGATAGCTTATATCGTTGAAGAGAAGAAGGGATATATTTTAGACGGACAGCATAGAGTAGAGGCTTACTCGCGATTAAAGAGCGAAGGATATGATATTGATAATATCCTTGTCCCTATTGTAAAATATAATGTAGGGAGCATAGAAGAAGTCAATGAATATTTCAAGAAAATCAATAAACACTCCCCTATAAAACCCATATTAAACCTGGTAGCCGTAGAAAAAATAATATTACAGTGTTTAGTTGATAGATTTACTACTAACTATTTTAAAGGGGATTATTCAGATAGTATTGTAGGGAATGTTGAAAAAAACTATCAATGTCCTCATATATCTCTAAATGATTTAGGAAAACATATAAAGGCGAGGAATATCGTAGGAAAACTAGAAAATAGCAATAAAACAGAGAAAGATTTGTTTAATAATATATTAAGTGTCAATGATTATCTTGAAAGCATTTCGGCACATCAGTTAGACCCTACATACACAAAACGATTTGAAAAATGTAAAAATAAGAAAGAGAAGGAGAGATGTAATAATGTGTGTTATTTGGGAGTTTTCAAAAATTATGAGTGGCTCGATTTGGCTCTACATGCGTTAATCAATTCGCTTGATATTAGCAATATAGGTATGCGATTTTTTCAAGATGTCTTGGCTAAAAATGATAGAAAGACTATTCCTTATGAACTCAAGAAGAGGGTATGGCATAAATACAATAATAACGATATGATTGGAAAATGCTATGTATGTGATAAGAAACTTGATATCAAAGATATGGAATGTGGACATATAATAGCTCATGCCTTAGGAGGGGAAATGACATTGAATAATTTACAGCCTACTTGTAAAACTTGCAATCGCGATATGGGAGTTATGAATCTAAACGAATATAAAATGCTTTTCAAATAGAAACTTATAATACTTATGAATAAATAAAAAATTGATTATTATTTTTAACTAAATTATTATCATTAAATGCAGGTAATTTTCAAAATGCAAAGCATTCTTTTGTTGGCTATCGCGGCGTCTGTCTCGGTATCCAAAGTGTTTTCTTTCAGTAGCCGACCGAATATTATGAGATGCCCGAGCTATCCCAATATTAATAATATATATAATTATACATATAGCTTTCAAAATATAGACGCTGTAATGTGTAATAATTATAAGTATATCATTAATGATAAAAAAAAACGCAATATATACCTCAGACTACGAGAGAATATGGTAAATAGAAATGTATATTTGTAATGTATATATGTTGCATATATGTTGCATATTGTTGCATATTGTTGCATATTATTGCATATTGTTATATATATCTTATAAATAAGATTAGTATTAAATAGATATTATTTTTTATTTTTTAGAGCGTATATATCTTCATAATACTTGATTCAATAATATAACATTTATTATGAATGAACTTTTGTATCAAGTAATTGTATTTATTAGCAGGTTGCTATGCGTCTCTCTCCTGATATTTAATAAATCCTCTAACCTTTTTAATCTCAATTCTTTATCATTATTCATTTTAATTAATTTCTTAACAGCACCATATAATGCATAGTTTATTTGTCCTATATCTATCGAAAGCATATCTAGAATATTTAATTCATCGCTATTATAACTATTTGTAAATACTGACTTTGGAAATATATCTTCTATTTCCTGTGCTATAAATCCTAATTGATTAGTATCCTGATTACCAATCTTAAACTCTTTAATATAATTAAACCTATATAAGTTTATTTTATGTATATTTTCATAACATTTATCATATGAAGCTCTTTCTATGTTTTCTTTTATCCTTCTGTCTGATGTTTGCGACCAATATAAAGAATTAAGATTATTATAAATAGCACCATTTGTTCCTAACATTTTAAGATAATTGTACTCGCTTCCACCAAGTACATATCTTACAAGAAAATCACCATCATAGTTACCTATTTTAAAATCCGAATAGCTATTCTCCCAATTATTAACACTTGTTGCCCCTCTTCTCAATTCTATGAAAGAACTTCCTAATCCAATATTATTAATATTTAAAGTGGTGTTTTCAGAAATATTATTAAAAATATGTAGTCTACTTTGTGGATTTGTTGTACCTATTCCAACATTTAAAGCATTGGTTTTGTATATATTATTTCCTGATGTATCCCATTTAGCTCCTGTATAAGATATAACACCGTCATTTATAGCTATTGAAGTACCATCAACTTTAACACCTCCTAAAACAGAAGTAGATGCTGTTGGTAATGTATAAGGCGTATTAGTAGATAAAATACCTTCTGCATCTATTGATAAATTATCGCCAACTTTAATACCTCCTAAATCAAGAGATGATGCTGTTGGTAATGTATAAGGTGTATGAGTAGATAAAACACCACCAGTTATTGATAAATTATTACCAACTCTAATGCCTCCTAAAACAACATCTGATGCGGTTGGTAATGTATATGTAGTAGGCAGAGTGATAATAGATAAAATACCGTTTGCATCTATTGATAAATTATCGCCAACTTTAATACCTCCTAAAACAAGCGATGATGCTGTTGGTAATGTATAAGGTATATGAGTAGATAAAACACCACCAGTTATTGATAAATTATTACCAACTCTAATGCCTCCTAAAACAAGCGATGACGCAGTTGGTAATGTATATGTAGTAGGCAGTGTGATAATAGATAAAATACCATCTGCATTTATTGATAAATTATTACCAACTCTAACACCTCCAATAACAGAAGATGATGCTGTTGGTAATGTATAAGGAATATGAGTAGATAAAATACCATTTGCATCTATTGATAAATTATCGCCAACTTTAATACCTCCTAAAACAAGAGATGATGCTGTTGGCAATGTATATGGAATAGATGAGGGAGTAGTTAAAATACCATTTGCATCTATTGATAAATTATTACCTACTATAACACCTCCTAAAACAAGAGATGATGCTGTTGGTAATGTATAAGGTGTATGAGTAGATAAAAAACCATTTGCATCTATTGATAAATTATTGCCAACTTTAATACCTCCTAAAACAACATCTGACGCAGTTGGTAATGTATATGTATTATTAATTTTAAAATCATCACTAATTGAAATATTAGTACCTGCTGAAAGCTTGTGATCTAAATTACTATAACCAAAATTAGCATTATTAATTTTATATTTAGAATTTAATGGAATATTAATATTACCGTTGACTTCTAATCTATTATCGAGAATACTGTTAATATCAACACCAATACCAACCTTTTGATTTTTAAAAATTAATGCTTTATAAGGGTTTATTGTACCTTTATTTTCTTTAAAATTAATATTACTATTTCCTAAAACAATAGGCATAATTGCTTTAATAGTAAAGGCTTTCTATATAAATAATAATAAAAAAAGAGTATTTTTACTGTCCTTAGGTTTTCTATGCTTACATAGAAAACGATAAATGATAATAAATATATATTTTGTAATTTGAGAAGTATATTATACTCATTTCAGTATGAATTAAAATATAATTTAATTTACACTCTCAGTTACTTCAATATTACTTGTATTTGGATCAATATTTAACAAATCTTCTAACCTTTTTAACCTCATTTCTTCATCATAATTAATTTCCATTAATTTCTTAACAGTACCAAATAAAGTATAGTTTATTTGTCCCATGTCTATTGAATGCATATCTGGAATATTTAATTCATCGCTATTATAATTATTTGTAAATACTGACTTTGGAAATATATCTTTTATTTCCTGCGCTATAAATCCTAATTGATTAGTATCCTTGTTACCAGTCTTAAACTCTTTAATATAATTAAAGCGCTTTAACTCTAATCTATCTATATTTTCATAGCATTTATCATAAGAAGCGATTTCTATATTTTCTTTTATCCTTCTATCTGATGTTTGCGTCCAATTTAAAGAATTATTGAAATTATAAATATCACTATAAGGTGATATTATAATATAATCGCTATCACTTCCATTAATTGAAGATTTTACAATAAAATCCCCATAAGTGTAATGGCCGATGGTGCTAGTATAGTTACCTATTTTAAAATCTCTATTGGCATCACTTGAAGTCCCTCTTATTAACTCTATTATAGAATTAGCTGTACTTTGAATTATCAAAGTACGAGTACTACTATAGGAGGTATCAGTTTCTTCTAAAATATGTAGTTTACTTTGTGGATTAGATGTACCTATTCCAACATTTAAAGTATTGGTGTTGTATATATTATTTCCCAATGTACCCCATTGAGCAATTCCGCCAGTATAAGATATAACACCTGCATTTATAGCTATTGTAGTTCCATCAACTCTAATACCTCCTAAAACAGAAGTAGATGCTGTTGGTAATAATGTATACGGAGAAGGAGCAGATAAAACACCATCAGTTATTGATAAATTATTGCCAACTCTAATACCTCCTAAAACAGCACCTGATGCTGTTGGTAATGTATAAGGAGAAGGAGCAGATAAAATACCTCCTGTTATCGATAAATTATCACCTACTCTAACACCTCCAATAACAGCATCAGATGCTGTTGGTAATGTATACGGAGTATAAGGAGGAGCAGATAAAAAGCTGTTTTCGTCTATTGATAAATTATTACCTACTCTAATACCTCCTAAAACAGCACCTGATGCTGTTGGTAATGTATAAGGAGGAGGAGCAGATAAAATACCGCTTGCGTCTATTAATAAATTAGCACCTACTCTAACACCTCCAATAACAGCGTCTGATGCTATTGGTAATGTATACGGAGTATAAGGGGGAGCAGATAAAACACCGTCAGTTATTGATAAATTATTACCAACTCTAATACCTCCAATAACAGCACCGGATGCTGTTGGTAATGTATAAGGAGGAGGAGCAGATAAAACACCGTCAGTTATTGATAAATTAGCACCTACTCTAACACCTCCAATAACCGCATCTGATGCTATTGGTAATGTATATGATGGAACTGATAAAATACCGCTTGCATCTATTGATAAATTATTACCAACTCTAATACCTCCAATAACAACACCTGATGCTGTTGGTAATGTATAAGGAGAAGGGGCGGATAAAACACCGTCTAATATTGATAAATTATTACCTACTCTAATACCTCCAATAACAGCACCTGATGCTGTTGGTAATGTATATGTATTATTAACTTTAAAATCAGCACCTATTGAAATATTAGTACCTGCTAAAAGTTTATGATCTAAATTACTATAACCAAAATTAGCATTATTAATTTTATATGTAGAACTTGAAGGGATATTAATATCTCCATTAACTTCTAAACTATTATTGAGAATACTATTAATATTAACTCCAATACCAACTCTTTGATTTTTAAAAAGTAATGCATTATAGGGGGTTATTGAATTTTTATTTTCCTTATAACTAATATTACTATTTCCTAAAAAAATAGGCATAATTACTTTATTACACAAAGGCTTTCTATATAAATAATAATAATTTATAATAAAAAAACAACATGGAAGATATTCATATTCGTATATATTTGTTTTCTTTTTACACATTATTATACTCTTCAATATTTAACATATTTTGAATTGAGTTACTATCTTTATTAAGTAATTGTATCTATTATCAAGTTGCTATGTGTCTCTCCCCGGATATTTAATAAATCCTCTAATCTTTTTAATCTCAAATCTTTATCATTTTTAATTTCCATTAATTTCTTAACTGCACCATATAATGTATAGTTTATTTGT